AGTACTCAACTGCATCTTGGATGGTATAATCATCAGCTGTAAGGGTACTTTCTTCTACTTCTTCCGAATCTAGCTCTTCAGTACCCCCAACACCGTCCAAGTCCTCGTCGGCTACTTCCTCAGTACCCCTAGAATCATCTTCACCCTTAGCAGTACCATACGTGTTAGCGACAAGCTCTTCTACTCCTCTAAAGTACTCAAGACCCTCAACGGCATCCCAAGAGTAATGCTCAGGCTGTAAAGGATAAATATGGGAGAAATCTACAATCGATCTAGCATAAGAGTAACCTAAGTCCTCTATACTAGCCCCTGCATCTACCCCACTAGCACAAGTATCAATCTCTTCTTTGCTACCAATAATTAAAGTAGATAGACGTGCCCTTTCTCCAGTAGCCTTATGCATATAGCTCTCAATAATCGGAGAATGTGAATACCCCTCATAAACAAAGAGCTCCTCGGCAGTACCATAAGTCCTCTCGTCCATGAAGAATAAAGGGTCGTCACTACCTACCAAACTAGGGTCAAACGGTATAAATAAACTGGGTTGAGGGTCATCGTCTTTGTGTTTTCGTAGATAAACAAAATCCTTACCTACTACGATAGATTTGACCTCGTTAGGCGAATTTAATTGTTTAATGCCACTAAGGACTTCTTTAATATATGCCACTAGTTAATCCTCCCAATAATATAACTACATTTGTCAGTGTCTGAAAGATTCTTCCAAGGCTCAGCACGCAACTCAGCTAAGCTACCCCTCGTTACCATATGACAGAGACTGCTTAAAGCATCGGTAAACGATAAGTCAACCAAGCCTTCTAGGGAATCACTACCCCCACAATACCCCAATAGAGATAGGGTTTCAGCATGACGTTGCAAACCTAACTCACTCAAAGACTTTTCAGAGAACCTCTTATCGAAATCTCTTTCTTTTGCCGTTAAGAGCATACCTGCTGTTTCCTTATAACTATCTTGTAGAGACTCCCATAAGTCAAACAATCCTACCATTAGACTTTCTGGTAGAGAACTCTCGATACTAGCTTTCAACTCTTGATTAGCAACTTTAGATGCATCATCTTCTACTTCAGAGTCTCGGAATTCTGATTTAACCTTTTTGTTGTCAGTACCGACAGTTTCGGAATTCAAAATCTCAAGTACTGACATCACTATGTAAGTGCGACTAGAGTCTTTAGGTAACTTAAGATTGCCTAGTAAACCATCGCTGTCTTTCTTAATTACTTCTAAGACAGAAGTGTAAGAATTGTTTGCTACAGATTCCATCTTTCTTAAGAAACCTTTAGCCTCGGAGTTAGGTTTACTAGAACCCTTAGTGTCTAGATACCCCAAGATTTTATAGACCTTATAGATTGGGTTACTAGTACCACGTGAGCTAAAGTAGTCATTAAGCCCCTCAAGATAACAACCACTATTTGCCACAGAATGAGCCTTCAAGGTTGTATAAAGCTTAGGATACTTCGTAGCATTTTCTTTATTGTTTAAGAAATCAACAACACTATTCCAAAAGCGAATATTATTTTTATCGTATTCAATGTAAGAATTTACTAGAGAAACTTTGTTGCTTTCAGTTCTTTTAGAAAGGACTTCTGCTTTTACATTATCAAAATACTTCCGTAAACTACCACCTGGCTTATCTAACTCATACAATGTAGGACGTAGATAATATTTTGTGTAGTAGTCCTCATTGTGAGTTGAAATCTTAGTGCTGCCATTTATAAAATCAGAAAGAAGTAAATGTTTGCCACCTTCCTGAGCATTACACTTTTCAATAAGAGAGGAAATGTCGGAAGTCTTAACTTCCATAGGGAGTACCCCTACTTGCCTAAGCCTGTGCGTATCAGAGATAGTGGAAATAAAGTTATTTACCATCTTATCAGTAACTAGAGTAGAAGAAACTAATAACTCCTCCAAACAAGACAAAGCCTTGAACTCAAAAAGAGGTCGGAGTGGGTTCTTATACTTAGCTCCTTGGGCTAAATCCTTACTAACCTCTTCTATATTAAAAGGTATAACACGACTACGAGAGACACTACCATGATACTCTACTACAATACCATCCGTCAAGATGGCTACCCTCTTAAACATATTAGGCGACCAACCCTTTACAGTTATACCTTCTTTGGTACTACTTACTAAGGGTTTGCCACCTAATGAAGTAACTACTTTATCATAAACATAAGACATAAAATTAGTACCCTCCTCACGGGAAATAATATATAAACTCTACAGAAAATACAATATTCGAATCTACCCCTTACAAAGAAAAAGACTCCTAATGGAGCCAATTTTCAACCTATTCTTCTACTTCAGCTAAATCAATATTGCCTTCAGCAGAACTTATACCATCCGTAAACAAGAATACTGCTTTCGGGTCGTATTCCTTACCACTAAGGTCATAAACATTAGCATACTTATTAGGTTTCTCTACGCTATAGATTTTACCTAAGTCATCAAAGCCGTATTCAATCATGATAAACTGGAAATCTTGAGCGAAGATTTTAATGATTTGCTTAAGCACTTCTTTCGCTGCTCCGTGAGTACCCCCTAAGAGCTCGTCCTGAATGAATAGCTTACGACCACCTGAGATTTGAATTAAGCAGATACAGAACAAGAATGAAATAACTTGTCGCAAACCTGTACCCGACTGCAACATCATGTCATACTCTGTACCATCAGCATCTGTAAGTAGAACCTTAAGGTGAGCGTATCGACCTGCGTGCATCTGCTTCTTCAAGAAGATACGTCGAGTGTCAGACTTAAACAATTCTCCTAGAGTTTTATTGATAACACCAGTAATATAGTCAAGAGTATCCAAAGACTGTTTATCAGCTACTGCTGAGATAAGCTTAGAGGCTGCTACCAAATCTTCGTACTCTTTTTCTTGTTTTTTAATTTCCTCACGTCGCTTCTCTAAACGAGACTCTAATCGCCCCCTTTCGACTAAGTCACGCTTTAACGAAGTGATGGTTGTTGCATATACCCCCATTGAAATTCCTTTCTACTAAATCCGATAGTTAAGATACCTTAGTATTAGACAAGAACGCTCCACTATCGTCCGAGATAGTTAACTGAATACCACGAGGTTTTACAGGTTCGAGATAAAGGAACAAGTTATTACTCATTACTGAGTCATCTCCAATAATCATAGATGCAAGCAATGAAGAGTTAACCTTAAACTCCATACCTTCCACATTTCCCTTAGAATTGCTAATAGGAATTACACGAGAGAAACTTTCTGTAGTGATATGAACACCGTCTTCTTGGATAGAGACTTTAGGATCACTACCCATAATCGAAAGGCGTCGGATAATATCCTTAAGGAACGCACGGTCCAAAATGATACCATTTTCTTTGGTGATTTTCTCAAGCGTTGGTTTATAGTTGAAACGTACCCCTAGTTGGTTGATATACGCTTCAACCTCACCACTCTCAGAACGGATAGCAAACTTGTTACCACTAATTACTACACGCAAGTGGTTCGATGTTTGAATAAGCTTACGCATATATGCTACAGAAGTGTAACGGAATGACGAATTGCTGAATACCTCAGGTAGGATATTCTTATAGAAGATTTGAGAACGGTTATCCATTACAAAGATTTGATCGCTTGCAAAGTGAATTTGGTTGTTGTTTAGACCTTTCTTGCTGTCCATAATAGGTAGCAATGTGGAAAGAACAATATCCAACTCCATTGAGTCAACATCTACTGCATTTTCATCGTCAAACTCAATGCTAATGTCTTGGAGAGTCTTCTCCTTAATGTTGATACTATCAAGACTATAAGAGGTATCCCCTGCAAAGTCTTGGTATTCTTCATCAAGAGCAGACTCATGAACAATTACCTGTACCTTAGATTTATGAACTTTGAACTCGATAGATTCAACACGAGTCCTACTCAAGTTAGAGAAAGTACCCAAGATTTTGCTAAGTTCTGATGAGTTTACCTGAACATTTCCAGCCTCTTTTACAAGCTCTGGAGTAAACTTAACACGAATGAACAAGTCAGAGTTCTTAGCAACTGCAATACTTTCACCCTCATCCTTAATAAGGAAGAAGATAGTCTTATCAGCATCCTTAAGAGCTGAATCAGAAGTTACAGACGTTGCATTGTCCAACAAGTAAACCAAATTATCGTAATCTAGGAAAAAATGTGCCATTTATACTATACCCCCTTAATACCCAAAGTTAAATTCGCCACCAGTTTTAATAGGTGCAGTACTTGTAGAAATTGTGCTAGTTTCTTCGTCTGAATTAACGATTCGTGGACGTCGACGACGAATAGGACGTTTAACTTCTGTGACTTCCTCTTCTACAATAGAGTCAGTGGCAAAGTCATTAGCCTCTTCACCTGCAACACTATCAAGGTCATCCAAAGATACCCTACCTTCGTTCATATCGAAGTTGGTAGTAGCAATAGGATTCTTACGAGGACGTCTAGTAGGTTTTACTACCTCTTGAACTTCCTCTTGAACTTCCTCTTGAACTTCCTCTTCGTTAGTACCACTATCAAGGTCTTCTAGGTCTTCGTCTTCTTTAGGAGTTGTTGGAACTTCTTTAGTAGGAAGGTCTTCTTCGATTACCTCTTTCGCAACCTCCTTAACTTCTTCTACTACATCCTCTGCAACTTTCTCATTATTTAGAGGATGAACCTCTTCAGGTTTATACCCCAAGAGTTGTTGAGCCTCTTCGATATTACCTGAGTTAATCAACCCAATAACTTTTTCAGCTCGTTCAACTTGTTCTTGCAACTCAGACTCCTGTGTATCGAGCAAATCCTTTAGAAAAGCACCAAACTCCTCTAAGTTGTTAATACTCGGAAAACTAATACCATACATTTCCTCAAAGGCAGATACCTTTTCGGAAATCTGTTGTAAAAGCAACTTACGTTTAGCTTGAGCTTCTACGGAACTTTTATTTACTTTTTCACTTTCAGCATTGACTGCCTTAATGCGTTGTACTAAATCTGTCAAATCTCTTCTCCTTCTTCTAGTGGATGCCCACAGACAATTTCTATATACTATTATACCATATCTATTGCATTTTGTAAATACTGCTTAGCTAAGGACTTTGCCTCATCTGATGCGTGAGGGAAACTATCAATCTGTTTCATCATATCCCCAGTTACAATCCTGTACCCCATAGCCTCGTTCAGAATTTCCGTTAAACGCTTATTAGACTCCTTACGCTCAAGCTCTTCTTCTAAGGCTTCTTGGTTCTCTTCATCTAGCTTAGATTGTAGAAAAACTTCACTAGCAGGCTTAAGACCGAAGTTTTTAATCTCATAGTCAAAGCCACCTTCGTCCTCGTTATAGAAAAGCTTGAAGTAGAAACAATCATTATATTGTTCACTAGAACTTACACGACTTACCGCTCCTGGGTAGAATAAGAATACCTCATTGCTACCAATTGTTTGAGAATAGATATCTGGGCTAGGGTGATGAATATGCCCACTGATAACCCAAGATACATGCTCAAAGTTACCAAGAGTTGACATCTCGACTCCATTCTTAGAATAGTACCAGTTAGTTACCCCAGAGATAGAATAATCGTTGTGACCAAACACAATTTGATGGACACCATCTTCTACCCCCTCATAACGAAGAGGACGTTTCTCCTCGCCATACCCCACAAAATGATAACGAACCATAAGTACATCATCTACATAATGGTCTACTTCTGTAGGGGTCTTAATCAACCCTACACCCTTGAAATACTCAAACTGAGGGAAGACTCCAATGTCATGGTTACCCCTAACTACAAATACATTTCCATTAGTTAGGTTATTTAGAGTCTGCAACCATACAGTAACCTCCAAAAGGAAACGTAAGTCACGAATGTTCCGTTCAGATACCCCAATCAAATCCCCTAATAAGACTACGGCATCAAACTTCTCTTCTTTTACGATTTCAATCATACGAGCCATAGAGTCAAGGTTTTCTTCTTGATAGTTCTTATGAGCTCCTTGGAAGATAGCCGAATAATGGGTATCCCCAAAGATACCAACACCACCCTTACCCTCGATACGGTAGTGTTGTTCTGGACTAAATATTGACATTAGCTACCTCCTACTCTTTAGTCTCTTCGACAGATTCTACGCTAGTTCCTTTGCCTTCATCAGAGCCTGCAACAAAATCACAATACTCGCCTTCTTCGTAGTTCTCTTCTTCTAAGGCTTCTGACTCTTCTTCTTTTTTAAGTACATTAATCATAGACTTCTTGATTACATGATACCAAGATGCACAAGAATAGTAAAAGAAAAGGACAACCAATAACCAAGCCAAAGCCTTTACAAGATAAGGACTACTATCAAACAATTCTCGGAAAGGTTTATGGAAGAAATACCCCACTAAGAACAAGAAAACTGCCAAGTCATAAACACGAATAGTCATCTTAAAGATTTTAAATTTCACTTTATAACACCTAAACTTTCTAATATTAAGTAATTACATTACAAATGCACATGACCTGCAACACCCTGAACTAAAGCACCACAATTGTCACACTTACTAATAGAAATTCCATTTTCACGAGCATACTCCTGAATCTCAGAACTTTCATTTTCTAGCTCTTCAGCCCTACCACTAAGGGAACTAATAATGTTTGAAATTTCTACCAATTCTCCAAAGCTATTCCCTAGAATTTTCAAGGAATTTAACATACCAAAATCAATTAGTGGAATATCCAAAATTAGAGTGTCGACGTTTTTATAAGAATTTTGCAACTCCCATAATTTAAGTAAATCAAGGTAAGAATTATAGTCAATCTTGTCTACATTAGGAATTTCCTTGATTTTAGCTAATTCCTCTACAGATTCAGCTACCCCCAACAAGGAAGAATAGAGAGAACCGTCAATCATAGACAACTCAGGAACACCCTTCGGCAACTCAGAGATGTCTACAAGTAAATCCTCTAGTTCTGCTAGACGATTGTATTTACGTTCAACTTCATCATACCTACTATCTAAGTCAGAAAGTAAGAGGATAAAGCCTTCGTCTAAATCTTCATAACGTTCAAGAGAAGTTTTGATAGCCTCAATATCTGCTAAAATACCATTAATACTAGAAGATAACTGGTTAATATCGTTTTTAATAGCAGTAGTTGCTAGACCAGTTTCTTTTAGCTTCAATACCCCATTCAACAGTTCTACATTCTCAGAACCTGACGTTTGAATAAGAAACTGTTTATCATAGATAGACTGGCTATTAAGGTAATTACCTTGTGAAGTCTCCGTCATAGCCAAGTATTCTTTAATTTCAAGAGGGACATCTTTAACTTGAGTTAAAGTGTTTCCTACCTTAGTGCTAAAGATGAGACTACCCTCAGAATACATTTCATATAAACTAGAGCCATTCAAATACTTGTCACGCACAATAGTTACACCGTCATCGAAGTGCAACTTAATACGGAAATAATGCTCTCCGTGGGTGATAAAGTTTTTCTGAGCTCGCTTATAAGAGTCAAACAACAAAACATCTAAAGCCCGTGTGATAGCAGACTTACCACTATCATTATAACCCTTAAGGTTAATAATATTTGTCTCATCAAAGACTAACTTAGCTTCTTTGATGGACATAAAATTCTCAAGCTCTAACCCAAGAATTTTAGACATACCCTTTGCCATACATACCTCCATTTTTATTTAACTGATATACCTAAAAACTACATAGGTTCAATGTCCACATACCTTGCAATATAAGAAGTATCTTCGTCTTGATACCCCACTGGGTTCATTAGAACCCTAGAACCATTAAAGTCCTCATCACAACATACATGCTCATGCCCACAAATCCAGTAACGAGGACGAATACCACTATCTTTAATATGGGAAAGTTCTAGGTCCTCTATACGCTCTTTTCTAAAGCTCTTGGGAGGGAAGTGAGTTACTAATAAGTCAATCTTCCTATCCTTCAAACTTTGCAAGAACTTAAAGTCACGGTCGTGATGTCTGTTTGAGTCATCCCAATCACGGTGTACATAAACATAATCATTAGAAAAAGTTTTCCACCAAGCCTTACTATAATTATCAGCCAACTCATACCAATAAGTTGAACCTGCAACAGTAAGACCGTCAACTTCAACCACCTCATTATTTAAGAAGTGTAAGTTACTAATACTAGATAACAAAGCCTTATATAGTTTTTCAGTACTCTTGTAAGTTGAGGGGGAATCATTTCGATATTCATGATTACCCATCACAAAGAAAACATGAGCGAACTTAGACGCTAAATAACCTAGAATATCCCTAACAACAGAAGGACTCGAAGAGATATCACCTGCAACTACTACCCAGTCCTTCTCATGGTTTTCTTCTAAAGGTAATACCCCCTCCAAATCGGATAGATACCCCTCAGAGCTTTCTATATGTATGTCACTTAAATAGTAAATCCTCACGAAACAACCTCCAAAACCTAATAATCTTTAAATATATTCTACCACAAAGAAAATAAAAAAGACAGTGCACTCTGCCCTACACTGTCATTATTTACGAGAAGGTTACTCGTCTTCAGGATCGTCAATTTCGTCGTCATCAAGACTTGCCAAGGCTTGTTGCCCTTTAGGAGCTGCCGTTGTTGCAATAGCTTTGGCTGGTTCAGTAGTACCCTCACCAAGCTCAAGCAAAGCAAGTTTATCTTTGACTGGTTGAATCAAACGATCAAGTTCTACACGCAAATCTTCAACTGAATAGAAGTGGTTTGCGATAACCATTTCGATTGCTTTTTCTGGAGTCCAATCTTCAGCCGCCTTGTCCAATTCGTCAAGGAATTCATCTCCAAGATCAGCAATTTCTTTTGGTGCGTTTGACATAACAACTGAGAATTTACGAGCTGCATTAAAGGCTGACCATTCTTCATTAGGTTTACGATTGTAATCCCCCTTAATTTGGAAGAAGAGACCTGCAGGAGTAAGGAAATCTTCCCCGTACTCTTCAGAACGGTTGTTAAGCTCTTCCTTCCATTTAGCATTATCATTGTAGAGGTTTTCAGAAATTGAATACCACATAACTTGGTATTTAGGTTTACCATTTTCGTCAAGAACGAGTTTGTAAGTCTTACGTCCATTCTTTTCTTCAGAGGTACGCTCAAACACAACAATCGGGAACGTATAAGTACGTTGTTTTTGTTTGATGATACGACCTCCATAGATATGAGAAGTAAGTTTACGAGCTTCGTCTGACTGATCATCTGCTTGGAAACCATTAGCAACCAAGTGGCGTGCTGCCTCTTTCTGTGCCAATTCTGTTACCAATTGGAAAGCGTCTGCAATAGGATCAGAACCATCAAGACCAAGAGCTTCGTCTACGATACCCTCAGGCGAACGAAGTTTCAAGAATTGACTGCCATCTTTTACAGAATACAAGAAAGGCTTATCCATGCGAAGTTCTTCCATACCTTCTTCGTTCTCTACAACAAAGTTTGGAACGTAGATAAGGTTGTTTTCTTGAGAAATACTAAACACTGGATAGTTATCTGGATCTTCTGATTTAGGAACAGATTGATAAAAGCGTTGAGCTTTTGCTTGTTCTGCAATAGCTTTCAAGTGTTCTGGATCCACTTGACGTGGTTTAAGTTTATTAAATGCCATAAAAATTTTAACCTTTTTTCTTTCTTCATTTTACTTTTTAGCTTTTTCATGCCTAGCTAGACAGATAACTAGACGAATGCTCGCTACTTCTCAGCGGTGAGCTATACTTGGAGAGGGGCTCGAACCCTCATCACCTACCCCTAGAGATAGGTACGCTGTCACGCTTTCCGATTCATGATAAGGAATTGCACCTCATCGCTACCCAAGTACCGTGTAGCTAGGAGATTCTACACCATGGAATGCAAACCCACTTCAGATTACTGGAAGTAAATAGCTAGAATACCCCATATAATCCCCACATCCTTTTCCTGTTACTATCATTACCCTTAGGAACCCCTGGCTAGGAGGACTAATAACATTCTGCATATATTATTAAGAGATATGTAAATATGTCTCCACAAAAGGAAACCAAACTGACTGCTCAATTTAGCGAGAGTAGAGCTCCTCTCCTCCCCAAGGGAGTACGCAATGATCTATAAACCTTGAGGTTTTATACTGGGATAACCTCTAACCACATACACCCACCGAGACTCGAACTCGGACGTCCCTCTGGACACAGGATTTTAAGTCCTGAGCGTCTGCCAATTCCGCCATGGGTGCTGAATATAATGCAAGTTGAGTAATCAATCTATTCCAATTGCATTTTGAAGAAAACTAAAAGCAGTATCAATATTAAAGATTACAACTAAGATACACACCATAAACAAAGTCCTACTAACAGTCTGAGATAGAACCTTTTTGGTGGAAAGTTCTGACTCCTCTAACTCTAATTCTAACTTAAGTTTGAAAAAGACGCTATTTAAACAAACTAGAAGAACTAATCCGTTAACACTAGGCTCTGGAAACCCAAAATGAACATGTAACTTATAAGTAAGCATAAAGAACAAGAAACCAATAAAGCAAGAATTAACAAACGCTACTAAGTTAATTAAAAACCATTCTAGAAACTCTTTCAAATCTTCTCTCTGCATGATACCCTCCTAACACTTGTGACGGGAGTTGCACCCGCAAGCCTGCCATTTACTGAGGCGACCGTTAATTCGGTACTTTATGGGGTTTGGCGAGCATGGCAACTCACTAGGATACCCTAGCTATAGCACTGTCCCATGTGTCTTCTTAATTCCACCACACAAGCTAAAAACGATAAAAAGTAAGTAATTTAAGACATTAAGGAGATGTCAATATCGTTTTTGCAACTGGGTTTTATATTGATTTAATGAACGGCTTTTTACTTACCCTAAACCGTTTGTAGAGAGTTACCTATAGAAAGAAAGGTACGAATCTAAATTATACTAAAAAGGGGATAACATCTACACAATGCATTAAATCTCAACAACCTTATCTGACTAAATTTAGCTATTAATCGAACCGTTGTCGTCACCTCGTATCGCTGAGGAGCGTTAGTGAATATTAACCCTTCACTTAGGCATCCTTGTAATTAAGGAACTAAAGCACTCACATAACGGTTGCACATTATGCTTGCACCTAATGACTTAACAACCTTACCCAAGCTATTAAGCCGAAATGCAATGAATTACTTCAAATACAATCTTTTGCCATCGGGAAGACAGGATTCGAACCTGCGACCCCTTGGTCCCAAACCAAGTGCTCTACCAAGCTGAGCTACTTCCCGATATTAAATTGTCGCTTACACCATCAAGCAAAGTCTGAGTCGGATATGAACCGACACCTCCTTACCCAAATACCAGAGGTAAGGCTATGCTACCTTATCGACAATACACTGTAGGAGAATCGAACTCCTGTTACTGCCGTGAAAAGGCAGTGTCTTAACCACTTGACCAACAGTGCTCATTGTAGGGTAAGCCTCTGCTTTTCCGCAGACAGATTTGACTTTCGCAACCGTGTTCTTTTTTGTTCGGGCGACCCCAACTCCCATATAGACGAATATGCTAACAGACGTTTGGTAGTCGTTACCCCTAAACGCTCAGCTAGAATATAACTACTAATAAATACTATACATATAGTTTACCATACATCGATAACTAAGGCAAACTACTTGCTAATCTTCTTCAACGTACTTCTTAATAAAGATCTTGCCATCTTCAAAATAGTAACCTACCTAACCTACTACCTTATCTAACTTGTTTACTTACAATATAGTTGTAGAAAGCACCTACCATCTCTTGATAAACTGTGTCAGGTGCATCTTCTCTAGTGTACTGCACCATAATACAATTAGGAAATAAACTATAATGAACGCCCTTGACTGTTACAAACCTACAAGAGAGTTGTTGAGTAAGCCACACTGAACCTACTGGAAGTAACCTTCTCCAATGGTCTAATTGTTCTTGAATTGTTTGTTTTTCCATTTTAAATACCCCCTATTCCAAGGCTTACCCCTATAAGTTAACAAGTCCTAGAGAATCAACTAAAACCCTCTTCATACTTTTTAATATAAATTCTACCCTCACTAAAGTAATAACCAAGGTAGTCACCAATAGATAACATCAAAACCTCTCTTAGCACATTAGCGAAAGAAAATGCAAGCACAGAACCTTGATTTACTAAAGTCTTACTTCCTAGGAAACAAATATCCTTGCCAAGCCCATAAGAGGATTCATCCTTCTTAGAAGTCTCAAGATAAACACGTCCTTCCTTAAAATAAAGGAAAATTTCTTGACCTTCAGTTACATGCAAATTCTCTTGAACTACCAAAGGTATTGTTGTTTTCATAGAGACAGTTCTCGCATTACCACTTAACTTAGTCTTACCTAATAGAACTTCCATTAGTACACCTCTCAGATAAATTACTAGTCTTAACTGTTAGGAATATAGAATACCCCTAACTCCGATACTGTAAGTTTACCACATTAGAGGATACTTAGCAAAGTAGTTACAGACCCCTTTATAAGGACTGAACTATCGAGGTAGTGGGATTCGAACCCACGGTCATAAGTAACTGTGAGCCTTACCCCTTGGCTACAAGACGACTAGGTCGTCTTGAGAGGATTCGAACCTCCGTTCCACAGTTCTCTTACTGCCTTACCACTTGGCTATACCCCAATAATAAACCTAGCTAAACAATTAGACTTGCCTAGCTAGGTCTGACTAACCGTATTCCTGTCGTCTTATCGATAATTATACGATTAGCTTCAGTAAAAGGGAAATATCTGGGAAGATTTTTACTGAACTCCACCAACAGGTCTCGAACCTGTGACAACCTGATTAACAGTCAGGTGCTCTACCAACTGAGCTATGGTGGATAAGAATACCCCTATAAAACAACAAGCTCTCACCCCTGCCAACTACTTTCAGATAGAATCATCTGATTGCGAGCTGATCAATTCTCGACTTATACAGTGTCTATCCTAAGGGCTACTATTTAAAAGGTTTCCTGGCTGTACCTGCAACGACCTCTCAAGTTGCACTTATTTACTCGTTATTCTATAAAGGTTCACTAATACTAAAATATTAGCTATGACTTACTACCCCTTATCAAGGTACTAAGCCTGAAATGATACCTCTAACGCCTCCTGGTATCGTATGTTGGAGAACCTTTTAACCAACAAGTTTTTAGACATCTGCCCAGTACAATCAGACAGATATTGCCAGTGCTTTTTATTGCTTAGAAATTGTACTTCTTAGGCAAAAGGAATTTACTAGCTGGAATGTTGATATTACAACATCAGCTATGACCTGAGTAGGGCTCGAACCTACAACCCGTGGATTAAGAGTCCACTGCTCTACCAATTGAGCTATCAAGCCTAATGGAGCCGGTGGGTTTCGAACCCACGTCCAAACAACCTCAACTAAAAACTCTATAGCACTCTGCTACATTTAAATATTCGACCTTAGGTAAATGCACAAACCCTAAAGCTATATCTCGTATTTAACTAGGGGGTTGAGATACCCCTTCTAGCGAGTAACGTGGTTTATAGCTACCACTGCACCGTTACTTACAGATAGTCGCTCACCTTAATCGGTAATTTACTTGTGTTGATTAGACAGACATACAAGTCGAGGGAGACTTGTTAGGCTGCCATCTCAACAGGTTGAACTGTTTTTGCAGTTATATTTAAGTTTGGTGATTACGTCACCACTCGGAGTGAAGTTCTTAATCTCAGTCGCCTGTCGAATCCAAGACGACCCCTAAATAATATCTTATAGCCTAGCAAGGAGATACCCCTAACAAACTATACATCTATTTTAGCAAAGACTTACAAAATATGCAAGCAGTCTGCGTAACAAACTACTCGCATAGTCTAATAAAACTTTAGCTATCTTTAATACCCCTACAAGATATTAGCCTGTCGCCACCTATTAACACTAACATTCAAATCAGTAACCCCAACAATCTCATCCCACTTACTAGAGAAAGTATCTTTAAACTTCTCTGACGGGGGAATTTCCTTAGAGTAAGCAATAACACCCTTAAACATCAATAAGGTAGGTTCGACAGTAGAACTTTCTTCTGGTTCTTCCTCTTCCTTCAGCATTACCTTGCTTACGATACTACCATCATCCGTCATAGATAAATGGTTGTACACCAAAATCTTACCTAAAGGGTCACGAAGAACGAATGTTACAAAATGTTCACCATTCAAAGCCAAATACTCTAAAATTGTCCGAATGTTTGTACCAAGCTCCGACATACCCTCAACTAACCTAACAGTTCTCATAATAAAACCTCCAATAATCTTCTACTAACTAGGGAAGTTTTCTATCATTCCCTCTAATATTTTAATAATGTGAGACATTACTCCATCAAAGGTTTCTTTGTCTCTAAGACGAGAAGTAACCTCTTGTAAAAGTTTTAATATTAAAATCTCCTCGTCACCAAGGTCTGAAAAGTTCTCTACACTTGCCTTAGGTACCTCTTCAAAGTAAATAATGCCACTAGGACAACTCAAAGAAATATACTTATAAGATTCCTTAGCTTTCTTAGCCCAAATAAGAGCTTTCTCTAAGTCCTGTTTACCTCCCTTGTGTTTGTGACGTATTACATACTTAGAAACTACCCCTAGAGGGTAAGGAAAGAGACTTTGAATGGCAAAATCCCAAGCTTCAATTTTATTTTGCATATACCGTTCTGGATTTACTAGTTCTTCGTCTTTTACGAATTTTTCTTTCATGATTACCTCCACTTCGTTAGTAAGCAAGATACTTCTTACTCCTCCAACATTGTTGCATCGAAGATAAAAGCCTTCTTAGTACCGTTTAAAGTATCACTTTCGCAGTTTCCTACCCCCTCAGCCACACTCATTGTAGGTTCATACCTATTCATAGAAACATTAGTAGAAATACTTGCTAAGAACTTTAGAAAGTTTTCTTGCTCCTTAGTACAGATAACATTAAATACCGTTGAAGCTTCTGGGTGATTCAGCTTGACGCACATTGTTGACTTATAATTGTCTTTGTCTTTCATACCTATAACCCACTCTTTCCAATAGAAAAGCAAGTAGTCTTCAGAGCAAACTACTTACAACTTAAAATTAAGATTTCCACAAGTACCAAGCCTGATAATACCACTCCATAGCTTCTTTAGAAAAGTCTGTCCTTCCATACATACCCCAACCGTAATCCGGACGGATAAGAAAAGGAATCTTAGATTTATTAGGCAAAATCAATTCTGCATAATATGCATACTCTTCTGAATCTCCTGTTAGTCGAACACGCAAATTTACGCTAACTTCTCTTGCCTTATTATTAAACCAATGTACCCTGCGTTTTACGTCTGAGTAGGTAGTTATAATTTCACTACCTCTATAACCATTATTCATTACAATGTATTGCCTTTGCATATAAGCCTCCTAAAACTTCTTATCATGATTTAGAGTTATCCAAATCTAAATATTCCTTCTTGAATTCATTAAACTTACCATCTAACCGTACCTCATAAGACAGAGAACCTAAGTATGAGTACTCTTTATCTAGTAATTCCATTAGCCTTTTTACTAATTTAGGATACCCATCAAATAATAGTGACCAAAAATTGTCATTATTAGGTAGGCTCATCCAACTAGAGAAGTTACTCCAAAAGCGAACCCTGGATTCATTCAATAGAACCTCTGTCGCCATAGTACCCTTATCAACGAATTCATAAACGTCACGGTTCTCATTACCTTCTTGCCTACTTCCTTCAAAATACTACATACCCAAAATCTCAAGCAAATCAGATAACGTACCTTCAGTTAATAGACAATCTAACCTGTTATGGTAGCTTTGTAAAGTTATTTGTTCCAAGGAGATTCCCTCCTCTTGCGACTATTAGCCATTCTTTTTGCTGGATTCACAAATACTGGATTCACAATTACCATCTAGAATACCACCTCTCTTAAAATTATGTACCTTGTAGGACTCGAACCTACGGTGACTCGGTTATGAGCCGAGGGCTTTAACCAACTAAGCTAAAGGTACAAATAGAAAAGGTAGGACGCTTTAGACACTTCCACCATGACTCTTACACGTATTAAATGCGTCCTACCCTAGTAGCTAACTACTATATTAATATTTTACCAAATTAGATAAGCTAATTCAACTTAATTTAAGACTATAATGCTAACGATTCTTTTTCTATGTACTCTAACCTTCTTAATGAATTTCTTGTAATTACAAAGAATACATCCATAGGTATAGGAGGTATAGGCTCTTTAGAGTTAAATCTAAGAGAATCATAAGGAAAACGTTGCAAATACCTTAATAACCCATGACCTTGTAGAAATGACCACATATCTTTAACAAAAGGCTCAACTTCTTTTAATTTCAGTAAAGAGTCACCAATCCTATGAGAAGTAACAGAAACCTCAAAGCCATGATATATTGCTATTTTCTTTAAAGTAATCTCTAAAATTAGACGCAGATTAGTATAAACTATCCTAGGGTCTTTATAGGGCATCCTAGCTAAAGAGTTATACATACTAGTTAGTTGGGAGTGAGATAAATAATCTGTAAATAAGGGTTGCTTCTTATTTCTAGCAGACGCAATCATACAAGCACCTCTTCGTAATACCCCAAGGTTTCCCTGTCATCACTCAACCCATACCTAGAACCCACTGGAGTGAAAGAAACATTAATACCAGTCTCTTTAGTAAACCTATCTATGGAATCATCTAGCAAACCACCACCTAAAAGGGGTTATCCATCTTGTCTGGGTAAATTAAGTGAACCCAGTTTTCCTTTTCATTATAAAAACCGAGGACTCCCTTTTTAGTATACCTACCATGTTCTGGAAATAATAATTTCATTACAAAATCCTCCTTTATATACTAATATTTTAACAAAATGGAAAAAGAAAAGCAAACAGACTGAAAAGCCAACTTGCCACTAAATCTAAGCTAAATACTTGACTTATCTTTATTTTTGTTCCTTCTTACAAAGAACAAATCCTAGACCTAACACAATAGCTGAAAAAACTGCCAATAAACCGAAGGTTTTACCTCTTTCATATAACACCTCACCTAATTTGTTCCAACTTTAACCTAACAATAACCTTATCCTTATAGTCAGTACGCTCAATATCACGCTGTAAACGATAAGAGATGTAATGCTCTGCAATGTGAAGGTACCCCTCAGATAGCAGTTTCTCTTCTACCAAAGCCTGTATCATAGAAATAGTAACTACTTCTGTTTTACTTTCTAATAGCTGTGCTTCAATACTTCTAGCAATACGGTACAAAGTTTCAGCTAAATCATCAGATACTGCGTAAACTGAACGTGCTGCCTTATACATTGCATTATAAATTTTAATTGCGTCGAAGTCGACTTTTGTTCCGTTACGTTTGATTACTTTCATATACTCTCCTTTCTTGCGTTGCTATGCCCTACACTGAACAATGTAGTTTAGAAAATACACTACTTCCGCAGTCTGAATAGCTTGCAGACAATCCTCTAAAGTGTAATCTACTACAACTGAACCACAATTAAGGTCGAAATATACTCTCTCAACTGTAGCTTTGCGAGTATTGAAACTCTGTAATAACCATACAGAACCAATACCTATTTTACTTTTCCAGTAAGAAACACGCTGTTCTATAGAAACTTCTGACATTTAGATACCCCTTCCGTAGCCTATACAATAAATGAAGTAATTAGTTATTTAACTGCCTCAAACTACCAAACTTACCAATGGCTAAGCCTACCATACTACTATAACACTTACTAAAGTTTAAAGCAAGGTAATCTCGCCTAGTTTTCTAACTTCTTAGATTCTGTGAAAGTACGTCCTGAGGATAAGACTAAGAAATCTCTTGCATTAACTACATACTTTGGTAGAATAACTCCTTGAATATAAAATACCCCTACAACGAGGGGAATAATAAATAATATAAAGTCTTAGTTTAACTTACCTTACATTTAATATTTCTAACTAACGCTTCCTCAATAAAGGATAGAGGGAAAGTAAAGCACCAATAACCATCAAGACCAAAGCTAATGGCTCTAGTATATTCCCAAAACCTAGCCTACCCAATAAAACTAAAACTAGACAAGATAACACTGCATAAGCTAAGTTAAACACCATTGCAGAATTAATTTGCTTTTCAGATAATTGAGCGTAGTACATGAACTCAGGGGCGTGCTTCATGAAAAATAAGTATCCCGTCAAACTAAACCAAAACAACCCTATAATAATCATTTGCCACCCCCTAACCCTTGTTAACGTACCCCAGTGCTACCATTATTTACCTTCTTTCCTAACCCACAACTCTTTCGTCTTCTTTTCTAGAAGTTCCTTATACTCTTCATCTAAGATTTGTAAGAACCCCCTCAGACTAGCTGAAAAATCAATGAACAAATCATAAACCTCATACATACCTAATTTATGAAGTTTATAGAACTCATGCTCTAACTTCTCAAGACTATCTATATCAGTAGATATAGTTACCGACTTAGACCACGGAGTTCCAAAAAGAAGAGTAATATCTTTATAAGTAACAGTAACTTTTAACTTACCTTCCACATCTTTATCTATAACAACATGCAATTCGGGATCTAAACCTTCAAAACTGTCTACATTACGGCAAACTAGTTTAGTCTTAAAGGAAGAACGTTCCTCACAAACCAACTCATATCTACTGTTTTCCTTCCTATAAAGAACTCCACGTCTAGAGTAATACCCATTTACATACTTTTCTAAAACGTCTAAATTTACCGAAAAACAAGTTAAACGTAACTTGTGAGTACTTAAAGAGTCAAAAGTAATTTCTTGGTTTCTTCTAAAACACTTAAACATACTACTACCCCTAAACTATTACCCATCTCAAAGCTCCAAGGAGTTGTCTTAGCTGTGCATATCCGTAGCTAGGGCGGTCATAGTAAGCAAACACCGTTAACTCCACTAAACCAAGCATACCCATCAACAATAACGATTGCTGAACTGGGTAGTTTAAAGAGCTGACTACGTTATAAACAATAACATAACACATAGACATAACAATCTTGTAAAGAGCCTTCCTAACCATGTACTTATTTAGTTGACTAAATTTATCCTCATAGAACTTGTCTAAAGCAACTCTAACAATTAGTGCAACTGCATAGTTAGTTCCCAACCTAAAGATAGACACACAACCAAAAATAAGCATTACCGTACTAAATTCCATCTTCTTCCCCTTTCTTGTCTAAAGCAAGTGCACGTTTATAAGATTTAGGTGTAGTTATCCTAAAAATCTCTTCAAAAGTATAAGTCATTAGTTGACGAAAACCTGTCTTTTCTTTATGATTAAAAGAAAATAAGATAATCAATACCTGAAGATAACTTACAATAAACAAGATAAGAGAAACATCCTCGCAGACCAATTTAAAAATCGTCATCTGCACCAAGGTTGAGAGATACCCCAAGCATGTTGCTAGTACCCATTCAATCAGTATAGCTGGGTATAACACCTTAAACTTACTTTTCATTGAAATCATTACCACTACCTTCTTTCTCTTTTTCCATTTCCACAAGCTTCTCAAGTGATTCTAAGATTTTAGCAATATAACTGTTAAACTTCTCTTCATTATCTAAGTAGAATGTTAACATTTGAGCGTGCTGTAGAATCAAAAGCTGTTCCCATGAGAGATCTGGGAAGTTAGTTTCATCTACAAAAGGTACACTCTTAAAGTATTCAATCCTAGTAAGCTCCCTAGGTCTACATAACCTAATATACTGATAAGACTGACTAGCCTTCTTTGCCCAGTTAATTGCCTTCTCTAAGTCCTGTAACCCACCCTTATGTTTATAACGAATCACATACTCAACTACCGTTGCAATAGTATGAGGGAATAGAGACTGCAGAGTGAAGTCCCAAGATTCAATCTTGTTCTTTGTATAACGTTCTGGGTGAACCAATTCTTCACCCTTTACAAACTTTTCTGACATCTTATACCCCCTAAGCGTTCCTACAAACCTCAGCAATAAGCTGACTCATAGGTGTAACTTTATACTTCCCAGTACAGTAAATATCATAATGGCGTGGCATTGTGTACTTCAAGAAACGTTTAAACCCTGCATTAGTGCTAGGAAAATCGCTCTTGCGAAGATATACCCCATCAGACCAAAAAGGAAACCTACCTGAATTCCTAAAACGAGCAAACTCCCCGATAAGAGAAATCCAACGAGTATATACCAACTCGGTCTGAGCATCTACCTCAATAGGAGTTCCGTCATATTTCGTATATTTAGCCATTATACCATCTCCAATTCTCGTTCAGTAAGACATACCTCTGCGAAAAGTGCATCCATAACATGAATAATTGAACCATTCTGTTTGATGTATTTAGTAATTAGGTTAGTGTTTGTCATAAAATACCCTTTCCTGACTAGATTGAACGCATAAATCTTTCTTATCTTCCCTTTCAACAAACATACTATACAAGAAGTAACAAGTACCATATTTTTCTGTAAAATCATCTAGTACTTTAACTAAAATTTTCCCTAACTTAAGGGCAGTAAAACTACTAGCTGTACCTGTAACTATAAGGGAATATAAATATTCACCTTTTCTGTAGCACGGCTGATTTACTAGACTTACCCCATGAATAGGTACGAAAGACACAGAGATAAGCTCATCCAAATAACTTCCTTCCTTTACTAGCATGAATTTGAAAATATCAGCCATAACATTACAATTAGTACCCCTTTGGGTACTAATATTAGCTAACAAACTTACATTGAAATTGTTCATAAAATACCCCACGAGATAACCCATACTAATAGTTTACCAAACTCTTAGTATAGTTACAAACTCAATTAAAGGAGAAAACACAACTAAGAGGAAACCCAGTTGTGTACTTTTAAAGATAAAGGAAAGACTTAGTCTAACCCTTATTGATGTAACGTGTACCGTTACTAGAGATAAACTTACAATAATCCTCAGTAACCATCCACTGAACAATAGGAGCTCCCAAAGTGCTAGAGACATGACGGAATAACTTCTCTACATTATTTTTAAGAACCTTGACTTCCAAGAGAGTTAAAGAACCTCTCGGACTGCAACTAGACAAACCTGAAACCTTAGTACCAACAATAGATAATACCCACTGGTCTTTAATGTAAAAGTTTACCGTTCCATTTACCCAATCTTTCAGGTCACTACCTACGGTAATAGGAGTATCTTCCGAATTCCCAGACCTGATATAATAGTCCGACTCCTTAAGTAAGCGAACTGCTAATTCCCTAAGTTTACCATAAGCTTCTTGTTTGTACCTGTAGTAAGGTTTTACTACTCTATCTGTCATTTAATGTACCTCTACTTGATTTCTTTGACTTCTAAGGAAATATTTTTATGCCTAGCAAAAATACGTTGAGCTTGACTCTCTGCAAGAGCTTGGCTATTCCATACCTTAACCTTAGATAAATTCTTTGTAAACTTAATATCATACCACCCGCCCTTACGAATATAACGTACTCTAGAAAGATACTTTCCAGTAGCTGAGTGAAATAATACAAATTTTCTTGTTTGGGGTATCTTAGTGTTTCTTTCAGTACCTACAATATAAAGGTCTGTTCCTCCAACTTCAACCCTCTTATTCCTAAAATTGTATTTTATATAAGATAACCGTTTAGAATCAACAATAACCCTAAACTGTGCTATATTATCAGTCAAGCTGTAATTTAAAAGCTCTGCAATAGCCTTATTTAATTTACTAACGTCTAAGGATTTAGGTAAGTCTTTAAAGGAGTTACTTCCTCCTTCAGTAAAACGATACCCCGCTGTGCTTTTGTCTTGTTGTTGAAAAGTACCCAAGAGATGACCTCGATAACGTATTTGTACAGTTATAAAGCCCTCTCTAATGTTCTTAGTTACTATAAACTCCAAACGCTCTGTACCTCGTAAAGGATGTCCCCATTTCGTTGTAGAACAACCAGTATCTTTAAGGAATTTCTGAGCTAACTCGTTTAGAGATAAGTAGGCATTAAACTTTATTTTTGAATATTTAAGTCTTTTTCTTTTTACCATTACACTACTTAACTTAATACTCCCCACGCTTAACTAGCTGAGAATAAACCAACTCGGCTAGTTTATAAGTGTTATCATCTACATCTGGACAGTAAGTACCACAGTGCTCACACTCAATCTCACAACCTGAACGAAGGTCGCTCTCATTATGTTCACCACACTCTTCGCAATACCAAGAGAAAGCTGAAAAGTGATTATCAGCAGATAATAGCTCAGAAGTCTCAATCTGCTTAGCTAGTTCTTCAGACTCAAGCATCTTAATAGCTTGGCTTTGTTCTATAGATAATAATTTAATATTTTCTGTCATGAGTTACCCCTCTATCCTACAAAACCTTAAAATTTCCAATTCGGAAGTGGTTTGTCTAAACGTGTTTCAGAAAGCACCTCAATTAGACGGTCACCTAGCATTTCTTTAGGTTTACCAGTCTTAGTTACCCTTGGGAAGTAAACTCTTTGATACAGAACCTCACTTACAGTAAGATACGAATATAGAGATAGCAAACCACTCCCCTGTAACAGTTCAATTGTGTCTTCTAAAGCCTTCTTAGATTTAATGACAATTGGACTTCTCGACATACTAACAGTTGGTTGACCATTAACTTGAGGAGCTAAACTACCATAATAAATAAGAGGTACACTACCTGCCATACCAAAGTCTTCACTTGGTCTAGAAAATAAGAGATAACCCTTCTTTGTTTTTGGTTCTTCTTGTTGTAAATTGCTCATAAATTGTATCTCCTTAGTTATTAACTATACACCCTACTGGAATCGAACCAGTATTAAAGGATTAGAAGTCCTCTGTCATATCCATTAGACCAAGGGTGCTAAAGGGGGCAAATACCCCCAAGGGAGAGAGTTATAAGCTAGTATTACCGAACTAACTTATGTAACTATTATACCAAAGTCTTAAGATAGTTACAAACTCCTTAAAGCACAAAAGATAGCTAGGTTCTAACCTAACTACCAAGCACACCTTTTCGATGTTAATATAGACAACTAATTTGTTTTATTTCCAGTAACGATAAACCGTGTGGGCATCTACATTTTGCTCACCGATAAAGGTTTTAGCTGAGAAGTCAGTTCCTTCAGGTAGCTGATACCCATAAGAGTCAAAGTCGTAAACACGACGATTGATGTTATTTAAAGAGTATCGTGATTCATCTTGAATAACTGATGCATCTTTCTTAGGTTCCCAATAACGAACGATGCTACCATCACTACGTTTGTACTCCCATTTGAAGTTGAACAGTTCAAAGTTAGTGTTGTAGCTTAGGTGAGTACCATCAACTGTGGTGTTTTCGATGTAATCGTTATTATCACCACCCACACCGTAACGGTTATAAGAGGTGCTCGGATTATAGTAAACATCCGCTTTAACAGATTCAACTACTGAGAGAGCTGAAACAGTTAATACACCTAAAGCTACAGTTGAAAGAATACGTTTCGACATGCTTTTGATTTTCATTGAAATCCTCCATTATAAGAAATCTACTTCAAGGTGCTTAAAGCACACCTGAAGAAAAGTTATTTTAAGTTAGAAGATTTTCTAACCTAATAATATTATTTTAACATACTACCCTACTAAAAACAACTTAATTCAAGCTAGATTTTGAACCATTGCTAGACACATCTTCATAGCATCAGTAAAAGGGTCAGTAAATGTTGGCTTTCTTTTGCACCAACTATGCATACGCTTTAGTAACCATTGAGTTGCTTCGTCTTTATTGTCAAATAGGAAAGACTTACTTTGGTCTTCATAAGGTTCACCTAGAAAAATTAAAATATAAGGATTTGATACCCCTTCTTGTTTTACTGTTACTTTGTTATACCACTCGATAGATTCAACGCTTGACCAAGAATAAATGGCATCATAAGTTCCGATTTCAACAGATACCCCTAGAGCTAACATCTTAGAAACGTCTGCAAACTCCACTTTAGAATCTTCACGCTTACTTAATTCAGGGTGGAGCTCTTGGAATTTATACAATCTATTTCTCCAGTAGTTTGCTCTTTTAGACGCTTGTTTCTTTGTTTCTTCTTTCATAATTGATTCTTTGTTTAATCTTCTCTTCCTTGACTTAAATCCCCTTCGCTTTCGCATATCGTAACCAACGTGAACCTGCTCTGAACGCCAATTCATTTTCATTTCCATACCATTCTTCAACGGCACACTTGAAGTACCAAGCAATACTTATGCCTTCACCGTACCTGAAAATATCTTTTTCAGCTTTGAATAAGATAAGCCACTCTTCTTTGGTGATTGCATTACGAATATTCAATTTACTTGACGACTTCACTTCACCTGAAGCAGTACTGATAACCAATAACGTATGACCACGCCAGTTAATTTCAAGTTCATCAACATTCATTTCACCTCTCTCATGGTACACTTCCAGTTCTTCCCTAACAATGTTTGGATATTGTTTTGGAACATTCGCCTCTGTTAAAAGTTTCCAAGCTAAATCCAAAATACGATTCACGGCTTTTTGTTTGTATTGAAAATACGGTTTTGTTTTAGTTGCCATATAAATCCTTTCTAATCCCAATCAGCAAATATACCAAGCCAATTCACACTCCCAACATAGTTGAGATTCATAAATACGTTAATTTTCCGATTCGGATACTTATCCAAACATTCTTTTGCTAACTTTTTGTAATCAGTCATCTGAACTCCTTACTTAATTGCAGACACAATGTTTACAATAAATCCTAAAGTCATCAGAACGCTTACTGATACCCAAGCTGTCATTGCAAGTTTAAATCCGAGGTTGTTCTCTTTCATAAATATCTCCTTAACAGTCAAATCATCATCTACTTCCATACTGTAGTTTCTCCTGAAACTGAATGCAACAAATCAGTTAGATACCCACTATAGATAATAACGAATGCTAGAATGGTTGCAGTTGCGATAAAAATTGTATAGAATTTAAAATCATCTCTGAATGATTCTGAGTCAAAGCGTTTCTTTAGGTTTTCCACTTTATTTCTCCTTCAGTTAACAAACGAATTGCAAGCCCTCGGATAGAGTTATAAGCTCCCTGCTTATATTTGTAGCGAAGTTTGAGTGTTGTTTTTGTCATTATATACCCCCCTATTTTAAAACATAAGGGCTGATACCCCCATGGTAAGCTAAGTCCCCTTCACTTGCATAAGCTACCACGGATAATGTAGTATCGCTATTAAAGTAAGATACCTGAGAAGAATAACAGTTAGCTACAAAGCTATGCAAAGTCTTAGGGATTACTTCTCCCACCCTAGCCAACTCGTAGAACCCCTTAAGTATAAACGAGAACTCTGACGCAGTTAGTTTAACCTTATTAGGTCTTTGACCGTTTCCTGGGTTCACTAATACAACACATTCCTCGGAATCTAATAAAATCTGAAGCAACTGGGCAGAGCGTCTGGAACCTGCTATAGTAACATTCAAGATTCTAGGTGAGAAATCTTTTTGAAACTTAGTTGTTAAGCTAAACATAAGACTAGACTCCCCATTCATTGCTTTAGTTGCCTTATATAGAGGGGATACCCTTTCTAGAATCAGAGTGAGAAGATCTACCAACTCCTGATAAGCTACTCTTTTGTAGGAGTAGTAAGGTTTAATTGTAGTCTTTAATACTTCACCGCTATATTTCATGAAATCACCTCATAAACCTTATCGAAATTAACACGTTTGACTGGATAATACTCACCCTCAACACCCCTAATTAAAACTTCTGTAGGGTACAGTTTTTCAACTCCTTCAAGAGTATTTATTGAGATATACCCTTGTTTCTTTATCTCGTCAATCATTTCATCACGTTGAAGAAGAGTTAGTATTGCATCTCGATTGAGTTTATACCCCACGAAGTTTAAAACTTCGATAATATCCCTTTCGTCTAAAGACTTAAACTCGACACATTCAACTTCGTAAACTTTTTTGACAAACGTATTAGTAGTATGCGGAACTCTATAATACGTTTTTAGAAAAATCTCATGGTCGATAGCCCAGAAGGATTTGTCTGTATTTCCTTCGAAAATAACCCAATTCCCGTATTTCAACGCAATTTCTCCACGTTCTTTTTGGATATAGATTGTTTTATCGGTTTCGTCATATCGAACTGGTTCGTTTTTATTTGTTCTTAACAATTCCAAAAATTTATCGAGAATGATATTATGACCGTAATGGATTGCCATTACTTCAATAGGTTTCTTCCTTGCTTTCATTTTTACTCCTTTACGTAATTTAGATTTTTATTTAATCAAATACCTCTAGTTAGCCCATAGGAGAAATATAATTCGGTTCCCAACCACTGCACTGTACCTACAATAGCTCCAACTGCGAAAATAGACTCAAATCCAAGTTGTAAGTAATGTAAGAATAACCACAGTAAGATAGGCGTCAACACTACAGTTGGAATCGCATAAATAAGCTGAGCAATCTTATTTAAATCGTTACGGTAGGAACGACTAACTGAAAGCCACATATAATATCTTAATTTTGTAACAATCCCAACTGGTAAGAAAAACCAAATTACTGGTGATATAATTCCATAATATATCGACTCTGGTAACCAAGATAAGCCAAAGTATGCTATAAAATACAACATCATGATTGATAGTAGTGCTCCGATTGTAGCTTTTCTAAAGATAAATTGATTATCCTTATAAGGAAGTGGTTCATTTAAACCAACATTCCTTGATACATGGCTATTTAGCAAACCTGCCATAGAGTCAACCCAACCCTCTGGTAACATCATTAGATTTGCTATCCAGTACTTAATAGCTGCATAAATAGGATTAATAGAAATAGTTAACCCGACACCAATAATGGCTGAAACTCTCGGTGCTAACTTTCTAACTAACTCCCACTTTACCAATTTCCAATAAGATTTGACATCTGTCCAAGAGAATTCAAAACCCTTAGAGAAGAAATGCGGTATTGGTTGTTTCCATAAGAACCAATAAAGAGGGGTAGCATTAGTTACTATATTCACGATTAGAGCCGTATTTATACCCAACCCTAAAATGTGAGTCGTAAAAAAGATGCCGATTAACATAGACCATGCAATAGAATGGTCTAAAAGAGTTGCCTCCTTACTCCTACCCCTAGTTCTCAGATAAGTTGGAATGAAAGTTGCCCACGGTGCTGCAATTAAAATAGATAGGATTGATAGTTGAAAATAAGGTATGTAAAATGGTAAATCTGCGAATGATACCCCTAATACGAGTAGTAGTTTAGGTAGAAACATAAAACTTCCAATAGCTGAAGGTAACAACATTAGGTAGAACAAGTATATATGGTTTTTGACCACTTTAGATTCTATACTTAGCCCATACTTTTCAATCAATTTAGGTAGAGTCGCTGTCATTGAAGTTTTAGTTGCATAGTAGGTTGAGGACAGAACTACCCAAAATGCATCATTTACTCCAAATAAGACAGTGATTCTTTCTACAAGACCTTTATCAGCTAAAAGACTGAAACATAGTACCCAACCTATTTCAATTGCATTATCAGCTAATGAACCGATAAATGCATGGTAGAGCATCTGTGTTAGCTTTTGATGAGTCCAAGGTTTATTTGTTGACACTAGATACCCCACCTAGCTCTTTATTTTGTGTAAGTAAAGAGTTTTTAAGTCTGTAAAGTTGGGTTGCACACTCAAATAAATCTTCCCTAGTTGAAAAATTATCAGATAGTAATTTTAAGTAAAAACTTTTTGTAGGGTTAGAGTCACCCCATTTAAGTATATCAGACAAAGAGTGCAAACCTAGATTTACATACACCTCAGAACCATCACTAACAGAAATTAAGATACCACAACTTGAGTCTGTTATAGAGCTTAACTTAAACTCGAACCCTAAATCGCGAGACAATGTACCAACTTTATAACATCTTTTCGTTCTTTTGTCAAATATCATCTTCAAAATCTCTTTTGTAAGAGAGATGTTTGATTTAGACCTTGAGCCTAATTTATACCTAGTATAAGGGTTAACCGGAGTACCATCAACTAACTTATAGTCAATATCTAAAACAAAGCTCCTCCCGAATATAGTATTTCCTATAGGGTAACAAATTGCAGTGTAATTAGAGTCTTGAGGACGTCCTATCTCTAATAGATAAGGTACTTTAATACCATAATCACTTGTATAAGAAGAGAACCTAACTAATCTATTTGCCGACATATCCATACCCCTTTTATTTATCAAATGCAAGATTTTCAATATAACCATGTTCCTCTGTAGATTGAATCAGTCGGCTTTAGACCGCTAATTCTGGAACAAGATGCTCAATATACTTGTTAGGCTCTACTAGGTAAACTTTCTCACCTAACGTTTGTAACTTATAAAATTTGTCTTTTAGCTTAATAATATCTTCCGAGAGAACATCATTATACCAATTCAACCCTGAGCGAGCAATTACTCTTGATATATATTCTTGTAAATGCTCCTTGTTGCTAGGGTTGGGTAATACGTGAATAATAGATAAACCCCATAAACGCAACTCCCTTAACAATCGTTCATCGTCGGTTACAAAAATTGTGTCATAATAACCAGTATTATAAATAAGTTTAATCTTTAACGCACTTGCTTTAAAGAACTCCCTCTGGTCGCTTTCGGACATACCCTTCGTCAATATACTTTCATGAAGTTCTGCATCAAGATATTTTTCTTTATTTTGATTAGCTAGGGTAGTCTTTCCAAGGCAAGGGAAAGCTGAAATAATTAATGTCATTTTAGCACCTCTGTATTAGCGAATGCAAGATTTTCGATAACATTTGACATAACATCAAAGTTATTTTCTACGAGTAGAGACTGCAACTCATCGCTACTTAACTTATTTATAGCGATAACTATGCTTCTACTACCAAACTTGGATTGTAGTTTTTCTACTGTGTACATATCTCCGTATTTCAACACAATTTTTAGTTTTTCTGGTAAAATTTGAGAAATTTCTTCAGGAGTGATAATAGTTAAACCATGGACTAGAGTTGATACTGGAACGCTATTCACCATTTCAACTAAATCAGAAATTTGCAATTCCTTAAATGCTGTCAAAACATTCCCTAAAGGTACTTGAGATAACAAACTAGGTAATGATTGACCAGTTTGTTTTTCAACTTCATTTGCTTTGTTTAATAGTTGTAAATCGAACATATAAAACCTTCTACTTTCTACGAATCTTTATTTCTAATATGATAATGAAACTCAAAACTAGCAATACGAATAAACCGACATACTTTATCGGAATTTCCATAACCTCTAACAAAACTAGAACTCCCATACTAACCTTAACCCTTAACTAAATTTCTCAAACCCCTGAAATAATTCAACACCTCATTCAATTTCTTGACGTAAGATTGGTCAAGTTCTTGAACTTCTATACTTAACTACTTAAAGGTTTTACCTACACAACCTACAATTAAAATTATTCTTGTTTGCATAAAAATATCTTCACTGAAGTTTCTCAGACCTTAAATGGGAATAAAGGGTAGGGTATTTACTTAGTTTATTGCACAAAGAAACTAACTCTTTTTCACTGCTATAGTCTTTTACTAATATAGAGTAAACAATACTTAAAGCATCTTTTATTACATCAGAATAAGTATCATCTATACCAAGAGTTCGATATCCAAGCTGAGCCATACCCATATACTTTAGATTGATAAATGCACAAAATTCATCATCTGCAAGTAATTTGTAGGTTATTATGTAATTACCAGCTCTTACATACTCTAAAGTAATTTTATGTTTGGCAGATAATGTACCTTTAGGATAAGTAACCTTTGTCTTAGAAGTTACTACAAGACCCTCTATTAAAACAACTAAACTAGTCTCTTTTCTAGACCCTGTATTTAAACCTAAAGTTGAGTAAATGTCATACTTTATACGATGTCCCCATGAATCTGTTACCGTTAGAGATAATAGTTTAGTATCTCTGGTTACAGGGTCTAGCCTAAACACATAATACATCTGATTTGAGTACTTATAATCACCAATCTCAATTAATGTAGGTACTCGTTTTAAACCTACTAAACGTCTTTTAATTTTTATATTTTCTGGAATTTTCACAAATTTACTCCTACCCCTAAACCTTATTAATATACTAATACCCCTACCTAACTTCTCTGTACTCCTGACCTCTCTCCAAGTAATGACCAAAAGTACCAGTAAACTCAGTCTTATCACTACTAAGATAATAACTAGTGATCTTACCTATTTTGGACTCTACTGTGGTACCCTTCTCTCCTGCAAACCTATGTAGAATTTCTATGTTCTTGCAGATTGTATGGTACTCTTTTTCAGATAAGTCGCACTTAAAACCATTTACACAATAGACACTCCTACCATTTACGACAAGGCACTGCTCAACTCCAAGAGAAACAACAAAACTACGAGTACTTCCACTATTGTTTTGATTGCTAGAGTCGGTATATCGTAAAATCGTCTTAAACTTACCGTTCATATAGTAAGGATTATTACTAGGAGAGAAACCCGCCTTAATAATTAAACCATTAACTACCTTTTCAATTTTCCCAAAAGCTTCCTTTTTATACTTTGGAAGTTCTTTCTCGTAAACGTTAGGGAACTCAGTACCCCAATCTTTGTTTAAGAACCTAGTCTCCTCAACGACAAACTCACAGTAGCTTTCCGTGATTTCCCAATAACTAACCCGTCCACCTAATTCTGTTGGGATTGTCTTAGGATGAGAACCCATGAAAAGGAATTTTAAGTTATCGCTAAACTTATAGAACTCCTCGTCTGTAAGACATCTACGGAACTTATATTGCCCTGAACTTTCAATACTAGGTCCATTAAATCTAAATACGCAAACTCCATTAACAAAGACTGGAGTCTCCCATTTAGGGAAAGTGCCATCGTCACCAAAAGAAATACTAATCTTGTCAGGCGATAAACCAGTCTTTTCAAAAAAGTCACTTTCTTTTAAAACTTTAAGAGCGATACCCCTAATGGCTTTATACTCAAGTACCTTGTGATAGTATGGTCTTAGAATACTCTTTGAAATTTTTCCCCTATATGGCATTAGTTACCCCTTTCTCCGTATCTAGATTCACCTGACTCCACAACCCTACCCTTACTATTAAAGCAATTATAGTAAATCTGACTATCATTTACATAAAGTTTAACAGATGTAACATTCTCTTGCAAGCTGTAATTCATTAACTTCTTTATAGGGGATAATATCTTCTCAAAGAAGTCGCCACTCACTTTAGGATAGTTAGGAAACTTCATTACTGCATGGAATGAATTAGGTTCATCAATACAAATTAGTGAACAAATTGGATATCTTTCATAGAACCCTTCAATACGATATCTATTTTCTGGTACATCATACTGAATCTGAAATTCTAAATTATCAGGACTCGTTACAACATACCCCTTTGGTAGCCTAGATTTGACAATTTCTTCCATTTGTTCTAAAACCAACTTATTCAAACGTTTGTAAGCTTCGTACTTATAATTTGAATACTTGATTTTCTTTACGTTGCCCATTTAATACCCTCTAGCCTACATAGAGTTTTAATTTATTTTTCTGGATACCCCGATCTACCTCTTTCAAGTTCTATATAACTACTAATCATATAACTATAAGAAATCTGATTATTATTTGCATAAAACCTAACAATCTCAACAGTATCTGGCAACTTATATTTGATTAACTCCTTTAGATAAGATTCCATTTTATTAGAGAAGTTATTTCCTACATAACAACATCCTCCTCTGCCTATTTCTAGATTAATTGTATAATCATCGGAGTCCGTATAAGGTATTGTACAAATAATACCCCTTTCTCCATAAAATACTACAACACGATATCTATTACTGGGTATATAGCACTCTATCTGGAAATCTAGAAGAACAGACTCAGTCCCTGTAATACCAAGCTGTTTAAGTTTATTTAGGAACAACTTATTTAACTTCTTATAGGCTTCATACTTATAATTTGAGTACTGGATTTTCTTTTCTTTTTGCATTTAAAACTCCTATATACAATTAAAGCTAACCTAATAACCAATAGATTAGCTAACATAACGATTACGAACAGAAAGCAAAGATGAGAACTCTTTCTCATTAGGTATAGCCAAGTAGTTGAAAAACTTCTTAAGCCTTGGAACTAGAATACCAGTTTGCGAGGATAAATCCTCTAAAGAGATACCCCATAGAGAATTGTCATTACATTCCTGAACTAAATCTAATGCAGTGAAATTACTTTTTGATACATTTCTTGCGTACTTTACACACGCATAACTACCACGGATCATAAAACCAAACACCTTTATTTAAAAATTTATAAAGCTCTTAGAGGGAATCCAACCCCCTCAAACCTAGCAAGGAAAAGCCGTCTTAGAGTGGCAAAATATTCGTCTATTATGGAACAATATGAAAAAGGTAAACTATAACGGGTTACCCCCTAAGACCTAAAGACCGTAAAACCCTAACAGTCTACGCCACCGACGGGACTCGAACCTGCATAAGCCCTAAACCCCTAAATAGGAGCAAAGAGCACCAATTCACCCTAAAAAGAGCTACGGTGAACGAAACTAACCACATACTAAAATATAAATGGTCTTACCTAAAATAATATCTTAAGACTACAAACGTGATAGAGCGTACTTTTCACCATTCTCCAACTCTACCTCAAAGCACCCGTCAGCACGGCTAATGCTTTGGATATCTCGATACCAACGTTTGAAAAAGCTAGAAGAAAGCTCTTTTGAAACTTCTCCACCATCATAACGCACTACCCTACAGTAAACATCTTCAGAAACAGTGTTAGTCAAAGCTTTAGAGCAGTCTCGAACCAAAGAATTAATGATTACTTGTTCCTTTTCTTCATGTTCCGCAACTGTTTTAAGAACTTCTGCAGAGTCACGTGTCAAATACTGGATTACAAAGCTACCATTAGAGTGGTACTCTACCTTTTCGATGACATACCCCTCTTTATTCAGAGTTGCTAGTTCCTCATCTACAGTTTCTGCATCAGTCACACAAAACTGAGAACGTCCAAGCAACTCACTTTTATGAGAGAAAATACTATAACCCATAAATATATACCTCCAATTTCTATAAATATATTCTACCAAACTCTTAAGATAGTTACAAACTGATTTATACCCCTATAAATAAGAAAAACCTAAGAAGTGAAATTACTTCTTAGATAATTCTTCAAGTCTTCTAAAGAGTCCTTACTATCAACTGTACGACTATACTGCACAAGGTAGCTACCCCCTACCTTGCTTACCACTAAGACAAGAGGAGTATGTACATCCTGATGTAGGGTACTTAAAACAGTAGAAACATTTTCTGGAATACCGTCTTCTATATCTAAATAAGAAACATCGTAAGGCTCTAAGGTTGAAGTCACCTCTTCGTCCCAAGCCTTACATACCTTACAGTGCCTTTTGTAAAGAACAATAATCTTACGAGAGTCCATTGTTTCCAAAGACTTAACTACACTGGTATTTTGATTGCGTTCAGCAAATATAAAGTAATCTGCTGCGGAATAAGCTCTGTAAAGAAACAATCCTAAAGCTGAAACCAACGCTACTAGGACTGCTATTACTAACTTTCTTTTAGTTGACATAACTCTTCCACCCTTGATGCTACCAAATAGCCTTGCCTTTCTAGTCTTCCTAGAGTACCCCTAATAGCTGACTCTGCCGTATAAACCCTCTCATCACGTACACGAATCAACCTAGGTGACCAATCATGACTAGGAGTTAACTGGAATTCTTCCTCTTTAGATTGAGGATTAACAATATGATACACCGGACAAAGCTGAGACTCGATATCCTTAGATAGCAAGTCCATGAGCTTATTTACCTTTACTAAACCTAACATAATACTACTACCCCTAATTGCTTCTTAATTTTTAAACAAATCAGCAATACCATTAAACAATCCCTTAAAGAATGATACAAATCCATCAAGGATTCCACCACCATCACCGTCAATTACTTTCTTGTAGCTATCAGACAAAGAATTGTAAGCATTTTTTGCAAAACTATCAAGCTGGTTTTTCACTTCTTTAGAGTCAATGGCAGAAGTGTTTTGATAAGCATTAGCAAATGATACAAGCTGTTGTACTTGGTCAGAAGTGATGATTTTGTCAAGACCATTATCCTTCAAAGCCTTGTTAACGATTTCTTCAATTTTAGCGTTGTCTGCAGTTTTACCATTTGAGTTTTTATAGTCAGCCAAGTCAGTTTTAATTTGAGCCAAGGCTAAGTCAAGAGCTGCTGGGTCAAATTTTTTGTTATCTTTGTTCTGGTCAGCAATATTTGCAGTAGTAGACAACTCTTGGTTAGCGACTTCTGCACGTTTTGGATCTACTTTCTGACCATTTGCCTCTAAGGCTTTAGATACCCCTACTAGAGCAGATTCACCTGTTACGGAAATAGGGCTAGCAATATCAATATTTACATCACTAGCTCCAGCCGTAATAGCTGCATTTTGATACTGCAAGGTAGTTACTTTGGTAATATTTTGTGGAGTTTTAATATTTACTTTTACACCATTACCTTTATCAGCCTTTTGTACAAGAGCTGAAGAAATAAGGGCTGGAGTTTCACCAGTAGTTCCCATCCATTTGTTAAAGTCGTCCGAAGTTGTGATTTGACGGTTTACATTATCGATATTCTTGATACCGAAAGCGTTGTTAGTCTCTGCAACCTGTGCATCTGTAAGGTCACTACCGTAAACCAAAGTAGGTTTGCCCCACTTCTCATTGATTGTATCTGTCTGAATATCAGCAGATGCTACACTACCCACCAAACTAGCAACTGTTGTTGCCAAAACTACGCCTGAAAATAACTTAACTTTATTCATTGTTTTTCCTCTTTATTCTTTTTAATTATTGCTTAAGGTGCCCAAGTAAGACACCCTAATAAAATATACAATATTCTAAAATAATTAAGTACATACCCCAACAAGGCTACTATATACATTTAACCCACGCTAATTACTACCAAAAGTCCACTTAGGTAAATCCATACCCCTAGACCGCAGTTAAAGGATTATCTCCTGGTCTAAAAGAGAGGTAGTTCCTTCTTCACTAAGATGAGTGTTCTCACTGGTATCTTCGTCTGAAGTGCCCTCCTCATACGAAGTGACTACACTGTCTGCTTCTTCTACAACGGGAGGATTAAATGGAGAGAAACTTTCTTCCTTCTCTTCCTTCTTCAAATAAGCAAGACGTTCCATAACCTTAAAGATATCACTACGATACCCCTCAGGCACAAGGGTTTCCCAATCCTGTTCCCTAAAGAGGAAGGCATTATCGAGAGTATCTAAGCCCCACTCAATTAGACGGTTACCTTCAGCATCATAAGTAACATCTACCGTACACAAGAACTCCTCACGATTAATAGGTGCTCCTACATTGATATAAAATTTACCTGTGTCAACTACGAACTCCTCACCGTTTAGGATACGCATAATAATATCGTAATCCCCATCGCTCAAAACGAGAGGGTCTTCAGCACGCCTCTCAGCCTCATATATAGATGCCATAAAGGCAACCTTTTCACGAGGGGTTTGGTAAGACTTATTCTCTAGGAACTTACCTACCTGCTCACTAACAATTAAATACTGTTTACTCATAATTTAATACCTTCATTTATTTTCTTCTACTTAGATTCATCATCTTCAAGTTTATCTAGTTCTTCTGGAGGTACCCCACATGCTATAGCTACATCTCTAAGGGCAGCAATTAATGCTTCTTCAGGATTGTGACTTTGAAATACACCATCTCTAATAGTTTTAGAGACACCATCAAGAGTTGCTGCCAACTCTAAAGGGTGAAACCCAAAAGATGAAATATCTACTTTACCTTTTGGATCGAAAGATAGTAGCACTGCTTTATCCACAGTAGAAACCTTGCTAGACATTTTTGTAAGGTCTGCTAAGAACTGTTTACGTCCTTCCAAGCTACCGTTACTTTCTCCACTTGCATTCAAATCCATATATAAAACCTCCACTAAACTATATCTATATAACATAGTTTACCATAAACACCCCCCGAACGCAAAGCTACTTAATAAAACTACTAAAAGACTCTGAAGAGTTATACCCCAACAAGATTTCTTGATTTTTATACAATTCAGCTAGTTCCGACTTATCATCAGCTACAAGATTAAGGATATTACTAACCCCTTTCATGTCTTTAGAGTGCAAAAGCTCGTTGGTGATATGCTTGCCACTAGATACCCCTACTACCCCTATTCGCAACATCGAGTTCTCAACAGCCCTCTTATTTGCATTAAATACAGTAGAGCCAGTAGAGATATCTAGGAAAATACCTGCTGTAGCAAAGCATGAAGTAACATCCTCCTCACTAGCAGATGGGTATACAGAGACATTAGGCAATTTACCTAAGTCTTCTAACTTGCTAGATACCAATGTACTTGCTAAAATATGGAAGTGAGAGTTCTTACATTCATGAGCTAACTCTTCAATACCAACTAAATTGTCTGTGTCAGTAGTAATTACCACATCATTAGGACTACCTAGCTCAGAAACCTTTCTAAACTTAAGACCTGCAAAACCTGAGTTTGGATACTCCTTTTTAACAGTATCATACTGGAAATGGTTAGTAAACAAAACCTTACCAGTCTTAGCGAACTCTACAATATTTTCTGGTAAATTGTCATCGTATCTACCAGTTACCACTAAAACATTCTCAGGATTATACCCCAAGCCTTCTACAATACCCATGCCAAGCATTTCTTCTGTGAAGAAGATAGGCTCGTTGAGTTCCTTCAAGTACCCCAAGTAGAATTCACTTAAGCTACTGTAAGACTTAGAGCCTACCATTAAATACCCTGTATAGAGGTTGTGAGAGATAACCTCTTTACCTTCGTCATCAAAATAAACACTAGATACCCAAGAACCACTAATATAGTAGTCCCTACGGAAAACAAATCCACGGTTACAATAGTTTTCGGTAACTAGAAGTTGCCCCTTAGTGTCAAAATAATCGACGCTCTTGACAATACGGTCTACCAACTCCCCATAGAAAGAAACCCTTCCAACAATACCAGTTTCACCATAGAGATAAAAGATACCATCCTCAGACTCCAACTCTACGCCCAGTGGTAGAGGTAAATCATTCACATGTAAAGGTTTAAAAGGTAACTCCCTAGTGTAAAGGTAAGACTCCCAAGGAGACTCCACATCACTCGGCAGAAAACCATTAAAATCCAAAGACAAAGTCCTATTATGAACTCCATCAACCTCCAAGGAATAATGCAAGTCCCAAGCATCTGAATCATAATAACTAAATAGACTTATCATTTAACAAAGACCTCCAACATTCTTTTACCTTATCTTTAAGATACCCCTCAGCTAGGTTATATACACTACCCCTATGCAACGTTAAATAAGTGCCTAGATATTTCTCAATACCATCAGCAAGTGACAGTACATTTTCTTCTCGCTTACCTTCTACATAAGGTACTAGATAACCTGTCTCATCTTGCTTACAGAACGTAGGATTCCCATAATTAACATCATACCCCACTAAGAATAGACCTGAGCCAACTGCTTCCATTAAAGATAAACCAAAACCTTCCCCCTGAGAAGCACTTACATAACATGAGTAGTCTTTATAGATACCTGATACATCTACGTGACCTTTCAAGAAGATACAGTCTTCTAGTCCCTTAGATTTGATTAGAGACTCTAACTTAATACGCTCAGAACCCTCACCATAGATATCTAAAGTAAAGTCAAAACCATCTTCCTTTACTTTTGAAAGAGCTTCAATAAGAACATCTAAGTTCTTCTCACTAGATAGACGAGATACAGTGACTAACTTAGCTAAATCTCGTTCCAAATCCTTACCTTTTAACTCTTCAAGATACCCCACTGGAATAGTATAAGTTGCGATATCTTTATTATAGCAGTGTTTTATTTGCTTCTTCAAGATATCAGACTGCAACTCTGTAGAACAGATAAAGACATTAACCTTGTCAGAATTACGGAAAACATAACCATAAAAGTTGTTCCATAGGATATTGCCATCCTTAGTACCTTCGGGAACAAAATGCTCTGCATGAACTACTACCCCCAACTTAAATTTGAGAGTATCCTTCAAAGAGAGTAAAGCCTTAGCCGTACCACTAGCACGGTCAAGTAGTACAAAATCCTTATTAGTTAATACTTTAGACATCATTAACTTAAACAAGGTTTCTTTTGTTGGATAAAGTTCTCCTTTATAGAGAAATCTTGAGTTTTTTGTGTCATCAATAAACTCTTGTAAGTAGAGAGTACCATCTGTATTATAGAACTCCCTAGCATACCGAGTCGCTACCCCACTGATAGGGGTAAAACGCTCTCTACAATAAACAATGCTTTCAGAGTAATACTCTTTTAAGACTAAACAACCAGCATTTACATACTCAACAGACGTAACAAAAGATGGGTTAAAACGACTTAAATTAGCAACGATAAAGTCATTCTCATCTCCAAAATACTTTCTGAATACAGAAGAACGAGACTCATCAATAGTACCCCACTCCTTTTCAAAGTCTGTCAATTTCTTAGCAGAGCTAGAAACCAAGGAATCCCTAAAGTAATCATACAACCATACTACCGAATCAGACGGAATCCCTAAATTACTAGCCATATCATATACCGTATCATCGGGCATGAAATCTAAGAAAACATTCTTTTGCTTTCTACCCATACTTTTTAACAACCTACTACGATAGGCTTGAGCGTACTCTACCCCACTTGAGGCATACCCAATACCAAGGTTGATATTCACTACTACCATTAAATCACCCCTATGTACAGGTACTAGACCAACGATCCAAGTACCGTAAATCCAGTAAAACCTTAGATAAAAATCTAAGGAATTCCTATAAAAATTAAAACTAATTAAGCTATTGCATTTAATACTAAAATTAACTGTCAATAAAAATAACGAAAATTTCTAAGACTCCTAAAAATAGCTATTTACGAGTAGCTATCTTTAGGTAAGTTATACCACTTCCAAAGAAGTACCCCACTCCCATAAGGGATAAAGTCGTCAAAGTATTACTTCCTAGCATAAACCTACTAAAAATAGCTGATACACAGAAGATAACACCGATAATCAAAGATAGGAAACCTTCTTCTGAAAGATATTTTCCATCTGCTTTTGATAGTTTCATTTCACTTACCTTTTAACTCAATATACCTACTAACGTGAGAAGTTTTTACCCCAAAGACATTCGTTGTATGAGTTGTCTTCGTAACGTTCTTAATGCCACGAACTTTATCGCCCAAATAGAAATCTCCACCATTCTTAACATGTTCTAGAGCGATAACATCGCCATCAGATAAAAGAGTCATTCTATAGAAGGACATATAACTATACTCTGTAGTAACTTTAGCATCGACAACCTTAGTTTTAGAAGTAGTCGTAACTTCTGTCTTAGTAGTCTTAGCGTAGAAAACAAGAATTCCAACACAAAGTAAAGCTACTACAATAAAAACATCCTTTACTTTGCGGTTATTTAGATACCCCCTATCCAAGATATGCTTGGCTGAGAATATAAAAACAATAGCCAACACCACACCTAGAAAGAGTGATATTTCTCCACTACCCGTTAGGTAACCTACAAATGGCATTACTGCAAGATGTAATAAAACAAATGTACTAAAAACTAAAAGCGTTTTATCCCAATTTTTCATTTTTTATTTACTCCTTGCTTGAACTTAAAATATTTCCTTTATAATCTACCTTATCTCCAACATTTAAGGAGTAATACAAGACAGCTTCAACCGTAATAGTTTTTGCTTTACCTGAGCCGTCTTCTACAGTTACAAAGTATTCGTGGTACTTATCTAAGATACCACCATGTTCTTCCATGTTGAGTTTAGTTACAGTGTAAACTGTATTTTCCTTAGCGTAATCTTCAATAATCCTAGACCGAGACTCCTTAGTGTAGTCGGACTCAGCCTTACTAAGATAACCACTTAGCTGGAGTACCCCCTCCTAAAATAGAGACTATTAGGAGAAAACTAATAAAACAAGCAACATAGAAACCTAAGCTCCGTTTAATCATAACTGACGACCTTTCAATAATCTAAGATTCAATAATCCCATCACGAACACCTACTACCCATAGCAAATCACCCTCTTCAATAAAGTCTAAGCACTTAGCTTCATAAATAGGGTCTAGCTTTAAGTCACCAATTTGATTGTTTTCATAGTATTTATGGTAATCATAGGAAGATTTAACAGTGGTAAGGTTCATATCTTCTGGAGCGTAAGTTTGAAGACGTTTCTCATACTTACCACCAACCTGAACACCTACAACGGGAATATCGATACCCCAATAGAGCAATCCCCAAAGGACACCACTCAAACTCATACCTGAGCCAATAGGCATGATAATACGAGATAACTTACCTTCCTTGTAGGGTTCTACCAAAGACTTAACCTGCAAGGCTGTCTGATATACAGCCTCCCAACACTCCATACCAAAAGGAATTTCCGCATAGCCCATAGCCTCTGCATCATCCTTAGCACGTCTAATAATTACATTATTATAACCTGCACGGTGTTGAAAGATTTCAGCTCCATTAGCCTTAGCTACCTCCAACTCCTGACCCAATTCACCTTGAGGGCAATGTGCATGGAAAGGAACTCCATAATGCTTAGCAATAAAAGAAACAATTTGAATTTGAGGGCTTTTCTTAGAACCTGCAGTTACTAACCCATTCAAACCACTTTTTAAAGCCTGCTCACACAAATACTGACAAGAACGAGCTTTACCCCCCATTGCTCCGAAAGCAGAGTACAAATCATCACGTTTAACTAAGTGCCCACCGTGCTCTTCTACTGGAGTTAGCTCATCTGCATACCCCTCAGCTACTAGAGTATCTAACTCCATAAAAACTTGCATACTGTTATCCATAAATTAGTTTAGCCCCCACATTTTCGTATTTTTAAAGTGTAGTTTCACAAAATCATTTAAATCAAAACCACGTGATTTAATGGCTAGTACATCGTCCCTAACATGAGAAGTAACACCCTGATGTAGATTAATACCTGACTCTGTAGATAAAGACTGTATCTGAGCTAGAAAAGCTGCCCTAGCCAAGATAGACGCTGCTGCTACTGCCAAATATTTGCCCTCAGCATGAGGAATTAACCTAGCCTTAACACTACATTTTTCCTTTTCCTTAGCAACATACTTATCCCATGACGGTTGAAGAGTAAACCCATCAACAATATAATTTTGATACTTAAGATCTGGATTAGCTTCTTGCAATTTAGATGCACAGTAATTATGCATAAAAACTTTAAGAGACACTTGGTTATAACCCTTGTCGATAGCCCTATTATACTGCCTTGGAGACAAACTCATAATAAAATAAGGGCAAATCTTTTTAACCTCTTCAGCAAGTTTTAGCACTTTACCGTCACTGATGGTTTTAGAGTCAGCTACCCCTAAAGCCTGCAAACGAGATACGGCTTTCTTAGGAACATAAACCGCTGCTGCAGTCATACCCCCTGTATAAGAGCCGTTACCAACCTCGTCAGAACCCATAATAAAAGCTTGATTACTAAAAGGGTTATCCTTTGAAGACTTTGTACCCTTTCCTTTCTTGGACGATTTAGGCTGAATAGCCTTAGAACTTAGCATCCCACCAATAAGTTGAGCATACTTCTCTTCTTTCTTACCTTGGATAAGAAGAGTACCAGTCCTGTAGATAGTAATTGAAGCACCTGGAACTTTATACAAATGGACGATGCCATTATTAGCCATTCCGAGGTCACATTCGTGATAAGTTGACTCTAAGAAGTCAAATAATTCCTTATCAATTACAAACTTTGTAGCCATACTACATCACCTCTAAAGCACTAGAGAAAGTATAACCTGAGTGATAGGTAACACATGGCATACCTTGAGGTAACTCTTTATGGAAAGAGATATTTGACTCCTTAACTGTTAGGTAAATAGTTTTACCGCTATAAGTTTCTGGGAAATCTTTTACTTCTCCTGGTTCAAAGATGCCTACAAACTGTTCCAAGGTGTCGAAGTCTTCAATTTTGAAAGCAACCTTTCCAGAGTACCAATCAGCACGCTTAAACTTAGGATAGATGTCCAATCCGTCACGCAATTTGCGAGTTACCCCATTCGAAGAGATAAACACTTCCTTGGTACGCACCTCAACGATAGGACTGCCTTCTTCTACACTTCCCTCGTCTACTACCTTAAAGCTTAGACCACCAAGGCTAAGTACCAAAGGGAAAGTAATAGCATCTCCCGACATAGACAAGTTTAACAAAAGACTATCTCTAGCAATATTAGGAATGAAACGCTCATCAAGATAATCATACAAACGCTTCAACGCACTATGACTCGTTACTTTAAAATACATAAAAATCACCATTTACCAATGAGGAAATAATCTTCCCCACGTCTTTCTTTCTTAAATTTAAATTTTAATAACTCTTCCAAAGTCTTATCAGAGAGCCATCCCCTAATTTTCAAACAAGCTGGATAAAGAGTCCTACCCCTAACTGCTGAACTTAGGATATTCAAAGGAATAGCAAACTCACCATAAGCATTGTTACCCCAAGTGAAGTCAAGCAAATCTTCTAGCTTAAACTCATACTCAACAACACCTACTAACATCTTCAAACGACCGTCCTCTAATGAAAGAGTATAATCACTACCGTCTGCAAGACGTCCACTAATCTTTTCCATAAACTACCCCCTAATACTTTTTAAATATTATACCATAACAACAACAAAAGGTACATACAACTGTATGCACCAAGTAAACCACTTAGAGTGAAATTTCTAAGTCTTCTGCTTTCTTAAAGAAAGTATCAAAATTCTTAGGCTTCTGATAAATGTCCCTTTCATAAGAGTTACCTACGCTATGAATAATCATCAAACTGCCCACAATAGGAACGTACCACCAAAGCGACTCCCTACCAAGAACACCCTCAGAAACAGTACTCCAATACTGAATGCTTAAGAGGTAAGGTACTACTGTAAGTACCCCTCCAATAACCATTAAGTTAAAGTTTGGAGCTACTAGCACTAAGGCTAAACCTATGATATAGCTAAGTAACAAGACCTTAAATAAAACCCTAGTTTTTGCACCCATACCACAAAGCTCTCTACCTAAACGATAGTTCAAGAAGACACTAACAAACGGTAACTGAGATAAGAGGAAAGAACCCTTGATAGAATAACGTCTAGCTAGTACCCATAAAGACCAAGACCTTAAAAACCGAGATAGGAGTAATACCCCTAATACTGCTAGGAGTATCCTTGGATTGATAGACCTTGCCATAGACAAGTACCTATCTTCCAAAAATACTAAATTGTTTGGATTAAACAAGTTACTCACCCTCTCCCCAAGCATCTTTGTCTCTTAGGATTAGAACATAGTTACCATTCTTTATTTTCTTAGTTTTTACAAGATTCAACTTACCTGTATAAGCTGCTGACATATTCCACTCAAGACGGTCAACAAGAATACCCAACTGCATGAGACCCTTAATAACGTCTTGGAAGAATGGGAGTAATGCTTTTTGGTCGCCTCGCAAACCAACTTCCTGCCAAGCACGAGTGTACTTGTTGCCACGTTTAGGACTTACATAGGAGATAGAGTTCTCTGACAAGTTTCTAATTTGTAGAGTTTGTTCACCACCATCAATGTCACCTGCAAGGAATTGAATAACTACCCCGTCAGGAGTGTCTGCGATAATACCTTCTTCGAAAGAGAAATCATCGCTAGCTCCAATAACAAACTGCGAGAACTTACCTAAAGCATTCTTCAGATAACGAAGACCTTCTTGATTTAAGTTAACTTGACTCATTTTAAAACCTCCAAGTTTATTTCTTTTGTTTTATTATTATAACTTATAGTTAACGCATCTACTTCCTCATCAAGAGTATGTAAGGAAGAGATAACCAATTTTCTTAGCAAATCCACATAGTACTCATCGTAAGTAATTACATTATCTAGGAACATATTCGAAGATTTATTACTAAACTCCTTTGAGTTTGGATAAGTTTTAGATGTTATAACTACAGACTTACTAAACTGTGCTACATACTCAATGTACCCATCTTTTTCACTAACAGTCAAACTAACTTGACTTAAAGGCTTACCACCTAACTCTTCTTTCAAAGAAGAAACATAAGCAATAAGATTTTCTGCATTCCCTTTAACAAGTTCATGCTTCGAACCCTCCGACATAGACTAACTACCCCCTTCTATACTTCTCACGTAGATACCCAGTTATCAGAGAATACCTAAGATTGTAAACTCTATGCCAATCTAGACTAGTTACACTAAAGAAATCAGAGCAACTAGGTAATACCCCTCTGAGCTTACAAGAGTCTAGATAACGACTTACATAAGACGGATTATCATCTAACCACCTAATTACTTTCTTTGTATCCTCCGTATCTAAAACCTTTGGCATAACTACTACCTCCTAAACCTACAATTCTAACTTAACTATTTTATTTTGGTTGGTCGCTAACTCTTCATCAATAACTTCTTTCAAGGCTACAGGGTCAAAGAGTTTAACTAAGTCATCTATGTCCTTGATTTTTAGGTTTTCCTCATCTACCTCAGACATATCAAACTCACCAACCCAAGTTAGGTACTTCCAACAACTCCACCTATCATAATCCCTAACAGAATTGCCGACCCTATCTCGGTCGGATACCCCCACTACTCTACCTCCGAGCAAGGAGTACATCAACTTCTTCTGCCTAGATAACTCAACACCCATAGTGGCATACGCTCGATACCCCATAGACCGTAGAGACAAGGCATCAAAAATTCCTTCGCAGACAAATACAATATTCTCCCTACCGTGAGTAGATAACTGTTCTAACCCAAAGAATAAGCTAGAACGGTGGAAATACTTACTTGGAGTTGTGATGTATTTCTTCTCGTCAGGAAACCAACCAATCAAAGCTAAGATATTACCTAACATATCCTTAACTGGGAAAACAAACCTACCTTCAAGCAAACATCTGCCTGTTTTAGTTTCTAGCCCTAAATTCGAATAGCTCTGTAATTCCTTTAAAGGCTCTAAATCTACCGTATCTGGTAACTTTATAAACCCTACTGTCTTTAATACTTCTACCATTTTAGGGTCTTGATACAACCTTAGGGAACACAACTCTTCGTAAGTGGTGCCACTATCTAAGGTCTCGAAGTACCCCCAAACCTTTTTAAAGTCCTGAGCGTAAAGCCCAAACTCCTGCAAATCTAACATCTTCTACCTATCTTGAAATACTTTATAATGTTGATAAGGATTACTACATAATGTCGACAAGGATTGATGAATCAGTTATCTTGACATTTAACGTGATCCTTGCTGACTTAGCAGTGTACTTAACTATTCCAAACATACCCATTAGCCCATCTTTCAGAACTTCTGGCATAGGTTCCCTAGTTACGTTTTCATTGAAATGAGCTCCATCCTCTGAAACATAAGCTAGAGTTTTTGCTTTTTTAGAGTCTTTCATGAATACACCATAATAATCAGTGTATTCAGCACCCTTTGCAGTAGGGAGCTGAGTTCTATGCATACGAAGAATAAACTTTTTATCTTCAGTATAAGAAGCTGCTAACAACTTGATAGACTCCTTCAAAGACTGAGAATCGTAAAGATTAGTAATCTTATCTCCGAGATTTCCCTCAACCTCAGCTCTAAGAGCCTTAGCAAACCTTAAACGAACAACTAAGTTTTCGTAAGATTTAGAGATTCTAGATTTAACCTTCCCCATATTTTGAGATTTAGCTTCTTTTTCTGTTGGCTTTATAGGAGATTTAACACTTACCGAATCAGCTTTCTCCGCTTTTACCTTTTTTCGAGTACTTGGTACTTTATCTAAGATAATATCGTTTCCGACCTTAGATACCAACAAGTTAGAATTCAATTCTAACTTAAGATTAATTACAACTGCGGTAAGACCTGATAAATCTGTATTACCGAGAATTACTGAAAAAAGATTCCCATAAACGGGTTTTAAACTACCCCTCTCAAGATGGTAAACACCCTCACCATCTCCCCAATTTAAATGTATACTGTGTTCTCCTGCACAACCCTTATAAGGCTTAGCATACAAAATAAGAGAATCTACAAAGGTTACAACTTTGAAAAACCCTTTAAAGAAGTCACTACCTTGAGGAAACACTGAGTTAAACTCTTGTGCACTCAGTAAACCATCCAAACTTTTTCCTATTTTTATTGTCATAAGTTTTCCTTTCATTACCTAATTATATCTTTTGACCTAAATACTTTACCCAAGAAAATACCTTATTCGATATTTTAATTCCTGGAGCAGAACCATTACTAGTCAGAACTAACTCCTCTGTAGGCATAGCTACTGAATCTAACATCTTCTACCCTACTACCAAATTATCAACTATAATATCAGTGCACTTAAACCCAAAATTAGATACATAAGAGTAAGACCACTGCCCACTCGAATTACGAACATATGTATTTCCATCGGACAAGGTAATTGCTGATACTACACCGTTATTAGCTGCTACCCCAGTAATCTTTCTTTCCCTAGTATATACCATTCTAGGACTACCCACTGTTAAGGTGATTACAGATACAGAAGAACCTGCCTTAGCAACTACAGTGCTAGGTTTAAAACCTACAAACAACTTATGAGGGTGAACATAAGAGTTATGGGATTCAGTTCTTTCTAAGAAATCACCATTCTTAAGGTTGAATAACGCTAACTTAGTTTTTATAAAGTTGTTTTTCCTACTTACCTGTAGTACCTCTACCAAAGAAGATTCAACTTTAATAGACTGACCTAGCGTATAGAACATAACAACATAGCAACCCCTAATCACTTGGGAGATGTTGTCTAGACTTTTTGCCATGCTAAGCCTCCTTTAGCTCCCTTAACTTGTTAACATTAAACCCAACAAAGAAATTCTCTGGGTTAGATACCCCCTGAGGTAAGATAATAGGTACAGTACGAACACCGATCTTATCAAGGAGTTCCTCATGTTGTGGGTTATCTCCATCAAACATGATTTCCTCGAAAGGAATTGAACCTTTCTCTAAAAATTTCTTAACTTGACGACACTGTGGACAAACACCCTCCGCAGGGTTCTTTGTAATTACTACTACTGACATATTTATTTGCTACCTTTCAATTCAATTAGCTACATGATATCAAATCGAAGAATATCATAATCTTCTAAGATAACTATCTGACTAGTACCTTTAACTACTATTGTGACAGAACTTACGTCTGACCTTTTTAATGAGTTATTTAGTTTGGATAAAGTAGCCAAACTACCTGAATTAGCACAACTTACTACACTTTTAAGTAAATCATACTCATTTTTAGTTTGTGCATACCAACCTAATCTTTCTCTTACAGTGTATGCGTTCTCATAGTAAAATGATGTTCGATACTTAGGAGATAAAGGTAAGGTTCTACCGTCTCTAAGGACGGCAATTAATTGGGGGATATAATTCATTAATTACCTCACTTTAACTTAAGGCGATAAATATTATCACCTTTAACCTGATAATAATGCTCTACCTTAGAGCCATCGGATAAAGTAACTTCTACTCTAAAAGCATCCATATTAGTCTGATAGACACCATACTCCCAATTACCCGCACCATAGATTCCGTCTAGCTTCTTAGCTAGGAAATCCTGCTCTTTTCGGTAGGTAGTTATATTTTTAGTAAAATCCTCCTTAGGACTATCAAGCAGATAAGCCCCAAGTAAAGCCAAAAGACTAACCACTAAAAGCGTACTGAAGAAACCCAAATGCTTTAAATATTTAGACCTTAAAGCAAGTTTTTCAGAGTCTGGCATCTTAGCTAACATCTCAGGACTATAAAGTTTACGATATGCAACCCGTCTGTGATAGTTGGACTTTATTTTGGTTAGAAATTTATTTACAATACTCATTTTAGAACCTTTTCAATTAAAGTCACTGGTAGAGAAGTTCGACTACTGTGAGAACCAACAACAAGAGATGTATCACCAATGAAAGATACCCCTCGAGCGGAATTGATAGAACGTACAACAGACTCTCGACTAATCTGACCACGATTACGTTGACAAACTACAAATGATACACGAACTGGGTATAACTCAGCAACATGAGACGGAAGACAATAACCATGACTTAAGCCGTCTTTAACAATTCTAAGACTATAGTCACCATTACCTAATTTAACAGTTGCATAATCTCCGTCATAAATTTCTAAAGTTCCTAAGAAAGCACTAGACCAACTACCAATAAAAGAACCCTTATAGAATAAGTCATAAGTAACTCCCTCAGAAAACACAAGAGTTCCAGACTCAATTTCAGACACATCCTCTACCGAAGTAAAGTCACTTAACAAACGTTCGCCCAAAGACTCCCAAGACATAGATTTCTCAAGGTCACTAATAACTCGTACGTCCTCCCTAGACATACCTGCTTGAAAAGTTCTCTTAAGTACATTATGAATAGAGAACACTGTATTAGCAGTAGGAACACTACTCAATTTCAGGTTTTTACCAATAGAAAATGTTAAGCCACTACTTACGGTTGCTAGGGTAGACTCTAAAGCAGAACCACCAGCTTCTGGTAATACAATAGCAGATGAATACCTACTAGCCAAAGAGCTGAGTACCCCTACACCACTCCAAGGACTACCAAATAAATATACTGCCGAACCAGTAGGAACGTACTCTAAAATAGAAATTAACTCTTGTAAAGACATAGTATGTGCATTATTTACAAATACCAAACTAGGCTCTTCCCATGAGTTACCTTGCTCTACGTTATAAGCTACGTGGTTAACGTGTTGAAAGTAAACTCCCTCATACCCTTTATACCACGTACTTGGTTTGAATGAGCTATCCACAACTAAGAGTTTGCTTAGATACCCCTTAGCTCTACAAGAACGTAAAATTACTTCTTTTACCTCGTCGAGCCTACTGTGATTAGTACCTAAAAAGAGTCCAAAACCCGTATTCAAATTAATCATTGACCTAAGCATATCAGTATTGAAAGGACGTTTAGAGTTCTCAGATACCAAGTCGATATGGGGTTGGATATCCCACATCTCGTAATCAAACTCAGCACTAGCAAAATTACTAGCCAATTTCACTAAGTTTAACTCTAACTCAGCTAAATCATATACAGAATAGTAAGACTTCTTAGGATTTACAATAAAACCTGAAGATACTGCCGAAGAGAGATAATCAACCTCTTTACCTAAAGAGTAATACATGCCATCAGTGTACAAAGACTTGTAGTTGGAGTATTTAAGATACCCCATGTATTTTAGTACGTTCAAGGACTTGCTATTCAAAGGACTTTGAGAACTCTTATACCGAGAAATCATAGTATCACTAACCTTACAAGTTAATGGAGAAGATAAAGTATTCAACAACATAGAATGACCACGTCTCTTATAGACACGTCTAGCCCCCTCAACTACTACTGAGATACCCCTCAACTTAGATGGGGCAGTAAAATCTTCACCCTTAATAAGAGATGAAATAAAGAACAACATCTCACAAGTGTCAAAATCTAACTCTTCAGATAGATAATAGTAAAAGGGGTCTTCAAGCAAAATGTCTGACTCTAAGTGTTTTAAAGAATCTACCCCTACCAATAAGGATAGAGCCTCAGAATAAGTTTTGACCTTTTTAGAGACAACATCCTTAAACCTAGAAGTCGTTTCTGGGATTAACCTACTAGATACTTTTCTTAAGTTGTTAAAGGACTTTACGAAGTCATTTTTAATGCTTTCAGACAAAGGATTGCTATCTAATACATTTGAAAGGAAAAAATCCCTTTCACCTTTCGCTTTACTCAACAAGGAACTGAGTTCTTCCTCTTTCTCACGATTTACCCTTTGAGTGAAATCTGTAATATAAGACAAAGAACCCCTACTTACTTTATTATCATCTTCAATGTAGCTATAGAAGTCAGTTCCATCAAAACCTACAACAGACTTAGTCATAGTTAGATAATAAGGCTCAAACTTTTCGTACTCCTTAAAGAGTAAGTCGATTTCTTTAGATGTGGTACCTTTAAATGGAGTTACGGTATTAGGTTCAAGTTTCCATAAATCTCTTCCTTTAGCGAACACTGGAACAAAATAACCTAAACGATTGTTCTGCATTTTTTGACGTCTAAGTTTAATACCTCTACCACGTTTTCCTGAGACAGTTACTAACTTGCCAATAAAAGACTTATCTTCAAGTACAAAAAGAATTGTTGACCTTGGAGTCAAAAAGGTTGTTTCCCCAAAACCAAAGTAATTCTCACCTTTTACAGTGATAGCATAGAGTTCTAAAACTGCCCAATCTCCACTAGAAGGAGATAACCCCTCAAAACCATTAGGGGAGCTGATAATACCCCTAACCTTACCCTGTAGGATACAGTTTTCTAGTGCTTCCCGTTTATCTATTTCTCTTACAATGTCTGCAACTTTCATAGAATATCTCCTAATTCATGTATTTTATACTATTTTACCAAATTAAAGAAAAAATAGCAAACTGATTAAAGTCTGCTATTCAGTATCTAGGGAGCTTAAAACAACCCATGAGGGAGAAACAAAGCAATCAATCACCCTTTCTGCAAAAGATTGTTCCCAAGGAGTAAGGTCTGTAACTTCCCAAATTAAAACTGGTTTACCAAAACCGTAACCACCATACTCACTAGGTGGGACATACAATACCCTTTTTTAGCTGTCGCACCACTTGATTGTATTATAACCTCTCTATGAAAGCTACTTAAAATAAAATGATAGTCATTCTTCGAATAGTTGTATCCTTGTCTATCTGCTTCTAATAGAAGTTTTTTAGGAATAATACCTAACTTTAAAGCACCTCCCATAAGTACGCCCCTATTCTACTCGGTACTTACCGAACTCTACATTCAAGCTGCCAGTAAATGGTAGCTTTTCTTCCAACATCTGCATACGAGATTCATACAAATCAACCATGTGCACAATATAAGACTCAATAGTATGACAGGGCTCACCGAACTCACCATGGTGTTGCTGAATAACTGCTTGCAAACGATAATAGAATTCTACCCCAAAACCTTCAAAGTGCTTAATATCATTCATAGGTTTAAATGTATAATCAAAACCGTTGATGATATCATCTTTAAATTCAAACAAGATTTCTTGACCGAGGAAGTTATGGGTTGCAAAAGCAATATCAGTTCGAGTACCGTTGTTGTATTCCAAGATTTTACCCATATCATGAATTGCTAACCCCAAGAATACAATATCTTTATTAACATGCTCCTGCATGTTAGGGTAATTACCCCAAGTTGTTTTTAAGATACGCAACATCTTGAGTGTATGAGCCAACAAACCACCACGACTTGCATCGTGAATAGTTACCGCTGCATACTCCTGACGAAAAGCTGGACGAATTTTGTCATAAATCTTCTTAAACAGTTCAAAGGCTTCTTCAGACAACTCTTCCTTTAGAGTTCGATAAAACTCTTTTTCATTAGCAGAAATGTCATACTTGGTGGGGTCTAACAAAGCAATATCTACACCAAGCTCCTCAGGATCTACAGCAATAACACTTGTCAAAATAAGAGAGGTAGTGCCATTCCAAACATTAACTTCACCCGTTACAAGTACTGGAGTTCCTTTGTAATCCTCAGCATCTAACTGCTTATAAAGACTACCACCCCAAACCTTAAAGTCTAGAGCTCCTTGAGCCTTCAATACCCCGTTAAAGTAAGAACTACCATTCTTTGCCTCAGCAGAATTATATGATTGAATGATAGCAATACCCTGTACTACTTTCTTGTCAGGTAACTTTACAACCTCTTCTTTGTTCAATAGACTATAAGTAGCCATAATCTTTCCACCTTTTTAACCTTTCACTTAACTCATTAGCTCCAATGTATTCTATAACATTAGCTCTTCCAAACTCCGAATATAAATTTTCGAACCAAGAAACCCAAGAATCATCATAGTCAATTCCACCTCGGTCCCTAATTCGTTGCATAACCAAATCAAAGTCTTTCTTTAATGGTAATACTACTAATACACGCTTACCAAGTTCTACCAATTTATTATAGATTAGAATATTAGTGTTTACCAAAGGAACGCCACTACAATGTTCTAAAGATTCAATAAATGTATCTTCCCAATGATTGATTGGGATAAGACTATCCGAACCCTTTAACTTATCGATAGGTAAGTGAGAAAGTTTATTAGGAATTCGATAGTGATACTTAAAAGTGTCACAATCTACAAACCGAGAGTCCTCCTCAGATACCACAGTCTTTCCCATGGCTGGGAAAACCATTACAATATCGTATTTTTCCATTTATAACCTCTTTAAATTAAACTACTAAGGGACATTTCCCTAAGAATATCCTATTACACTACTATTTTAGCATACCTCGATATAGAAATCAATAATCATTAAAAGAAATAGGCAGGAACTTACCCCACCTAGTATACTACTCTACGAAACAAGGCAGTTTGAATACCTCTTCGATTAGCTTGGCTTTAAGAATTACTTCTCTTCCATAATCTAACTCATATTGAGAAGACCAGTGGTGTTTCACTTCTTCTACCCAAACTCCGTCTTTCAAAACATAATCATAAATGATATACCCACTAGCACTATTGCCTGGCTCATTAAAATGCAGGAACTCAAAATAATGACCTTTAGTATGAATGTAGCCTGCAATCGTGTGAAACTCACTAAGATATGTAATATCTTCAATGTTAGATGCTAACATATTAGTGATTTTCTCTACTTCTTCTTTCTTAGTGATTAAGACAAAATCACCTTCCAACTCTTCACGGTAAAAGTAATCTCTTCCAAGTAAATCAATCAGTAACTCTTTTGCAGTAAGTGCCATAACATAGTACCAACTTTCATTTTTGATAATACTATTATACCAAGACCTTAAGAAAAAATCAAACTAATTACAAGAAAAACCACTAACTACTCAAAGTATAGATTAAATCCTCTTTAAGAAGATACCCCTCCTCAAAGTAGGCTGTAATAGCGTCACGACCAAGTAAGTCAATAGTTGCCTTTACCTGTACAGAACTGATACCGCCTAAAGAGAGCAACTCTCCTTCGTTGTCGATATAGACCTTAATCAAGTTATCCAAACTTAAAGAAGACTCAATCATACGTGACAAAGCAGAAATAACATGCTTAGGAAACTCCGTCTTAGAATCTAGAATAAAACAAGGATAACTTACAGTAGTGGAACTATACCGCTCAACACCCTTATCAACTGTTTTAGGTTCTTCTTTCACCTCTTCTACTACCTCTTTAGGCTCTTGGAAGATAACCTCTCCACTAGAGTCCTCCAAGTTAGGTAAAGAATCGTCTTTTTTGTCCACCTCTTCAGGCTCTTCTAAGTCTTCTGGGAAATCTTCAAAGAACTCTTCTAATTCTAAATCTTCCATCTAATACCCCTTTCTACCTAAGAGACTAAGCTCCAATCTGCCTCTTAACTTTAAGACACATAGTACAAGAACGACTAGCTTGAGTTGATGGAAGATACAAACTAGCTTTATGTAAGTCCCCATCTTTTGTAATTACGAACTTAACTAGAGTGTACTCAGCAGAACCCGAATCAAAACTATTTTTAGCTTTTACATAAGCGTCACCATCTCGCTTAGCAAGAACTCCGTTCTTTTGAAGATACCCAACCATATAGTTCAACAAGGCATCATTAGTACCATCGAAGTAAAGAGTACGCTCATCATAGTCACGATAGTAACCAAATCCGTCTAAGTACTCTTTCATCAACTCTTCTTTAGGTACATCATCAAGTTGAGGTTCATAGGTCTCTTCTACCGCTTTCTCTTCTACTTCTACCGAATGAGGTTCCTGCAAGTTAGCTTTTTCTACTAAATCAACACAAGCAAAAGCCTTACCAAAAGCAATTAGATTTTCCTTAATACCCCCTAACTCTACTTCAGTAGTTTTAAGGCGTGGTAAGAATTCTTCCTCTAGGACTTCTTCGCAGACTGTAATAACATTAGAGATAGCTTCTTTAATCTTATCCATGTCATTGAAAGTTTCTGATAAGATGTTCTTATATACTGGGATATTAAATCCTTCTAACTCGTCCTTATCACCAAGACTGATATCAATATCATCAAAAAACTTAGAGAATTTTTCAGTGTGTTTATCTAAGTGGACACCGCACTTCTGTAATTCTTCGTAACCGTCTACCAAGAGAGTCAATTCCTCTTCAGTTAAAACTGGCTCATCTTTAAGGGAAGTTGCAAACTTCAACAACACTTCAGCCTTTTGTTTAAGCTTACCTAGAGAACTTACATAAGGCATAACCTCAAACAAGAAACCTGAGATAACAGGTGAAATAACCGTTCCAGTATTCTTAGGGTCTTTCATATAGTCCTTGATACGGTTAACCCAGTAGTTATAAATTTCCCTAACTTCCCAAGCATACAAGTTATGGATATTACCGTCCCAAAATGGAAACCCACTTTCGCCATACTTGTCTACGAACTCTTGTTGGAGTTGTACTGGTACCTCAGTCTTCTTGGCATTATACCAATGACTACCGTAACCAAAACCAATATACAAAGGACACCAACCTTCGATGTCAAGCATCAAGCTATCTTGAACTAGTTTAAGAGCGTGAGCTGGGTTAATAGAGTTGTGGGCTTCCATAACAATCTCATCATGGACAAAGCAAGGAAGTAAGAACTTACCCCACCATCCTTTTTTAATGATAGCTCCATAAAGGTTTACCATTGCCTGTTTATACAAGTCTGCTGCCGTACCTTGGATTGGGTGGTTACCCCCTTGACGCTTAACCGAACCGATACGCATAGCCGGAGGGAAATAACGTCGTCTACCAAAGAAGGTCTCTGCATACCTATTTTCTACTGCTTTTTCTAGATTTTTAGCAATAAAATCTTCTGTTACGTCCATACCTTTAAAGTAAAGCTTACGCAACTGTCCACCATACCTAGTAGATTCCGCACTACTCTTACCAGTAACGTTTTCACCTAATGAGGCATCCCCCATACCATATACGATACCAAAGTTAACCCCCTTGGCTGCACCACGTTGTTTCTTAGATACCAACTCATATGGAATAGAGAACATCTGTGACGCCTTCAAAGTATGATAATCTGAGTCTGGGTCGAATAGATATTCAATCATAGGCTTCTCTTGAGCCATTGACATCATGATACGAATTTCCACGGATGAATAATCCGAGTCCATCATGTAGTACCCCTTACGAGGAGCAATATATTTCTTGACCGTGTCATTGTAAGACTGGTAGTTGGGGTTAGATACCGACAAACGACCAGTTTCCAAGAACTGCTTAACTCCTGAGAACATGAACCCGTCAGGAGTAGAAATTGTATCAATATTCTTAATAAAGTCCGATAGCAACTTAGCTGCATCACGATACTTCAACAAGTAATCTGCGATAGGGTACATAAGTTTACCATTCTCGTCTTTATAAGAGAGATACTTCTTCATAGCGTCCTTAGAGGTACTAGGAGCTCCACTATTGGTGTATTCAAGTATAGGCATACCTAACTCTTCGAAGAATAACTTTTTAAGTTGGGCAGGAGAACGTAAGTTAAGACTATAACCTGCAATTTCAAAGATTTTATTAGAATATTTAGTTGCATCTTCCTGCAGTTGTTTACGCAACTTAGCAATCTTAGATACGGCTACGTGGTGACCAAAGAATTCCTGATAGGCAATTACGAGAGTAAAGGCAACCTCTAACTCGTAAACCCTTCGCATACCCCATTTATCGAACCAGTTCTCTTTAACTGCTAGTTTATGTAAAGCCAAAGTAGAATCAGTATCGGGACACGCATAGTACTTAACGGACTCATAAGGAAGGTCTGCAAAGGTAACGTCTCCACTACCCCATTTCCCTTCTACAAAGTCACTCAACTCAAAACTGTCCCTACCCAAGAACCTTTTTGCATTAGGCTTCAAACCTAGCTTCATAAGAGTATTCTCAGCACCATAAGACAACCTTAGCTGAATTAGCGTGTCGTGTACAAGGTTAATCTTAACACCGTAGATAAACATTACCTTGGCATCGAAAGAACCATTATGGCAGACAATTTCTTTTTTCTCTAGGAGGGGTTTAACATACACCTCGATAAACTTATTAACCTCTTGCTGGGGGACGATATTCTTGATGTTTTTGTGCTTAATAGGGATATACCAAGAGTCACCGTACAATGGGTCTCCAAAAAGATTTTTAAGTTTAATCTTTTCTTTCTCAGATGCCGTGCTTTCAATAGAAAATACCAACCCAACCAACTGGTCACCTTGTCCAGTAATTGACTTAAAGGTAATATTAAGACCAGTGGTTTCCGTATCGAATGCAACTACATCTGGGTGCTTCCAAATACGCTTAGAAATCTTCTTCCAAAGTTCCAAGTCATTAACGATGTGATAGAACCGATCTTTAAGCCAAGCGTAAGACTTATCTGGGTTACGTTCTACAATCTCTGCAAGAGAGTAAACGTCATCACTACCAATGTCCTTAGACAAGAAAAAGTCCATTCCGTCAACGGATAAATCATCTGTTCTAGAAAATTCAGTCAAATCTAAACCATACTTACGTTGCGTAGAAGTATTCTTAGACATAGGAACTGGTTCTGAATAAACATCTTCAAGGAATAACTCTTCACCATCCTTGTTAGAATAAGATAACTTATCAATCTGATTTTCTACCAAGGTAATTTCTTGACCAAAATAGTTATAAGTATAAACAGACTTACTACCAAAAGATTCCATATTGTTGATATTATAGAAATCTTTTTCCCTTTGAGGGATACAAATAGACTTCATACCCCTAATAATAGAGCCAATACGAGTGAAAGCTTCAGCATTAAAGTTGGTTTTTTCACCTTCAACCCTTAAATCGTCTACCTTAATATCACCAGTATTTACTTGGACATAAAGTTCTTCCCAAGGATAGTACTCAGTTCCACCCTCAGTAACTACCCCTCCATCTAAGAAACGCTTATCCTTAATAGAACTACAACTAGCAATTAAAGTAATATAACTATCAAAGTCATAACCAATTAAGTTGACCTTATGTCCATCAGGACTTAGATAATAACCTTTTAACATACAACCTCTTTCCGTGCTACCATATCATAAGAGATGCCACACTCTACGCCAAACAATGAAATATTAACCTTATCACTGTTCCCAAGAAGATAGACAACATCACTAATAATCTCCGAAACCAAAAAACCATGACGTTTACAAATATAACTTAAACAAAATTCTTTCAAGGATTGTACCAATTCTTCTTTTGAGACAATACCCCATTTTGGAGACCTGTAATATTGTTTGCCTTCAAAATTTAAAACTAGAGCTTCATTACCCGCATAAATTGTATCAATGACCTCGGAAGAAGCTTGATTTAAATCGATAGAGATAAGGCTCTTAGTAGAGAAACCTTCTACTAAAGCTATTCGTTGAACTACACTCCTTACTTTTACTGGTGCCTCAAACTTCTGGAGAGTTTCTGAAATAGTTCCAATACCACCTACTGTAGAAAGAGCTGGAGTAGACATAAACTCTGAAACCTTAGGTAAATAAATGGTAGTGATAGCCTGCAATGCAGAAACTATCGTCTTAGACGAATATTTATCTAGAATTTCACTATAGTCGAACTTCATCTTATTTCTTTTTAGTTCTTTAAAGAACTCATAATCCTCTACTACATACGGTAGGAACTCAACTATACACTCAGATACCTCACTACTAAAGTCTTCGAGCAAGTCATCCAACTCAGAATTTATATTATCTTCTTGGCTAGAGTCTACTAAGAAGTTTAAAGTCTCGTCTTCTGTAGAGTGCTCTTTCTTGAAACTATTCTTGAGAATATTCTTCATAGTAGAGATAATATAATTACGAAGTTCTCCTTTGTCTGGAGAATAGTATTTTAAGGCGTTGTGTAAAGTAGCGTCGATTGCATCGTCTGCCCTACTTTTCCAAATAACCGTAGCATAAGCTTTATTTTCTTGAATTGTTTCGTTAATAGCTACAATCAGAGAAGGTGACATCTCTGAAGTATTATATTTAAAATAACTTAACTTAGACAAAAGCACCAATCTCCTTAAACTCTTTTAACCTATCTAAAATATCAGGTAACTTATCTGGTAGGAAAATACTCTCTACCCAGTCTTTAAAGTCTTCATCTTCAGAACAAACCTTGGATAAGTTATTCTTAGCTTCTTCTACCCCCTCGATTACGGATAAAAGAAGGTAAACTAGAGAATACCCCTTACGCTCTAGACGTTTAGACATATCCGAGAACCTTGACCACGCTAGAATATAATCAATATCCATATCCAACAAATCAAAGTCAGATTCTTCCTGTACTAACCTATTCTCAGAATACTCTCCATATCCATCCGAGGTATTTTCAGCACCACCCTTATCTATCTCATTGACAAGATAAACTTCTTTTTCTAGCTTTTTATACCTAGTTAAAGCTGCATAATTACGGTTTACATAATCATACCCTCCGATGTTGAAATCATCTTGTGATAAATCGATACCACCAGCTGCTGCTTTTTCAATTAGCCTGTCAGTAAAATCAAACCTATCAATCGAACCATTTCTAGACTGGGAAATGATTTCTCCTTTTTCATGCTTACCAAAATTAGCAAACAAATTCCAAACTAATCCTAACTTAGAGAAGTCCTCTATACCTAGGTTAGAGTAATAGCTAAGTTTAACCATATTAGAATTCCACCTTCTGAGAGAAAATCTTAGAGAATGCGTCTTTCTTCTTATTAACTTTAACTTTAGGTTTTTTAGGTGTTGATACTTTATCCTTAGGAGTCTTCTTAGCCTTTTTAGCTTTAATCCTAATTTTAGGGGTTTTAGAAGACTTAGCTTTTACTCTATCCTCAAATAGAATGTTTCCAATACCCCATGACTCTTCTACTTCTGAGTACGTTAATTCATCAAAGAAATCATAAGAAGATTGACCTTCTTCATGGTAAATCTTCGAATCATCCTTACCTAGAATTCCATAATCCTTAGCTACCCCCTCTTCAAACCTACCAACGGGAACACCTTCAATCTCTAAAAGAGTACCCCCATAGAACCGGATATTAGGGAACTTACTAGCTTCTTTATAAAGCTCTAAAAGATTAGGAACACCACTTACCTTGCGTAACGTAGTAATATCTTTATAAGAGTCGCTACCCTTTAAGAATACCCTACCTGCCCACGCACTAGGAATACTTACATCCTCCTGCAAGTCACCATCAATAGTTACAACCTTAATAATTGACTTACTAGGGTCTAAAGTCTTAAGTGAAGATAAAAGGTCTTCTACCTCTTCATTAGAAACCTCTAAATTCAAGAATAGAAACTCTTTTTTAGGCTTGCCTTCCGTATTATCCTTTCGGAACGTCCTAACTAGGCGATAACCTTTCCCTTTTCCACTAAATTTATCAACATCGACTAAACCGATGCTTGCTAAAACCGTCATCTACGATCCCTCCAAACCTAAATTCCTGTAATAAATGTAAAGGAACTTATACAAGTCCAACTCATTTGACCAAGCCCCCTCATTATAAAGTAAGAGGTAAAGTTCTAAAATACGAGAATACTCAATATCTATAATTTTACCAAAAAATACACGATAACGCAATAACCTCTTAGAGTCGTACCCCTCAGGTATGTTTGTTAAACTTTTATATACCACACCAGAGAGATATAACGTTTTAATGTCTAAGATGTCTTTTACAGAGTTAGTTAAGATAGTTTTAATACCCCTAACCCCATACACTTTGGCTAATTCCGAAAGAATGTAAGACCTATTCTTTATAATTCTTTCACGAGACTTTTCCGTTTTAGGAGGTTTCCCTAAGAGCTGAAAGATAAAGTGTTGTATAGAACCAGTGGATACCCCTACTAGCTCCGTAATATCTTTCCTTGTCTTTACGGAATGACCGTCCTTAATATACTCTAGAACAGACATTACCTTCTCTACTTCAGAACGGTAAGAATAAAAGATAAACTCCTTTAAGTCCTTACCTAACTTCGTATCCCTAAAGAGAAAAGCCATATCGTCTTTCCTTAGAGTCTTAAGATACATAGAGTTAACTAGTGCACCTAGATCGTCATTGAATTTCTTGAAATCAGCGTATTTATCAAAGCTTACTAGTACCTTAGAACTTACTGTTTTTGCCTTTATAAACTCAATTAGTTTTCTTCTATGCCTTTTAACTTTATTGTAGTTTACAATAAACAACCACTGGTCAGCACTATAAGGCATAATAAGACTTAAGTCCAACATTTCTTCAACGTCGGACTTTTTATTTACATAAAAGATAGTATCCTTATTTCCGTTACAAGCTTGCTTTAATAGGTTATAAACTAGCAAATCTAGTTTACCACTATCACACATAACTGTATGGTAATTTAAGGTTTTGTCTACTAAATCCTTTAGCATAGATACCCCTCAAGTTGTTGTTTGACATAACTTTTGGCAGACTCATACTTTTCTTGGTACATCTTTTCAAATCTATCATCCATCAAGGCTTTTCGAATTTGATAGAATGAAGAGCTCTCTAACTCTTCTTCTTGACCTTTTACCATTGCTTTAGAGTAATCTTGAGCCAAATCCCAAAGTACCTTAGACTCAAAGGACATAAATGGCGAATACTCTTCAAACAACTCAGCAACCAAGTCAGAAGAATAATTAAAGCTAGAAGTACCCTCAATAGTACAGAATAAAGAGTCAGGACTATAAAGGAAGATAGGCAAGCAATTAGCGACTAGAGAGTTATACCCCTCTAAGCCATCACATACACGCTTAAGACCTCGACCATACCCCCAAGAACCTTCAAGAGATTTTGATCCAGCAAAGTAAACAATGATTGAACGTAAATTTTCTTTGGTAATACCATAAACAAGTTCAGAACCAATAATAGGGTAGTCCGCTACACGCTGAGTACCATTGACTGATAAGTAAGCATGGTAATCAGACTTACTAACATCGTAAGTATCTTCCGACAAGTTCAAATCAAAGTCAAGTTCTGGTACTTCCTCGGTAGCCTCGTTAAATTTAAGGTAGTCAACTTCTAACTCTTCGCTATCAGCGTAGAATAGTTTAGGAGAACCTCCTTTTAATAAGTCACAAGCAGAAATAGAAGAAACAGAATCACGTTCTGAAGAATAAGTCTTCCACACTGTAATCAAATCTAAGCCACTAGCGAAAGAAGATGGCATAGTATCTAATTTGTTTAGGTAAACTGCCTCTACCAAATCAAATTGATTCATGAAAGCCTGAGTAATAGAAGAATTTTCTTTAAAGAAAGCTGCATCACTAATGAACACATAAGTATTATTAGTAGGCTCTAAAGCCTCGTCCATCAAAATAAAACGAAGCAACATTGCACCACCCTTAGAGTTCATGCTATACCCCATTGAGCGACCTGCTAGAGTTACTTCAGACTTACCTGCACCCTTAGAGTCAAGGAAACCTACATAAGCAGAATTATCTGTGTTATTTACTAAGATTTCTTCACCCATCGGGTTGATACCATTAAACCAATCAAAATCTTCTTGGCTGTCTGTAGTACCCGAATACCCCAAACCTGAAAAGTCGTAAACTGTTTCTACTCCTTCCAATCGCTCAGAAATAAAATCATCTACCAATTGAGAAATCCCTTCTTCCGAGTTAGACATAATCTCTGCCAAAATCTTCAGCTTTTTAACTAGCAACTCGGTGAAAGGAATCCCCTCGGAGTCGGCTGTTCTAATAATCTTTTCAGCCAACCAACGGTTATAGTCTTCGCCCTCGTACCCCTGAGAGGTTTCGATAAGCTTGAACAGACTATCTGGGGAAATATGTAAAGTATCCAATGCATATTTAACTGCTTGAACTGTTTTCTTCATTCTACCACCTACTAAAATTACATTTCAAAATTACTTACTGGGATATATGATTTCTCTAACTCTAGTCGATTAACAATCGGATTATTGTTAAGGACAAAACGGTACTTACAAATAAGTTTGTTTAGTGCAATATGGGTTGCAGTAAACTGCTCCAAATACTTAGAGTTAGGAGAGTCCTCTTTTAGCCAATTATAGACATAAGAGTCATTGACTTCAATAATGAGAATATCTTCATGTTCAATGAAGTCTTTCCCTGCTACAATACCACGTTGCAAATTCTGTAACAAAAGCTGACGCTTATTGCTACCAGTAAAGGCTTTTGCAATAAGAGATTTACCATCTCTAACTAGAGCGAAACCTTTCTCAGAAATAGATAATTTAATCATATAATCTCCTTCATAACTATAAATAGTATAACACAACATCGCAATAAATTCAAAGTAACTTAAAAGAACAACGATACCCCATTCCTAGCCTTTTAGATATTCAAAGGAAAGCCTACAATTACCGCTTACCAAGATAAAGCTGAACTCTTAAGGTGCTAAAATCTATTACTAATAACTACTAAATAAACCAACGATCCAAGTAGTAGAAAAACCCTAAAATCTTACCGAAAAATAAGGCTAATTCTACTAAAATTAACAATAATTCAAGATACAAAATTTAAAAGGATTTTATACCTTGATAAAATTTACTAAAAAACTGGCAACCCTAAATTGTCGCCAGTTGTATAGCAAATATAAAACTACTTAATACCAAAAGCCTCATCGAAAGCTTCAATAAACTCCTTAGCCGTATAACCTTGAATTTTCACCCCTTGAGCATCTAGCTCATAAGCACGTTTAACCTTTGTAGTTAAACGAGCAGGGGTGTCATCGAAACCTTTCCAAACTACAATGTCTGTTTTCTTCGTTACAGAACTACCAATAGTGAAATCTACTAGACCACTATAACGTTGCTTGATGAAGTTGTAGAACTCTCGTTTCGTTTTGAAGTCTCCTCCGACCTCGTCACTAGCTACAATCAAGTACTCTCGTAGGTTTCCTTCTTCGATAAAGGTAACATACTCAGCACCTTCTAGCAACTCCTCTTTGTATTCTTCTAGAGAAGTAAAGACCTTCATAGCCTGCACTGAAACAATAGGATTACCAAAATTATCGTAAGAGTCCTTAATACCCAACTTACCTTGAACGAATTCAACTCCACCATCTTCCATATCGGAGTAAAAGTCTTCCAAAGAAGAGTACCCCTCGAGGAGCGTTTTTGCAGAAGATTGAATGTAGGGTAGTTGAGCGTTGGCAACAAACTCCCACAACTTCATAGACCGACACGCTAAGATTTGAGGTACAATCTTATCACTTAGAGTGTCTGTCAACCCTCCCAAGAGTTTTCCTTCATAAACGTCGAAAATCTTTAAAGGATTAACAATACCCTCAGCCTCTACCCACTTTTCGATAGAAGATTCTCCGAAGTGCTTAATACCATAAGCCTCACAAATCTTGCGAATACGCATAACAACCTTATCCCCACAAGAGGGGTTGATGCAACTCAACTCCGTTAGAGCTAAGTTCAAGTTATACGGAGAACCACAAGATTCACAGACAGTCGGCAAGACCTCAAAGAACCTTGGGTCTAAACTAGCACCTATCTCGGAGCTTTTCAATTCATTAACTAAAACCATAATAAATCTAAACCACCTAATATTTATATATAATTATTTTACCACCAAGTACCCTCAGAAACAAGTCGACTTACAGTAGTGAAAATAAACTCTAGAATGCTGTAAACAGTACCTGAAGCAAGCAACCAACCAATAATCTCAGTAAACACAAACAACTTAATAATTCCTGCAGTTTTCAATAGTTTAGTTTTTCCTGCTTGAGTGACGTCTTTATCGTGACTTACTCCATACCTTCCGAAGGTTAAAGCACTAATAAGACTAAACTCGAAGTACACATTACTCTTATCAAATAAGTAAGCTACAATCAATGCGAAACCAAATACGAAGATGGCGATACCCATAAAGGCGATTACAGTTCTAATGAAGTCAATAAGGTCGAACTTTTGATTTACTACATCTTCCTTAATGCTAGCTGCATTAGTATTTTGTTCCTTAGATAAAGCACTATCTCCTTGAACTGCCTCTCCTGGCAGAACAACTGGAATTTGATACTCATACAGATAGTGGTTTCTCTTAATCATACCAACCAAGTCTTCCTCAGCTACTAAGCCACCATCACCCACATCAGAAGATGATACCTTTTTATCATCCCCGTCCTTATCGCCTTTTGTTGGCTTAGAGTTAGAACCGTCCCTAACTTCATTCAATCTTGGTAAGTCTTTACCTTTAGTTCCATCGGGAGATTTTAACTTATAGTACCCCAAGATAGAACCTGCACCCCACTCACCTGGGTCGTCAATGAATACCCCTCTACGACCTGAGTCAAGCATAGCTACCTTGCCGTTCTCTATGTAGTCTATAGTGAATACGTGGCGACCTCCACCACCCATGGCTACCATACAAACAAGACCATATCCAGCTTCCCAAGCCTTAGTCATACCATCAAGACCACCTTCTTCGTAGCCTTCAAGTGTCCAATCACCCCATTTGGCTCCAGGGTTATACCTAGCCATAGGGAACTGACCACCACCATAGTCACCTAAATTGTTCAATTCGTCGAAAGCATCATTCGGTCCCCAGTTCTTATCCCTTTGACCACTCTTCCTCATAAAGGTGGCATAAGACATTGTCATACAACCCTCAGACCAATGGAAACCACCCATATTTGTCTTAGATGGTGGAACAGTACCGTTATACCCCATCTGGTCCCAAGTGGCAACGTCGACGATATTATAACTACCTGGAGCTGTTGGAGGGTCTGGGTTATAGGCTAAAACCGTAACACTCTGAAGTAGGCTTAAACAGGGAATACCTAGAGAAATTAGGTACTTTAGTTTCTTTTTCTTTTCCATGAATATACTAGTCCTCCAAGAGGGATAGCTAAACCTACAACAGCTGCTACTACTTTCCAAACACTTAGCTTCCTACTTTCTTTCTTCTTAACTTTGTTACCCCTTTCGAGTTTGACAGGGGCGTCATCTTTAGGAGAATACTTACCTAATGATTGATTGTCTTTATTCTTATCTTTAGGTTCTTCATAGGTAGAGTCGGCTTTTCCTGCCTTACCTCCGCCACCTCCTAAGGTTTCCTTATCTCTTTCACCGTCTTTAGAGTAAACGTCTTTCCAACCCCTACGCTCCCATAGTTTTGGTAACTCTGTTGATTTCGCCTTGTCAGATGATAAGGTAATCATACCCACTACATCACTAGGAGAATAGGCATCAGTAAATACTGCACTTGGCTTATAGCTGTCAAATATTTTAACTGAGTTGTCTTTCTCTACCGAGTCAATAGCAATGAAGTGAGTGTAAGGGGTTTCTTCAGTAAAGTTGTCGTTCTTTACTTGCAGAACTACCAACTTCCCGTCCTTAAATTCTTTTCTAGCAGAATCAAGGGTTGCATTCTTCTGAATTTGAGACCCATTAGGTTCAAGATCTGCATGCCATCCATTAGACCAAATACCCTCAGCACCAAAGTGAGGTAAACCATTAGCATAAGCATGCATTCTTTCTAGGTCAGCATTAGCAAATGAGGGAATATACCCTGCCATTTTGTGACCTGTCTTAATGGCTAAAAAGGTATAAACATAAATTAAATCGCCACCCTCTGGGAAAGATACCCCACTAGAACCATCTAGCATCTTATGACCTAACCAAGACTCAGGCATATCATCAGCATTAAACTGATTCCAAGATAGAGGGTCAAACTCATTCCAAGAGATATTATCGGTACTTGTAATCTTTCCGTCTATATCAGAATAGGCATAAGCACTACCCCCACTAAGAAGACTAATGCCTATGACCGTAATACAACATAACTTAGTAAACTTCATCTTTCATCTCCTCATGGTCTCGTATAGATGCCATGTTTTCTTTTAAATCTGTTCCTGGCATTTTGAAACGACTTGCATCATAAGACGCTTGTTGCAAAGCCTTGTCAGTAGTAGATTTACCTTGACGTTTAGCCTCATCAACAATAACTTTCGCATACTTCAAAGCACCAAACAAATCTCTCTTGTCTACGCCTTCAAGTTCTTTAAACTCTTCTGGAGACATCCCAATCTTACCACCTAGACGCTCAATAACGTGAATCCACGTATGCAAGTCCATACGAACAGTTACCAAGTTGTCTAAGGTATTCTTACCCCCTAGATACAATGGAATAATGTGGTGAACTTGCAATACTGACATAGCCATAGTCATCTTAAGACCACTATCAAGACCTGTTCCGCTAATCTGACAAGAATAGTTATCACGTGCTAAAGCTGCTTGCTTAAGCTCCCTTGGGATATCTTCTCCGGCTCTACGGTTAATCTCTACCCCATCGTTCTTTCCCCCTGCCAAGTCGATAAAATCCTCATCTGATAAGTTCTCAATGTCAGATTCATCAAACTCTAAGAGCTGTTTAACCTCATCATAAGATAACTGCCCATTACCGTCAGTAATATCTCCGACTACCCCATCGGCACCTTCGATTTCTGACAAACTTCGTTGGTCATCCCTTTCAAGTTGGTTTTCCTCTTTACGAAGTTTTTGTAAGTTGTTATAACACTGTTGCAAAGTTTTTGCTTCGGATAATAACTCATCAATAACTTCTGGGTACTCACAGAGCATTACATCCTTAAGCTTCATAGCCTCACCTGGCTGGAGCTGAAGTAAATACTCTAACGTAGCTGGCGTCATTAAAGCTGTAGTCTCTAAGATTTGATATAAGCCCCAAGTTTCTTTCCAGTCACGATGCTGGCTTCTATTCAGTAACAAACTAAGAGGAACTAACAACTCCATGGCTAAATCCATATCTTTGAAGTCCCAAATTACCGCTGGAGCAGTAGGCATCTTATTAGTAATACCCGCCCATACCCTACGGAAACCGTCAATTAAGATATACTTATCGCCAAACTCTTCTTTAGACCACTCTTCCATTTCGTAGCCTTCTTCAACGTCCTTAAGGTATTGCTTATACCCCTCTGTGTACATTACGTGAATAGGTGTTAAAATACCAAGCTCCCTAACAGACTGAGTTAAACCTTTATAAGTCTGCTTACGACTTTCCTTTAAAGGAACTGTAGGAGACAACTCCAACAGATTTATCCTACCCAACTCCAAAGTATAGGAGTCAGAACGCAAATTCAAGATAGAAGAAATTCTTTCTTCCTCAGTAAATGTAGCCTGAAACTCTTGACCGATAGCAGTATTCCCACTAACAGCCTGTTCCATTTCCTGCCTAAGTAAGTCCCTACCATCTACTTCAGAACTAGAATCCTCATCCATAACTTCTTCAGAGCTATAATCCTCATCTGTTAGGACTTCCTCTTCTAATACTAACTCTTCACTCATAATCAATAAACCTTTCTAAATAGAAAACAACCAAATCCACTAAGATAAGGTTGCTAGATTTTATAAGACTACGAAAAGTGGTACTAGTCTTGAGGTTTAATGATACCCCCAAGAACTTCTTTCAATTTCTTGTACTTATCGTCATAAGAGCCAAGGATGTACTTAAGAGCCTCCTCCAAGGGTTTCTGGTCTTCAGAGGTTTTGAAAGCTTCAAAATAACTATCCAAAGAAGTATTCCTGTACTGGTTCTTAACTAGAACACCAGACTCAACTACATAATACTCATAGTTGTAAGTGTCAACTAGATCATTGAAGATAGCGAGAGTATCTACTGTACGGTCTTCTTTAAGCAAACGGAAACCGAAGTCTTCAACTGTAATGTCTTCCAAGTTAACGATACCCAACTCCGTCACTACCTTAGCAGTAAACATAAGAGTCGTTCCACGAAGAAGTTTACCACTTAAAGCTTGGAAGTTGATATCTGACAACTTCGTAGTAAACTTCTCAGAAACTAGATTTGAGATAGAACCCTTAATAGGAGTCAATACAGAACCTACCTTCTCACCTACAACAGAAACATACCCCAAGTCGATGAAATCTTCATGGAACGACATAATATCAGCAGTGAATACCAAGGTCTTTCCTTCAGACTTAACCAAGAGAGAAGAATCCCCAAGAACTTTCTCAGCCTCTTTCTCAGCAATTGCCATCTCCAAACCTCGTACAAGGTTGGAAACAACCAACTCATTTACTGAGAAATCTTTAGTTGGTTTAGACAACTCCTGACGTCGTTCAACAGTAGAAACTTCTACTTTAATTACCTGTGCACCCAACTGTTGAGGGACATTTTGATTTTCTTTCTTACTTACCATTTTAACTTCTACCTACTTTCCTAATAAATCATAAACTACAAAATCTTCTGATAACAAGCGACCATCTGGGAAACAAGGAACTACCCCAGCTTCACCCCCATACTTAAAGTTGATAGGACAACCCAAGTAGGCACTTAAGACTATAATGTTTTTGGGATTGTACAAAGGTACATTCTTAACTCGATTACCTTGTACTGTTAAAACACCCTCATCGCTATCTAAAGATTCCGAAACTACTGCAACTGGGCTAAGTTTAGACTTACCACGCTTCCACTTAATCTCTTGAATATACCCAGTGTATAAATCCTGTGACCAAGAATTAACTTTTAACGCTAGGTTGTAGTCATGATACTTTCCATCACCTTCGTTGTCTTCACGAACAAAGCTATCGTTAGCCTCGAAAACTACCCCATCACAGAAATAACCGAAGTCATCTAGACTTTCTTCTAGGTCTGATACGACTGTCTGCATTGATTCGAAGAGTTCCTCTTTCGGTACATCCTCTAAAGAAATGTACTGAGGAACGCTATACCCCCAAGCCTCGAGGGTTGTATAAACTTCTTCGAGGGAGGTGAACTCAAAATCGTCAATGTAAATGCGATATGCTAGGAAATCAAGTAACTTAATTTCCTCCTCTGTAGCACTAGGCTTAATCAAAGAAGATACCGCTGAGAACGCTGATTTTAGAGTTGGGTTGAATTCACGAGCATCATCAAGACGGTCAAGACGTAGAGCCAACTCACCTCGAACCTCTACCAAGCCCTCATCAGCCAAAGACTCATTGTACTCTCCTAGAAGAATTTTCATGTGTTCTAGGATAGAACGACCATTAGTAGAACGACCACGAGTTGTAGCCTCTACCATCTGCCCGTCCTTATAAACGATACGAATACCATGACCGTTAATCTTGTAAGCTGCAAGATAAGATGAAACTTCTGGCATTCTTTGGATAAACTTAGAAATGTTTTCATCTTCCCAAGACTTAACTGTCTGAATAGACGCCATAGGGTGCTTATCCAACAAATCATTGAAAGAACCAATAACTTCGGAGTCCTTAGACCACAACACTTGCAAGATAGGACTACTTGAGCGAACCTTAGTAAGAACTTCTACCAATTTATCATAGATTGCATCTTCTACCAAAGGCTCGTCATTGCTGTTCATTGCGTCGTTACATTCTTGAATGTATCTTTCAAGATTTTCGATTTGGTCTTCTTGTAAGCTGGATACCCCATGGGCATCTACGCTATGTAACAGTTCGCCAATTTCTACTACCGTACTCAAGCCTTTTTACCTCTCGTTCTTTCTTGAACTACTGTGTGCAAATCTGCACCACACTTAAAGCATTCTTCTTCATCATAACGACCTAAGTGATTCAAATAACCACAATCTGGACACTCAATTTTAACAATGTGCTCAACCAAAACTAAAAACCCTTCTACTTACTACTTACCTAACACTAACCTACAATAACAACACGACCTTGACTTGTACTAGCAACCATTGCCACTTTACCGTCACCATTCACTTCTAGAGCAATCTCAAAAGGAGTTACATCGTAGAAAGTAAACAAAGACTTAATGTTTTCAATACCCTTAACAATTTCCTTGGCACGTGTTGCAGATAGCTCTTTAGTAGCTCCTGTAGCACTTAGAAGAGAAACCTGCTCGCCACTAATAACCAAGTAAGAGTGGATGCGAGTATCGACACGTCCTTGAATGGACACTCTATCTCCTTTAATACCCAAGTGAAGAGTATCGAAATTAGCCTCATAAGGGAAAAATCTTGCATGAGATTTCATTCCTAGCAAATCTGCAACAGAGCCAATCAAGGCTTTACCATGTTTATTTAATTCTTGTTTTAGTTTTTCATGTTCTTTAGACATAAATCCTTCTCCTTACATAAAGTCTCGGTAAACAAATAACTTGCCACACCGAGGACATACAAAATATTCTACAATAATAAGTTTACCATCTTCATCAGAAAATTGCCATTGGTTTAAAGTCAAATGTTTAATACCTGGTTCATTTAAACAACAATGTCTGGTTTCATTTTTCCTGTCGTCATAATAAACCGTCTCAGCATAAGGGATGCCTAAGTTATTCTTAAGCACCTCTACAACATAAGATTTTGTAAGCCTCATTTTCTGAGGTTGTTGGTTTAAATTGTTTTGATTGTTTTGATTATTCATAGTAACTCCTAATACCTAAATTATATTAGATACCCCACAACACCAAAGTTCCCCGAACTCCCCAAGGTATTCCTAGCATCTTTAATGCTAAGTCTAACGATTTGTCAGATTGTATAATAACAAGATTACCCCTATGGAGGGATACAAGATACTTAATGTACTCTCTAGTAAGCTCCTTCCTACCAATGTTAACTTCAACAGTCGGAAGAACTCGGTACTCCTCAGGTACCTCAACCAAGGTCTCAACATCTTCGGTGACAAGATACCTAACCTTAGACCAAGTAATCTTAGGAATTTTAAAGGAGTCGAAACTGCCTGTTCTAGCTTTAAAGAAATACCCCACTAACATTCCTAAGGAGTCCAACCTATCTTGATAACCTTTACCTTCATCAGTAACACCGAGATAAGCTAACAACTCTTCGATTCTAACTTTCTCGTTTAAACCTTTACCAATCTGGGGTTCAATAGACCATAACCAAGATTTCCAAGACTGATTATTAGCCCTAACAAAATCCTTACAATGCACGTCACCGTCAAGAACCATCTCGTCAATTACAGTATTTAAAGAGTAAAGCATTCTAGTCGTTGTAGGGTTCTCTCCTTCAAAAGCATCCTCTACGACAATGGTTTCAAAGGACATACCCCTAAACTCTTCTAGGAAGATGTCCTTAAGTTCACGTCGCATTAAAATCTCCGCAAACTTAACATCCTCACTACCACTAAGAGTTCTATTCCAAGAACGAAACTCTCCATCTTTTACAAGAGTAATACCTGTTGACCTTTTGGAAATATCCAATCCCAAATGTAAACCAGTCTTAGGTAAGATATCATAGACAGTTAACTGCCTATACTGTCGAGTACCATTGTCTTCTTTTACTTTTGGTTTCTTAGACTCTAAAGTGTCTCCGTTAATAATACCATCAAACTCACTCTCAGGAGTAAGGTCGCCAATAACTTCATCCAAGTCTAGCACTTCCACTCAACAACCTTTCCTTCTAACACAGAGTACTTATAAGCAATAGGCGAATAAATACCATTCTGATAAGCAGTAACCATCCCATCAGTATTAAATTCTACTACATACCTAGAACTACCTACCAAGTTAAGAACTAGGTAATCTTCCGATGCCGTGAAAACTGGTACATCTAGATAAATTAGAGAACTATGAGAGGCTGGTCCTGCCCAAGAGACATGGTCTGAGGACTCTCGGTTTGCATGAATATGCAACTCTCCACCTTTTTGATAGTAATCATCAATAGCGATAGATACCTCTCCATTAACAATGCTAACATAAAACTTATCTACATCTGAAGAAGATGATACCCCAATAGCCTTTTCTAGAGCCTTATCTACCACTGCTAAGTAACTCTGTACCTCACGATAAAAAGATAAGTAGTAATTTACATCTACTTTAAATTTTGCATACTTCTTAGTTAGCTCTTCTTGTAACTTTTTCTTTCGGTAGTCTGCTTCTCCTGTAGAGAAGTAATCGTCTGCTTTACCCCAAGCCATACTATTCTCCTTTATATTGAACACGAGTACCCCGATGACCAACCGACCTTAGATACTTATAGGCTAAATTAAACTCAGTTATAAGAAGTATATCACCATTATCATGAATAGGGCTATTTTTCTCCAGTTCACTAACTTTTGCGATTATCTTCCTAGCAGTTTCATAACTGAATGAGTTATCACTAGAAACGCCTCCAGAAATCATTGGGAAATCACCGTAAAGTTTGATTTTAATTACCCCTCCAATGGTAATAGTTAGGTAACTACCTTCAAACTTGTAGGTACCTAACTTAAAGTCTTGGAAAGTAAACCTATCGTTAAATTTAGGATTTAATTCCTTGAAACATAAACGAGCAATACGCTCCATGGCTTCTAACTTGTATTTAGGTAACTTTTTAGTTATCAAATCACCTCTCATAATACTTCCTCACTAATCAATTCTAACAACTTAGCGTTGTAATAAGCTACAGGTCTATCTAAAAGTAAACCTGTCCTAATGTCCCTATCAAAGTCAGCAACAGTGTACCTATTCTTAAAGGCTTCTAATTGCTGTTCTCTAGATAAGGAAACCTCTTCTTCACTAACAGTTAAGCTATCCAAAGGTATAGAGAATTTTTCTGCTATCTCTGTGATAGCTCGTTCCTCTGTAAGGGTTCTAGAGTTAAAGATTTTTTGGATACCCCTGTAGAAGTCAATATAATTACCAACTACCCCACAACCAAAACAATGATACCTATCTACCCCATCCTTACCTTTAATAACACCAAAAGAGGGGTCATTATCGTCATGGAACGGGCAAACAACAGTATTACTACGTTCAAAATCATACCTTGAAAATTTGGACGCATGTGGAGATACAAAAGTCTTATACAAATCCTGAATCGATAAGACTTTCTCGTTGTTGCGTTTATAGTTTAAAAACCGTTTTTTATCCATTCTTCTACCTACATAAACCTCTTAGAACTAAAAGGTCCAAAATATTCTTCTAACTTCTTCTTAGTGTCTACCCCTTGGCGTCCTTAGGATAGTAACGAACAAGAATGTTTAAAAATACTAATAATAAATTATTTTTAGGTACGTTCTTGTCAAAACATTCAAGGAACTTATCTACACTAAATGCGAAGTAGCTGGGGTTAATATACCTCTCCAAGTATCTTACTGTCAGCTCATAAGGTTTAATTCTAAACCCAAGACCCGAAACAGTGTTTGCTAAATCGAAGTAAGCACCCTCAGATACCCCAAGAGCCATCCCGTTGTCAAAGATAGGGGGCAACTTGCAAATTTCCCCACCTATCAGATACAAAACCTAGATTTGATAAGTGTCTATCAGTATTGCGAAACATAACATCTAAGGTTAGTACCATAAGTAGCCAGTTCTTACAAGAATGCCCTAGTATTCCTCTATAAACACTATCTATATACTCTAGCTTACCTTCAAAGTCGGCATGCTCAGACCACTTAGGTTTAAGTAACTTCATAGCCTCATACAAAGATACAAAAGTCTTACCATTTTCTAAGAAATTAGGGGATAGACAAACACGCTTGTCGTTAGGGGATACCCTATACGGAACATAACCATAGTTACCTGTCCTAAAGTCTTTAACATTTAAGCAAGACTCTAAGAATAAAGACACCAAAGTCTCAGCTACTGCCTCACCACCTCGAAGGTCTTTTTTGTACCAAAACCCCTCAGAGGTCCATTTTGCTTGAGCTCCATCAAAGCTAGAATAATTATTCATAATGCCAACCCCTTGCAGGCTTATCCTTTGTAGAACTTATCGCATAAATCTCGTCTTCCATAGTACGACACCAACTAGGATAACACTCACTTCGTTTATCTCTACTTTGAGTTACTGTCAAATGTTCACTCATCCAAGACTGAATCTGTTCGCTTGAATAAGACTCATCAAGACCTGCAAGCATTAACTTTTGTAACATAGATTCACAATTCAGTAGCTTAAAAGAGTACCCCTTACTAGGAGATTTGGTAATATAACCTAATGTAGTTTCAAAACTAGTAAGGACTAGACGAGAAAACTCTTTACCATTAGATAATTTAAACATTTTAATACCCTTCCTTGTTCCTAGAACCAATAAACTATAACTATTGTTTCAGTATTTGAAGCTTATGGTAAAAGACTTCTGGACTTTCAGCTATAACTTCTACACTGTAACTCTTAGGTACTAAAATATTAGAAGCCTTCTCAGCAGAGTCACAAGCAGTAAGTAAAGCATAAACCAAGCCTTCCAAATCCTTCAATTTTTCCGATTCTCTACGAAATTGGGCTAAGCCCCTAAAGGAGAATATACTTGAGTATTTACCACTAAAACGTAATACGATGCTACCCTTCTCACTAATGGTTAAAAGTACCGAATCATACCCCTCTTCTACTAGGTCTTCAATGTGGGACCTTTTAACGTTTCCACCAAAATATCCACTTAAATTGGACTCAAATATGCTAAAATTTGTCATGTACAAAATCCTTACTAAATTCTTTTAAACTATTTTACCAAAAATTCCCTTGAAATACAAGGGAATTACAGACAATAAAGGAAATACTAAATAGGACTTAGATAATTACCCCTTAACGATATCTAGCATCAAACCGTTCCCACTAGGAGCAAGCTCAAGCTGAGAAAGCAATTTAGGATAGTTTGCTTGGATTAGAGCGTAAGATGCTGGAATCTTACGACCACCAATAACTAATGAGTACCCCGCATCACGCAAGAACATAGCGACATTTGCCAAATCCATATTGAAAGCCTTATAAACCTGACCACTAATTGTGATGTTAGGGCTATCATTTAGGTTGAAGATACCAATTTTCGCTTGCTTAACACCTGAACGTAAGAAACTTACAAAGTTTTCTACAGACTTCCTACGGAATTCCAAGGCTGCCTCTTTAGCTTTATTGTCGTAAAGTTCTGGACTTACACGAGTCAAGATACTAAAGATAGTTTCAATAGGGGTAGTGATAAGTACCCCATTCTTAACTTTATAAACAGTTACCAAGTTAGACTTTTCAAAAGCCTTAGTTTCTAAAGTGTAAGTTGCAGACTTAGACGAGATAAACGCCCAGTTACAACCGTTCATTAAGTTTTCTGCATAACGTACAACAGAATGTTGAACGTCATCTGGTTCCCTCTCCATACGAGCTAGGAAACGATTTAATAAAATTTCATCTTTTGTAGCCATAAAATAATTTTCCTCCAAAATATAAATAAAAGATACTAAAAATAAAGCAATTTAAGACTTACAACTTAAAATCCGTTCAAGAACTTATCAATATAATAAATTACATTACTTAAGCCAACATAGATAGATCCCGACACAAGTATAAATCCTATAATAAGGGCAAGACCTACCCTCTTCAGAACCTTAGACCTTGACTCGCTCCGTTCCTTACCATCTTCTAAAGCTAAAACAGTTACAGAGCCAAAAGTAAGCATGGATACTAAACTAAACTCAAAGTAAACATTACTCCTATCAAACAGATATGCCACAATCAAAGCAATTGCCCAAACAAAGAACCAAATTCCCACAAAAGCAACAACAGTTCGTAAGAAGTTTACTAAAGCAAAACGGTCTCTACCGTGGATATCCTCTTTTAGACTAGCTACTGCAGCCCCTTGTGCGATAGTTAAACCATCGTTATTAGGTAATGCTACATCATTTTGCTTATCGTACATATAGTTACGTTTAGTCATACCCACAAGTTCCCACTCATCAGGAGCTCCTGGTCCGGAGTCTTTGATGTCTTTTGCAGATTTCTCATCACCTTTATTGTCTGATGACGGAGAACCATTAAGTTTACCTTTAAGAGCCTCAGCCATTTCTTTTGCCAACCTAACACGTTGTTCCCAGTGGTTAATGCTAGGAGCATAAGACGGACGTTCCATTACTACCATGAAGATTTTAGCTGCGTCTTCTGCGTTAGTCATTTGTTTGAACTCATCCCAAGAATTAGGTGCTTTTGAAGAGATTGATAAGCCATAAGCTGCTAACTGGGAGTTTACTGTAGCCTCATTCATTTCACCCTTCCAAGAAGTTTCAGTGATTTCATAGTTCAAATAAGCCATTTGACCTTCCATTGATGAGAAATCACCGTTATATTTTTCTTGAATGAATTTTTCCATAGCAGTACGTCTTTCGAAAGACCACTGAATCAACCCCCTACCAATACCATTTCCTGCTTCAATGGTAGAGGTATCAAAACCTGACTCAGAGTTGATATTCGCTAACAAACCTATTGTAGATTCATAGTTAAAGCCCTGCTTCATGGCTGCATTACCAATATCTATAACGGTAGATTCCGCTCCACCTGAAACAATTTGTGCCCAAGAGTCATACCCCGCCTGAGCAGTAAGGGGAAATAGGAACTGACAAAGTACCAATAACCCCACAAAGAGAGACTTTAAATTCTTCTTAACCTTTATTCGTAAATCCTCTTGAGCTATTAAGAAGTTTACCCATAAGATATTTCCTGTTATTAGTAAGTTATCCAAAGAATACCACCACCTTTAACCTCGAATATACCAAACTGAGCAACGTTCTTAATAAACAAATCAGTAATCTTAGAGTCATACTTATTCTTCATAATACCAAAGAACTTACCTCGAATGCTTTGACCTTCATCACTCGGAACAGAATATAAGCTATAATACAGATAGTCACCCTCTTCATTTTTGTATTCAGCTAAATCTACCCCACTAGGAGATTTTACAAACCTAGAAAACTTAAGGTTATCCTCAGATACCCCTAAACCTTTCCAAATAGACGGTAATTTTTCTAATTCAACGTCTGTATCTTTAGGAATATTAGAAGTAGTTAACTGATTTACCTTTATAAGAGGTTTATCCTTATTAACTAAACCATTTGTGATAGAGCCTAAATAAAGCACTCGCCCATCACCTAAAGAAATAGTTGAAAAACTCTTACTAACTTTTTTCAAAGTTGCATCAGAAAGAGTAGACCTGCTAGTAAAACCTAAAAGAGTTCCATAATAATCTGTAATGAACTCAAACCCACCTACAGAGTCTGTAACAACAACACCACTAGACTTCCAATCCAAAGAAGAAACAGTTGTATCCTTAATACCAAGACCATAAGTTTTGTTAAAGACTTGGATACGCTTAGATATAGAACTCTTATCTAAGTCTCTTAAGCTACTGATATCCTTACCAAAGCTAACAGAAATATCGCTTTCCTTCTTAGAAACATGCTCTACCTTAGGTTTAGTAGGTTCTTCTTTTATCTTAGTTTTAGATATCAAGAAATTAGCTAACAATGCAATAAGAACTGATAAGAAAACTACTACCCCAAGAACAAAGACTTTTATCCGTTTATCCATAAGTTTACCCCCAATAACTTCAAAGCAATATATGAAAACAAGAAAGTAATCGCAATTATAAGGATACCTAAAAACAATCCTACGACAAACCTAGCGAATCCACTAATCATCTAAATAACCTCCAGTACAATATTCAAAAGAAACTTAAAAATATACAGAAATTACAAAAGGCAGTAACAATAACTGCTACTACCCCTTCTAATATAATTAATTAAGCGACCTAAACTGGCAATACCCCAAGTCTACATAAATGTCAAACTCTGGAATTGCATCGTAAAAACGAGTTGGCATAGGCATAATGGTCATCTTGTTATTAGTAAGGTCCTCCGTGCTTGCCCAAAGAGCAAAGATAACATCGGAAGTCTTAATAATCTCATAAGAACCACCACCTGCTGTACGCATATCACGAGACTCACCCTCTTTTTTGCGTTGCAACTCATCAACAACATCCTGTTTGTACTGGGCTGGAGAAACTACTGCAATATTGTTTTTCTTACAGTACTCCAACAAGCGAGGGTATGCCGTAGCAATACGCTCACGTTCACTCATAGACTTCTCAGAGTCAATAAGTTGAAGATAGTCAATTACAAGCATTTGAGAATTGTTAGCCTTAATAGATGCGTCAATCTCATCTAGGAAAGTCTCAACCTTAAAAGGTCTATCGATAAAGTGCATACTACCATAAGCCGAATTACTAGCTAAGTCTAGCTTAGAAGTAGCCTCCAACTCACGATATGGGCTACCCTCTGGGAACTTGTCGTGTAAGATAGCCCCCTGAGTTACCCCAACCTTAACTTCAGTCGCAGATGCACCTGTGTTATAAGTGTAGTCAAAGTGGATAGCCCTCATCTGAGCTGTCCATGCCTCGAAACCACCCTCGAAAGCCCAAACAGATACATTTACACCATAGTTAACCATTGCAGTGTGGGAAAGTCTCGCACAAAACTTAGACTTACCTGACTTAGATGGAGCCATTACAGTGTAAAGGTTACCTGTATAGATACCCCCATAGTGGTTGTTAAGCTCCTCAATAGCACCAAAGTCAGAGATTTTAACAGACTGACTTTCTTGTTTAGGATTTAGGATGACCTCGGACATATTTACAAACCCTACACCCTTGTTTTGGTCTACGACTCCCTCAATTCTAGCTAAGTTATTCTTAACGTAGTCACGACTTGCTTCAAAACCTTGTAAGGTCTTACGACCTACTTTTAGACCATCACCAATAATCTGAAGACTATCAGCGTAAACCTGTGAAGTTTCAATCGCCTTGTATTCAATGAGATATTTCTCAAATACAAGTTGAAATTCATCTGGGAGTACCTTGTCCATCTTCGATAGATTAGCGAAGTACTTCATTACCCCACCAATATACCCCAGTACAGGCGAGTCATCTATATCACCGTAGGAGTTAATGTCAATCTTCCTCATGTTAGAGGCAGTCTCAATAATATCCTGCTGATGCATAAGAGAAAGCTTAACAAACTCTTCGTCGATAGAAATATTCCTATCCTTGAACTTATATAGAAGAGAGTAAATAATGAAACACTCGTCCCTAAATAACTCAGTTCTAGCATTCCCGAAAAGAAATTGCCTATTTTTTATTGCTGTTTCACTTTTTCCTAAAGCACTCGCAAGAAGAATATCCCCAAAACTCTTCAGCCTTTGCTCGGGAGAAAGAACTACATAATCCTCTGGCAAGATATACCCCCTAATCTACTGCTACATAAATGTTGTTTTGATTAACATAATCCATAAACTTAGATAACAAATCCGCATCCTTAAATAATTCTTTAAAATTATGAATGACGAAAACCCTAATACAATCCTCATCTACCTTAAGAGCATCATTAACCGTAGTAAGTAATTCGTATACATCTTTGATGGACTTATCAGAGATATTCTCCATACTTACTTCTTCTTGCCCAATGTAGTTAAGAGACAAAGATGCATCTTCGTGTATAGTGGTAAAAACTATCGAACCTGGACTATCATACAAGTTAGAGTCCTTCCTTTGAAGATAGAATTCAATACCCATACAATAAATCGTAAAATCCTGTTTAAGTTCTGCTACCTCGAAGAGAAACTTCAAATCATTTTTGCTAACACTTGAAATCTCCCCTTCTACGAGTCTTACTTCTGAGCTACCTTCAATTAAAAGTTCTGACATTATACGAACCTACCTTTCTCAAACTCAGTTCCATCAAAGGATACATCTCCTTCTTTCACCTTACGCAACTTACCTTCAAAACTTTCCATATTTGTAAAGTAAGAGTGGCAAGATTCTAAGTCACAAGTACCATATTGAGTAATATTCATATCCTTGCTACCACTAAAGGCACGTGTCTTCCCTAGACGAGATTTCACTGGCAAGTTCTTCCAAGCTACTACCCCTAGTTTGAGGTCTTTCGTCTCGTCGGCAACATACAAATACTCGTCCAAATCTTCTTCATTGAAGACCTCTACCAAGTTAGTATTAACATCCTCTGGTACCCCATTTCGGACGAAACGTTTACGTTGTTTTTTACGAAGAAACTCGTTAGTGTCTAGTACAGACATCTTACCATCACGGTACAACAAACGCTTAACGCTACCATCAGCTACAGTTAAGTACATGACTCTGTAGTCTTCTACAAGCCCTGCTACCCCTAGATAAGTTTGTAAGTTAGTCTTACCATAAGGCAACTCATCACCATAAATACGGAGAAGATTACCCACATAATCGAAACCTACCAACAAGCTATTAGCACGACCTTCAATAATCTGAGCTACGCTTTCCATGTCCTTAAAGCCTTCAACTGATGAGGCTTTTTGAATAGTTCCGTCCTTATACAAGACATAACCACAGTAAGAATCGTCTACTTCTACAACTTCTTCACGTTTAACAAACTTATAGTCTTTAAACGTAATCTCAGTCTTACGAGGGTAAAGATGAGCATACTTATTTTCGATTTCTGTTAAGTCGTCGTAAATATAAGTATTAAGGTCAGCCAAGTAACCTTTGTAAAGCTCAATTGTATTTGTGATATCCTCAAAACGTTTGGCATACTTACCACCATTAAGGAATGCATTAGCACGTCGCTTAGAAATCCAATCACAAGCTTCACTTGAAATACCTTCAAAGATTTCTTCTAAGTACTCATTAGCTGCATATACCCCTTCGTTGGCAATAATATCCAAATACTTGTTTTTATGTTCGTCATTTGAAATTAGACGGATAAAGTAATCTAAGATAGGCAACTCTTTTGAGAGGGCATCAATCTGTTTGTTAAACTTACGAGTCAAAATCTCCTTACGTTTGGCAAACCACTCCCCGATTACCCCATAGACACCAGTCATCACAAGTCTATCACCATTTGTGAAAATCATGTTAGAAGTGTAATTATTTTGAGTGATATTCTTACGTGCCAACTCTAGCAACATAGGTTCTACGTCTGCTGCCTTACGACAAGTAATTTTAATACCGAAACCTTTTAGGTCAGAAGTAAGAATAACCTGGTTCTCCGAAGTTACATAAGGAAACTTTCCATAATAAGGATTTAGTTCCCCATTATTAAGTTTCTTAGTTTTACTTGAGCGAATAAGGGATTTAATCTTATCTATTACCTTACCGTCAGTCATAATGTAAGGTAACTCTTCAATAAGAACATCACGCTTATTCACCGAAATACGTGACTTAGATTTAATCTTACCTCGACCAGTTGCCATAACCTTAGCCATCTCGCTATTATTAGCTACCACGACACCCCCATTTGGAAGGTCTGGGTAAATAATTTGATTATTGAATTGACAACCGTCAGCAATGTACTCTTTAGTGAGCTTCACTACCTCCCCAAAGTTAAAAGATGGGATCTTATTAGCGATACCCACCCCCAATCCCTGTACAGAGGCTGTAAGAGCCATAGGGAATCGGGCTGGAAGATAAACTGGTTCAAGACCTTCATCAGTCTCAGTAGGCTTCCAAGGAACACCGTCCAAATCTCTTAAGAACAAGTCTTTAGCAGAATCCAAAAGACACATACTAGTGTAACGTTGATGAGCTGCACTTGCATCAGAATAAGATAGTCCTAGATTTCCCTCCCCTTTAAGCATAGGGGGAGTAATAGAGCCATTAGAGTCAACCATACGGACTGCTGTATCATAAATTGCACCATCCCCATGGGGGTGATAAGCCATAATATACCCAACTACTTTATTAGACTTAGTTAGAGAAAATACCTTTTCTTTGTATAATACATAAGGAATACGTCTCTGAGAAGTCTTAAGACCATCGACAATACTAGGAAAAGAACGGTTAATAGCTACCTCGATAGAGTAGTCACGAAAACCTTCTATTACTTGTTTTAATCCTTCTGAACTACCATTATATAAATTAGCCAAAACGACCTCCAAAAATAATCTATACTATATTTTACCACTAAACCAACTATAAAACAAAGGAATTAACTACTGAAAATGTAAGTAATTCCTACCAAAATATAGCTATTTTAAGGGCTAAAAATAAAACGAATCAAGATACTAAAATAAGTGTTAGTGAAATTCACAAAAATTCTGAACTATACTTATTTATAGTAGAGGGAAGAGTAACTGCAATACAAGAATTACAAATAGGATACAAGTTAGAATAAATCCCCGCCCCCACCATTTATTTTCTTTGATTTTTGCTTTTATTCCTTTCGCATAAGCGAAACACTTAAACAATTCCCAAACAATGTATAGGAAAGAAACACCTACCACCCAAAGAACTGGTCCGTACATGCCCAAGTAATACCCCTGAGTGAGAATTCCTTCAGATACATTGAACTTAGTTCCGACAGACCTAAAGACATAAACAACTTCTTTAATGGTGTAATATGTGCTTTTGATGTCTACCTTCATATCAGATAGAGAGTAAGTATCTGGTTTCTTATACAACAACTCAGTTGACTCAAAATACTTAGTATTGTAGAATAAAGCGTGATTCCCCCTTCCTACCAAGTACAGAGACAAAAGTAACATAATAATAACCATTGGAAGAATAAGAGTGCCAAGATTAACTTGCCAACCCTTAACCCTCTCACGGAAACTAATAGTAGATTTCTTCGATTTCAAGTTCATCCTCGAACTCCATTTCCTTTAGTACTTCGTTTAACGCCTCTAAAGAATCCTCGTAATCCCCGTCCATTAATGCTTCCAGTACAAATTGTTTACGGATGGATGCATCAGAACCTGACATGATTTCAATAGCTCTTTCAGCCTCAAAATCATCCTTATCGATTTTAACTTGAGTTAAGATACGAGTCTCAGGATTCATAGTAGTATCCCAAAGAGGTTGAGGGTCCATCTGTCCTAACCCTTTATAACGGTCATATTTCTTACCAACCTTACCTTCTTCTCGGGCTTTTTGGAATTCTTCCTCAGTATAGTAATATACCCCGTTCGCATGGTATTTCGGAGGGTTAGCAAGATAAACTAAACCTTCTTCCAAGAGAGGACGCATATACTTGTAAATGAAAGTAGTTAGCAAAGCCTTAATGTGCTTACCATCCTCATCGGCATCGGTCATGAGAATAACCTTACCAACTTTTAAGTTATCTAAATTGAAGAGACTGTACCCTTCTTCCTCTACAGTCATACCAGCCCCAACAACATTCATGATTTCTACTGCTTCTTTGTTATTAAGTACCCTTTCAACTGTAGCCTTAGAAGTATTAAGAGTTTTACCCCTAACTGGAAGGACTGCCTGAAATCTAGAGTCCCTAGCTGCTACTGTTGAACCCTTGGCTGAGTCCCCCTCTACAATGTAAAGTTCAACTTCTTTATAATTACCTTTAAGTGACGCCTCACAAGATACGAACTTGTCTGGCATAGTAGGTTTGTTAATTTTCTTGTTTGCTTCCTTGATTTGAGCTTCAGCTGCCTTAGCTGCTTCCCTAATTGTAGCAGAGGTGATAGCACGTTCAAGGATTTTCTTACACCAGTCTTCTTCTTTTAACCAAGAATTACTAAGCAATTTGTTAATCGCATAGTAAATTGCATCACCAATATAAGGGTTATCAATAGAGTCCTTAGTTTGACCACGATAAGATTTTTCATTAGCCAAAGTTGTGATAATCATAGAGTACTGCCCTAGAATATCACCATCAAGTAATTTGACTCCTTGTTCTTTACCTTTAGCTTTATAGAAATTTACAATAGCAGAACGAGAATAATCCTCGTGTACCCCTCCTACAACCTTAACCTGGTTGTTGAAGTAACGAACTCCTGCACCTTTTCCAGACATTACTACATTAGCCTCACAGACAAGGACACCTACTACATTTCCTTCCTTATCTTCAAGCTCTTCATGGTGTAGATAAGAAGACTCTGCAACAAAAGAACCAATACGGCTTGCTAAATGTTCCTTAATATTTGATGCAGAATAAGTCATTTCTTTCTTACCGTCAGACAGAATTACATCTACCCCTGACACATAAGACATATCCTCACATACAGACTTAAGCCAAGCGAAAGTAATATTTACATCCGTAAATACCTCTGCATCGGGTTTCCATTTTACAAATGTACCATTTGGTTGAGTTTGTTCAGCAACATGCAACTCTTCCCAAGCTGGATAACCTTTCTCAAAGTGCATAGAGTACTCTTTCCCATCACGGTAAGAAACTACATCAAAGTATTCTGAAGTAAACTGAGAACAAGCTGCCCCTACCCCATTCAATCCAATAGATGCTAGATAAGAATAGTTAGAGAACTTAAAGTTGTCCCAGTCATCGAAACCGATAAGCACTGTTTTAGGGTCATCCATTTTACCCCCTGCATAGAGAGTGTTATAAACGATAGACCAACCCCAGTCCTGTTCCTTCTCAGACCAAGTAAGAGGAACACCACGACCAAAGTCTCGTACAGAAATCGAGCCATCTTCTGGGTAAAACCTAATTTCAATTCGGTCACCATACCCCGATGAAACTTCATCGAAAGCATTACCTACAATTTCCCAAAAGGTGTGTTTCGCACCATCAAGACCTTCACTACCTAACATAGAGGCTGGACGTTTACGAATAGGTTCTGCACCCTTCAGCTTCTTCAAGCTATCAATACCATAGCTATCTAAGTTTTTATCGGACATAAAAACTCCTTTCAAAATATAAAATATAAAAGACCTATAAATAGTATATAAAATATCGAGGAATAAAACAAGTATCTGGTAATAGAAAAAAGCACCAATTAAGTGCTTTTGCTTATTGTAGATTTACTTTTATAAGATGACTCGTCTAAAAGTGTGTAGCCATAAACAGTCGCTACAAACCCTATAGGTCATGCAAATCATCCATAGAGATACCCAAACCTACGCCAGTACCCCTTAGATTGTCAGATGCATAAGAGTGACCATCTTTAGTTTTGGTACGTTCAATAAAGTAAGGACTTGCTAAGTAATAACTTTCATCATCGACACTACCCAACAGTAACAAGCACTCATCGATGTCGTTATTTGTTACAAAAATAGTAGGTTTATTAGCTACCGCTCGAGCCTCCATCAACCCACGAATACACATTAGCTCCTTATAAGATGAACCTGAATTAACCAGTACAAACAAAAGGTCTAAATCATAGTACTCTTGCAAGTCCTTGTCTTTAATGTAGTAAGAATAATATACCCTACTGGACAAAAACTTACCACTACCAAGCCCCTTCTCATAAGCTAGGGCTAACATAGGGAAAGCTAATCTATCAGCATACCCCTTCCTAGCCAAGCCAAAACACATAGACTTACTAGGCATCTCACCCCTTGATAAAGTACCACGAAGGTCATTAAGAGCATCCCTAACAAGAGAATAGGTTTCTTGGTCGATTAAAGGTTTTTCCATGTCTGGAATTAGTAAATCGAAATCAAAATAAGAAGTTAAGTATTTATCAGAAAAACCTAACTCTTCGTGAATACTTTTACTTTCTTCATTTTCATCTACAACTCCGCTCTCAATAGCTTCTTTACGCTTTTCCTCGCAGTAAGGACAATTTATAAAACGACCTAATGCCCTATCAAAAAGTTGACCATTAGCATTACAGTTATGAGGACATTCTTCGAAATGTAGTTTCATCTAACTACCCCTCCTTCCTTAGAGCTATAACTAGGTTGTAAATATCAGAGCTAAAGATAACACTTAAATCCGATAAGTCTGCCTTCTTCTCTAATACCACACAATCATAGATTTTCCCATCTAAGTCAGTGTAAGAAAAATGCCACTCTTTAGGAGAGACAATAAGCAAATCATTTACTACTTCAAGACCCTGACCACTACTAGACAAGAAATCCATAATAACTTTCACATATTTTAACGATAATTTCATTTTAACCTTTCTTAACAGTTAGGATATATACCCCCTAAGCCTCCCACATACCCACCTGTGGCACATCCGTCCATCTTCAACATTTTTAAATTTTATAGGCATAATACTACTCCATAACTTTTGTACTATTATAACATACCCCATAAATAAAATAAATAGACATTATATAGAAAAGAACTGACCTGAGCCAGTCCTATTTCTTCTTATTTGCATGTTCTTTAAGCAAATCCAATACCATGGAGAAGTCCCTACCTGCAAACTCACTACTTGCCTCAGCACGTCTAGATATTTCAGATAATAGCTTACGCTTCTCATCACCCCTAGTTACAATCATATAAACGTGCTTATCTACAATATTAAAGTCCCGTGTAATACGACCTTCAAACTGAACCATGTTATTTGGATTGCCATCATAGTTGTAGAAGATACAATGATTACAAGCCCCAAAGTTCAACCCACGCTGGACATTAGTAATCAAAATACGAATATCCTTACGTTTAAAGGCATCAATAATTTCATTTCTAACATTAATAGGTGTACTACCGTTCATAATCTCAGACTTAAAGCCGTTAGCTTCTAGGAAACGTTTTAGATGCTTATGAGGTTCTTTCAAGGTAGTGTAAATAAGAACTTGTTCTACCCCTTTGAGCTTTCCATTCAACAAGTCTAGTAATGCTCCTGCTTTTGGAACATTTTCAGCATTGTACTCAATATGATCACCCCAATAAGAAGGACAATCCAATGCCATCTGAGGCATAGACGATTTACGAAGTATCTCCTTTTGAATCTTAGAAGTACCAACTTCTATCAACTCAGCTGTACAACCAATCATCTGAGCTCCTTGCCCCTCACGAGTACGTTTTAAATACCTTAAAGCTATCTTTTCACGAAAATCTTCGGCATTTTTATACTTGCCTGAAAACTGAGGTTTACCCGTATACCAATCAAAAACCTTATACCTCCTGTCAAACTCTGTCTTGGTAAATAGGAAAGTATCATCCACAAAAGATAATTGAGCTCTAAACTTTTCCAAGGCATTCTCAAAAGACCCTGCATTCATTAGGATAACATAATCAGCCTTGTCAGCCAAAAGCTTACCCGACTTGAACTTTGTAGTTTTCTCATTAGTTAGAACAGAACCTGACTCATCTACAACAACCATATCAAATGGGAAATACCCATAGTAATCTTCGTACTGGTCACACCAAGCATGGAATAGGGGGTGAATCATTAGTGAGTGATTTCCACAGACATTTACAGACATAAGCTCATTACGTTGGCTAAATTTAAGAATTTTATCCTTCTCCCCACCAAGCTCCTCAAAGTAAAGACCACTAAACTTAATTAGTTCTCTAGTAGATTGCCTAGTAAGGTTCTTCTCTGTTAGATACAACACATTGAAGGAATAACCTTTTTCCTCAGCCTTCATAGTAAGGTACTTAATGAGACTAGAAACTTGTACCGTCTTACCCATACCAACTGAATCCCCTAAAATCATACGCTTAGAAACGTACATAAAGGATACCCCTACAGTTTGAAGGTCTGTTAAAGTTCCTTGCTTTCTATCCTCTGGAGCAACAACATCAGAATCCCTAGCTTCGATGATTTCATCGACTTGTTCATCTGTTAGCTCATCAGCCATGTGCCTAAGCTCTTCGATACCCCCTTGCCCCTCAGACACTTGTTGCAGTTTTAACAACATCTGAGCCTGACGCTCGGTTAGATAATCACCAATCAAATGGTTTCCATAATATTTTACTTCTTTTCTTCTACCCAAAATAACAACTCCTACTCTAAAATATCTGTATTTTCGCTAAAGCAATTAGGACAAACACCTGCATTTAAATCCTCTATTATAGCTGTGTACTCTTCCTTACACGACAAACATATACGGTCTTCTTCTAAACTAGACCGTGGACAAGAATACTTATACATATCAATTACTAGGGAAGAAACATGCTTCCCCTGTCTCCAAATAAGAATTATACCCCTCAATAACGATACCCTTCAACTTGAAGAAGAAATCCCTATCAATGGGGTGACACAAGTCCCTACTAGACCTACTGTTACTAGATGACTTATCCCTACCCCTCTGTGGCATTACAACAATACCCCCAGAGAACACTTTGACATCGTGTATCATGAATACATCGTCAAAAGTAATTGAACAAGCAACTAGAGGATGAGTCTCAGACGTCCTCTCAATAGGAAAATATTTTATTTTTGTAACTTCCATTATACCATACCTTCAAAATTAAATAAATAGCTTCTGACCACGTTTTATAACACGACCAAGCTGTATCTCTTTCATAATATCACGTCTAGTGAAATATTTTTCTGCAACTTCCATAGTTGACCTAGGATTTTCTCTTAAGAATTGCCTTAATGACATACCCTCATGATAAGTAACTTCACGAGTTCTAGGTCTCTCCTTAGTAGGAACACGTTTAGATACTACTGATTTAGTACCCATAATTGTTGACTCATCTACAGAGTTCAACAAGTCATCTACAGAAGAGAAAGGGTCGTCTTTAACTGGGGAAACAATCTTAGTTGGTTCCTCCAAAACGATGTTAGAAGATGGTTCATTTACCAACTCTTCCTCTTCTATCATCTCTTCCTCTTCTACATAAACAACCTCTTCTGGGGCGGAAACTTCTGAGACACCTTCCTCAATCGAATTATCAAAAGTATCATCTTCGTCTTCCCCGTCTTCCAAATCTACCCCATAGTAATCGAAACCGTCTTCGGTAGTCTTTAGAACTAAATTTTCTACTTGAGACTTTTCTATCTTAAGATTTTCTACAGAAAGAGCATCGTCGGAAGTATTTTCCTCGTCGAAGAGATTAAACATATCAAGGTTGAACTCTTCCTCTTCTCCGACAAACTGTACCTCATTGATGTATTCAATCTCTATTTGCTGATTAGCAAAAGGAGTAACTTTTTCATATTGAATATTGAACCTAAGTTCCCGTTCTTCAAATTCTCGAAATATAGAGTTTTTAAACTCCTTAAAACTCTTAAGACCAACCTTAGACCAATTTATAGAAGAATATAGGTCGTTAGACAACTGACCTATACTCGTTTCTAATAAAACTTCTACCATAATACCCCCTAGATATCAATTACCATGTTGAGAATATCGTCCATCTCACTAGGACTTGCATCTTTAATTTCCTGAGAAACTGCCTCTTTAACATCTAATTCCTCTTTACGAGGTTCTAGTTTATTCCATAAAGCTTCGATATATCTATAAGTATTACCGTTATCTACAACATCTCTACCGAGGATTGCACCAATCATAAACGAAGTCTTACCACCCCTATATTCTGGTGTACGGATAGCATACCTACCAATTTTACCTGAAATATTGTATGGGAAGTCCCTTGGTTTAGTCTCAGTAGCTTGTTCAATCTCTGACGCATCCGCACCTGCTACCATACGCAAATCGATACCCACTTTAACGTCTTTCGGTATAGCACTGTCTACAAGACGCTGACTCAAACCGAATAAGCGTACCCCAATATAACGCAAGTTGTTGATTATTTCACTAATAATCATACGATACTCTTTGTATTCATCCATGTTGTTCTTTTGGAGATGGTTACCTAAAGACATCATTTCTTCCATGAAGATATAAAGGAACGGCATATTTACATCAGGATGTAACTTGTGCAACTCTTTTATATTACTCATGTTATATTGACCAAGTAATGCCCTACGCCTTGGAACCTCTTCATTCATTAACCACCTTAATACTTTCATAGTATCTTCAGTAGATTGAACCTTTTGAATAATGTGAGGGAAGTCCATAGAGAAGAAATCACCCTGATACCCCTTAGGGTCTGAGATAATAAACTGCACCTTGTTAGGGCTATTAAACATAGAAAGCTGACATATAATCGACAAAGCTAACCAAGATTTACCAGTACCCTTCATACCACTCAAGGCAACAGCATCTACATTATAAAAATCAATTAGAATAGGTTTACCCATTTCATCAGAACCCAAAGCTACTGGCATAGTATTTTCTGAGTTTTGGATAAAACTTAAGTCAGATGACCAAACATCCTTAACACTAAAGCTAGGTGGTTCGTTTTTAAGTATGTCTATATGAACGTTACCCCCAATTTCCTTGGTCATAACCATGACGTTAGGAGCAACCTCGTTACCCATATCATCGTAACGTTCTTGATTTTCAATTGATTTACCAACTTTATCTGCTTTGAATTTACCATTAGCTGCTACAACTAACTTATACATGAAACTATTTTCATAGATTTTTAAAAGTCTGTAGTCTTCATCGTTAAAACCTTCACGACTAGCTGCATTAGATAGCAAGAAGTTATAATGCCTAAATACTTCAGTATCTTCATAAATCTCAACCATGTCATAGAAGTTTGGTGTCATGGAACGTAAGATTTTAGAGAACTGTTCGTGCAAATATAACCTACTCTGCATACCTGGTTGAGCCATATCAAGTTCCTGTATAGCATCATCCACGCTTTCAGGCTCTTCTACCTCTAAAGGTGTATACCCCTCATCAGCTACATCTGCTAGTGAAATATACTCCCCGTCATCTTCTTCTGAGTATTCTTCGTAATCACCAAAGTCATCCTCAGAATAAGGAACTTCATCAAATTCTTCTTCCTCGAAAGACTCTTCAGGTTGAAAAACCTCACTACTGAAATCGGCAGGTTTATTTTCAACCTCATCGGTTGTTGTAGCATGTGAGCCAGTCTCTTCTACCCAAGCTAGAGCCTTACCTACTAGGAGAAAACGACCTGAAAAACCAACTACACTACAGAGTACCCCTAATACTACTAACCACATAGCAGAAGAAATACTGGTAATAAAGAACCCTAGAACGTATAAGAATAACCCAAAAGCTGCCAAACCGACACCATATCTTGAAAACATTACGAAAGTATTGTTCCAACCCACTGGGCTTGTAATCTTAATAGTACTAAATAAATTAGCTAGGAAAGAACCCATCAGCTTACAAAACGCTACAAAACCTTTCCAAACATGACCTAAGATTACCTCTTCTTTAGACATATCCATATTATTTTGTAGATTGTTATCAGACGGCATACCCCCAAAAGGTGGCATACCTCCACCACCTCCTGGATTGCTTAAACCTGCAAAACTATCTACATCCATTTGGGAACCTTCAGACTGCAATCCCATAAACCAATCATCATCCTGCCCTGCACCAAACTCTGGTGGGTTAGACTTAGCTCGGTGGTTCTCTAGAGCTTCTTCTTCTGAACCAAACTCATCGAAAAAATTAGCCATATTAACCTCCAAAAATAATATTTACTAATACATAGATAAACAAAGGAGTCCATACAACTGCATGAACCGTGTTTTCTACTGTGCCGTTATACTTGTCAATAGCTCCAACGTATGAATCTAAAAACAATGTAAAGAAAAATAATAGTAACATCCCACTCATTATTGGTCGTCCTCCTCAGTAACTTTCTTAGGTACCCCTGTACCTTTGGACTCTTGTTGCTTATTTATAGCATAATCCCTAAACTGCTCTACAATATAATTTGTTACCAATTTACCATTACTATATTTAGCTGCATCATCAACGTCCTTGTCGATACTTACCAACCAACCTGAGTCAATATCTGGATAGCGTTCCAAAGTAATATCGAAAGAAATATCACGTTTAACTGCGTCTTTTGACTTATAGTAATTCAAGATATAATCGTATAAGAAAATATCAAGCTTAGTAGAGTCATTTTCTTGGGTTTCATAGAGGGACATATTCTTGAACAAGTTATCTTTATCTTCTTGCCAAAAATCTTTACTTGTTAAGTCAAGCATACTAACCTGAACAGTATAGACTACCTTATTATTAGCAAAGGTTGCACTAGACTCTACCCCCTTGATTTCCATGGATGTTAAGGCTACCTTATACATATTACGAAGGAACTGCTCTTGGTAATCCGCCTGAGCCGCCGTCTTAGAAGAGAAATAATCATTATAGGTTTCCACAACTTTGGTACCCCTAGAATACTTTTCCGCTGTAGCAAAATCTAACGTAGATAAAGCTCTCACATAGGAATATAACACGTCTTCACTAGACATTGACTTATTACCTAGAGAAATCGTCTTACCATCCAAATCCCAAATAAACCCTTTTGGGGGAGTACCGAAAGACTTTCTTAACTCAGGTTGCATATCCATCAAGTAAGCGTCAGTACCTTCGACATAGTTATCATCTTTACTAGAGCTCTTTACTTCAGTCTTCGGTACAGAAACCTTATTTTTCTGTTGAGCATGCCTGTTAGCCTGCACCATTAAGAAAATCAAAAGTACAACACCAACTATTGCGAACGTAGCCTTCTTATGCTCTTTCACCCACTCCCAAACATTTCTTAGAATTTCCATCTTCTACCACCTATTCTACAAGATCGATACCCGTTCTAAAGATATCAGATTGAGCAAGCTCCTCTGGTAAGTTCATTTTTACCAAAGAAACAACCGACTTATCTAATTTGACTAAGAATGCCTTATCATAAATAGAGGAAACAGTATTTACCTTACTAGAGCCTTGTTTATGATTTATAACTAACTTATCCAACTCAAAGGCTAGGTCCTCTATAGAAAGAGCTCTACATAAGTTTTTACGAACATCAGCATCACCAATTGCTCCAATAGCAAAAGATGTTGTATTCTGGAAGATACCAAACTTATCGTGTTCTCCAAGCATCTCAGAAACCTTATTGGTTACGATGAAGTTAACATCACCATTCTTACGACCACCAGTAAGGGCTGAGTTTAGAATTGCCTCAGAACCTTCCATCCTACCCCAACGTTGGAACTCTTCCCAAACCTTGAAGTTATACCTACCTTGAGCCTTAGCATACATAGACCTAATTTGAGAGATAATAGCTGCATAAGATTGAGATAAAGCTAACTGAGTTAAGTCTATATCTGCTTCAGACTTACCTGCCAAACCAAATGAACATACAACCAATTTAGCATCTACCAAGTCTTTTAATGAAATCTTTTGTTTAAAGATATGGGAGTTTACCCCACCATTTTCAAAGGTTTCAAAATAAGTTCTTAAAGAAGATGCTGCTGAGTCAATGGCAGATATATAAGAGTTGTTTAACTTATAGTTATCTCTTGCGTTAGGTTTTTCTACGCCGTTCTCTACGTCATATTTGTACTGAACTGCTTCTTCATACAGTTGCATAAATTTATCATAGACATCCCTGAGAGTTAGATTCCTAGACCTATCCCAAGTTGCCATGTCTTCCGATACCCCTGCCTCAGCATAAGTACGAGAAACAGACTCAGATAAGATAGAAGAAACCCACTCAGAGTCTTTTTTGTTATCTTTAAAGTCTCCGATAAGTACCTTCAAGATTGCTTTAGTGAAACGAATAGAGGAATTAAGCATGTCTTTATCTAACTTCTCAATACCTGTTAAGGTAATAGGGACAGGGTCATAATACTGCCCCTGACCTTCAGCCATGTTAAGAACTACAACCTTATCATCAGCCGACAAGAAATCCGCAAGAGGTAAATACTCGAAACCTTCAATATCCATGATAGTTCCTGTATATTTGGGGTCTGCTATGAGTTGTACAATCCAACCCTTTTCTATAAAGGACTTACCATGACCAGTTTCCGCTGTTATTAAGATATTTTCAGCTGTTTCAGAAGTCTTTTTGAAAATCTTTAATACTGGAAAACCTGAATAGATATCACTACCTATATAGATGCCACGCTCGCCTATCTTACCTTGGTCATAAGTATTAAACCGTGAAATAACTTCGTCAGTTAGAGTAGTATTACCCACCAACTTTTTCGCTTTTTCTGACATTTCTGCAGACATAGGACTAAAGGCTTTAAGAAAAATACCTATATCTTCGGTAACTCGAACTGCAGTGATACCCAAGTTTTTAGCTACCGTCATACAATCCTGAATAGTATCATCAAAGCTAGTACCCCTTTTTCCTGATATTAACATCATTGTCCTATACTTAAATAGCTTACGTTTACGCCTAATTTCAGCAGAAGAAAGGTAAACCAAGGATTGCCTTCTTAAAGTATCCAAATCCAACATTCTAACGTTTTCCCTGAAAGTAAACTCATCGACATCTTCTGCCTCTTCGGATACCTTCTTCCAAATCTTTAGTTTGTTTTGCAACGCTGGACTATCCCAGTCAATTACAGTAGGCTCGATATAAGATACAAAAGAAACTTTAACACCTACTCTAGTTACCGAACGAAACTCATCTACAAAAGCTATTGGTAACTCACTAGGAAGACCATCAAACGTGTAGTAATAAACTACATCGTCCTTTCCTGAGTAAGTCCCATAACCATCCGAATAGAAGTTATAGTTCTTAGTTACCCCTTTTAAGGATAAGTCTTTATAAGCCTCTCCGAGATACCTCTTCTTCCAAACCTCAAGAAGGGAAAGCCTGCTCTCCTTTTCTCTAATCTTAGGTAAACTTAATAAATTCATTACTAACCTCGCTTAACCAGTAATTTATACATTTCCATACAAGAGTTTAAATATAAATTCTCTCGCTCAAACCTATTCTTAGGGTAATCTAAGACAGGAATAGAAAACTCTGCATTAGGGTCACTTACAACAGAACTAAAGAACTTAAATTTAGGTGACACTTTCTTCAACCCTAACCTATCTACCATGCTAGGACTAGATAAAGCATAATGGACAGTCCTAGTAGCCCTACAATTAAGTAAATGTTCTTTAGAGTTACTAGTCCTATCCAATACAATGCAAGTATCGTAAGAGATATCCTCTAACAATTTTAACAATACCCCCTGAGTAGGGTAGTTCGTCATAACTATACTATGCTGATACTTGGCAGAATCTTTTTGATTATTTGCTGTAATCCAAGTATAACTTGAATACATATCCTCATATACCTTACCAACTGGTTCTAAAACTATTAGTCTTGGACGTCGGTTTAATACCTTCTCGCAGAACACTTGTAAACCTAGCATAAAAGAGAAAAGGTAAGGAGTTCTTCCAATATCCTTTACCCTAATAATATCCTTCTCTTTACGGAAAGAAACACGAGGGAAGAACGATACACTAGCACCCCTCCCCACTTGAGGAGTAGTCTCCTCAACGGAAGTCTTAATATCTTCCAAAAGTTTTGCTAAGTTTGCACGTTCATCTTGAATGTTTCTTAAACCAATAGAGGTGTCTTCTATAACGCTAGTAGCCTTTTCTGATAATACTACTAACTGTTTAGATTTTTCTGAATAGCCCTCACTAATCTGATTTACGGCATTATTTAATACTTTTAAATAATTGGCAGGTATAGGAGAGTCATCGCCCCCCACTAGATAGCGAGATAGGAAGTCATTAAGAACCCCCATACCCCCTAACGCTACTAATTCACCGTTCCCATCTTTTGAAGATACAAGAGATTTAACTAAATCCACATCCTCAAAAAAGAACTCATCGGAAATATAAGTACCCCCACTACCTATAATCGCCATTTCTACTAAATCGTCTTTTGTTGACTCCTCATGCACATACCACAAAGAACCAACACCCTTACCTTTAAGTACAGATAAATTCGCTGCGAATTCATTTGTATCTTCATTACTTTCATAATAGATAAGGTCTGAGATAGTACCTACTACCTTGGTTGCTTCTAATAAAGAACCTACAACCAAAATATCATAATCTTCGACCAAACCTAAATCCTTACTAGAAACAATTACTATCATTTAATTAGACCTTTCCAATTAATCCTAGAGAATACTGCCCTAGACAACAAAGAATGAACTTCTTCTGAGATAAAACCATTAACAACTGGAGAACTCTTAGCGATACCCCTAGCCAGGGTTGGAGAAACATCTTCATATTTTAAGAGTTGATATTCTAACCTTGCGATATCATTACTAAATACTGGGATAATATGGTCGAACAACCCTAACTGAGACTCCAAAGAGTTTAATAAATCTGTTGAAGCATTCACAATAACTTTTTCCTTACCTGACAACAAGTTAGGTAAATCTTTTACAGTTGCATTAAGAATGTAGAAGTTACCACCTTCTTCATAAAACTCACTGTCAGAATTCAAATATAAAGATTCGTCAATGTAAGGAGATAAATCAAAGGAACGACGGATATCTACAATGTAATAACCACTAGAAGTCTTTAACTCTTTAGCAATAAAACTAGAGGACTCGTCACCCACGACTAAGGTAACACCCAAAGTAGGTAAAACTCCACCTGATTTTTGAAGTAAATCCTCCGAAAAATCAGAATTTGAAGAGCCAAATTTTTGCTCTACTGGAGTACCTAAATCAGCTACCCTAGAAATTTCCGAAAATTCTGAAGACTTCGGAAATTCACTAGCTGGATTCAAAGATTCACCCGAATCCACAGGCAACCAATTGCTTTCCTCTTTAGATTGCTCATTTACTGCGTCATCCTCTAAGTCATCCTCAGGAATGAAACCAGTCTGATAATGGCTTTCACCAAAATCACTAAAGTTCAAGGATAAATCACCTGTAGGTTCTTGAGGTTCAACTTCTGTAGTACCCCCAAACAACTTGTTGATAGATTCCTGTACCTCCGTACTACTAACAGAAACTGCTGGACTTACCAAACCTGCAGGGTCAACAGACGGAGTAATTGGTGTAGGGTTAGGTACTGTAGGAATTGGTGTTGGTTGTTCAACCTTACTTTCTACAACTTCCTCTTTTTCCTCCACCTTTTTATTAGCTTCCTTTTTACCACCAAACAACTTACTAAAGAAACCAGTTTTTTGTTTCTTTGGGTTATCTTTATTTGTTTTCTCAAGAGCTTCTTTAGCTTTAACTTGACTATCATCTATAGAGAAATACTTAGCTTTAATTTCGAGGATAGGTTTTTCTACCATTTCGATTAGAACACCTGTAGAAGTCTTTTCTGGTAAATACGCTACCGTGTACATAGGGGCAGAAAAAACATTAACAAATGTATCAGCTAAGGCAGAACCACTTTCCCGTGAAATAGCCATTACTACTTCAAGATTTGGAGAGTAAGACTCGATATAGTCTTTCAAAAAGATAAAATCTTTTTCCTCACTACCTAAATTTAAAGCATTCTCTGCAATAACCAACCTATCGAAAAACTCGCTACGCTCACTAGTTTCAGATAGGAAGTCTACTAAAGCTACCCCACCTACTAGATCTAAGCTATCTTTAATAGATTTAAGAGTTGTGACTACGCCTTCTGATTTAGTTGATAAAAATGCTACTTTCATTTAATTATACCCCTTATAATTCGATGATTTCTTCATCGCTTTCTTCTACCTTTTTATTTTTGTTTTTATTTTTCTTCCTGTTGTTTCTTTGCTCTTTAAGCCTACGCTGTTTCTCTTGCTTAATGAACTTTTGAAGTTCACGTTGCTCTTCAGCCTCTTGCCTACGTTCAGCAACAGTTTTATTAAGCTTAGTAACCACTCCTCTACGTTCCAAAGTAATAGGAACGGCAATACTTGAAGTTGTTGATACTAAAGCACTACGCTGAGCATCTACTACTGAGAAACTATTTAAGTTAAACAACTCAGCTGTAATAGACCTAAGACCTTCCTCATTAAGGGAGTAATACCCCACATAATTACCTTCTAAGAATTTCTCAATAATACGTTGAGCAATTGCTACAGCCTGTACTTCTGTTGCAGGCATAATAAGAAAGTAAGTATCGAAAGTACTTATTTCGTGTACCATGTCTTCTTCCAAGTGAGAATACATACCGTTAAGTACTGCCCTCATATCTGGGTTAGGTGATTTACCTGCCTGTGCATATAACGTATTAATTCGCTTATCTTTACCAACGTGAGCCATGTAATCAATATGATAAAGGGCTACTTTGTGTTTTGCACACTCGTTATATGCATCCGCAATAGACTCATAATGGTTAAATTCTGCTTTTGAATCTAACCCTACGATAACATCTTTCTCAAGACCAAAAGCAATCCCAATCTTTCCGTTACGATAATGAGCAACCTTTAACTCTTCACCATCTATATCGTAGATACCCCAAATTTCATCGGTAGATAATTTGTAATCATTATCTAGTTGTTCGTAATATTGCTTTCTTAAGCGACCTTCTCTTAAGAGTATGAACCGTATACCACAGATGAGGGCTGCATATAGTACAGAAACTATAATAAACTTAACAAAGAAACTACGGTCTCCTTTACTAAACAAGATAAGTAACCCTAAAAGGAAACCAATTACCCCAAACATCCAAGATAAAACCCTACGTGTCTTATTTGACTCCGACCTACCACCGTTGTAGTCAAAGGTTACGGGCAACCTTACAGTATCATCACCCAACTGTGGTTGGATAAAATCTCGTAAACTTTCCAAAACTTTGTCTCCTTATAAACCTGCTCTAGGGGGAGTCGACTTCGGTAAGTTCTCATTAAGAAAACCTTGACCGTACCCCAACAATAATACATAGCTTGGTCTAAACTGCATACTAGAATCATTCAAGTAACCAGTTACATATACCAACTGATGACCTTCCTTATCACTCACTACAAACTCAAAAGCATAAATACCTTCTTCGTCTGTAGAGTAGAAATTTGCACTATCTATTTTTAAATCATTAGCAATAAGTACAAACTCTGCTAGTAACAAAGGATTATCTTTGCTACCCCCAAAATATTTTGAGAGAGTTTCCTTAAAGGCTGTCTTAGCACCACTAGTAGTAGACTTCAAGTACTCTTCTTTAACGATTGAAGAGATAGCCTCTTTTAGGTAAGTCTGATAATCTACTAATTTGTCACCCTTTAAGCGTTTTACACCTTCCTCAGCTACAGTTGAGTTATCTAAGATTAAGGCTTGATACTGCTCAACAGTCTTTACACCTTGAACCCCTTGAGAACTGTAGTCGGGATTTAGCTCTACCCCTTCGTAGGAGAAGTCATCGACTAAATCTTCTGTTTTCTTTTGCCGTAAGACCTCCTTAGGAGCTTCTTTTGGTGCATTTTTACTAGCTACCTGACTCCTATAAAAGAGTACCAAAGAACATACAAACGCAATCAATAAAATAACTGTTGAAATCATAACTATAACTTTCTTATTTCCCATATTAACTACCCCATTGCCTTAACACTACCTACTATAGTGTAACCTGCATCACCTAAATTAGTGAAACCATTTCCACAATGTGTAGGTATATCTTTTGCTGCTATCAACCTATAGTTCCAAGTATTAGGTTTTCCAATAGTATTCCCTGACTTAGGAGTATTTTGCTCGATAACTAGAATATCGCCATTCTCGAAAACATGAGATACAATACCAGTATGTATACTAGACTCACTAAATACTGAACCCATCTTAGGACTATTTGTAACCTTAGCCCCAGACTTCTGAGCAACAATGCCTGCTACCTCATTACCATTACCTTGAGCATTTACGAAGTGTTCTCCGCCTTTCTCCCAAAGGTTATAGAGCATTGAGGCTGAAAGCTCAGTACACTGACCAGCCCATCCTGCATCAAATACCCCTACAAAGTCAATCCATCCGTTGCTATTCGGTCCAGTGATACCACCCTCCCAAGGGGCTCCGTATTTCATACCGATAGACTCAGGATCTATTGCATACTTCTTCAACTCATCTGGTAACTCATCTTTCGTGTAATAGTTACCTGCTGGGTTAACAGAAAGACCATGAGAACCACTACCGTCCTGCTCTAGGTTACCTCCACCTGTTTTCTTGTCCGAAGAATCAGAATCCTTAGAAGAAACTTTGCTAGTTGAGAAATTACAACCATGTTTGCCTTCTTTTTTCTTCTTGTCATCTGCATTAACTTTAGCGTCAAGTGCTTCGTTAACTTTAGAACTTGCTAAATGGAATAAACCGTTCACATAATGAATTTCACCACCACCAGCTGCTGTAACAGAAGAGTCAGAAGTGGAATCAGAACTAGAGCTAGATTTAGAACTAGAACCACCACCATAGAGGTCGTATAAGCCCTGAGTTTGGAAATCTACATATTTCGCATACCCCTCAGCACTCATGTGGATATTATCACCACCCTGATAGCTAGACCAACCACCGTTATTATCAACGTAAGTTTTCCAATCAAGATACCTCATGTTATCATGAGAGTTTACAAAGTTTTTGATTGTAGAGTTTATAGTTCCGTTATCTACCCCACCCTCAGAAGCTGTTAATACCCATGTGATAGTTTTAACACTACTAGGGATATTAGAATAGAACTCCTGTAGGGCGTCAGTTGACATATCGTTGTTAGTACCGATAGCTACAACCAAGTTCTCTTTAATTTTGTTTTCACCTGCCAACTTTTTCAGAGTGTCTATTGCAGTTTCACCAGTCTGCTGACCTCGGATAGAAATTAAACCCCTAGATGGGTCAGAATCATACACTGCATTAGGAAATGCACCTTGGAATTGATTAGCTGAACCTGCACCAAGGGAGTCACCAATATAGGTAAGTTCCCAACTTTTTGCCCAGTTCTTTGCTTCTTCAGTAATTGGTCCCTGCCCTGCAGTCTCACTAGTACCAACTTTCTTATTTTCGTTAGTACCCTGTTGTGTGCTAGTATCAGACTTTTTAGAAGAACCAACAGAACAATCATTAAGGATAAGAATGTAAGCTCCTGCCATAATTACAGTAAGAATTAACAGAGAAACAACAACCCCTAATAAGATACCTAATGTGGATATTAAAAATGTAATAATATCTACGACTATAATAAGAAGATTTAATAAAGCAATAAGTGCCTTTAATGAAATATATACGGCTAAAGAAGATGCCTTAACAACAACATTCTTAGATTTGCCTAAAGATTTCATACCCCTTTGCATGAATGCCGCTGGAACAGACGTCATTGATAGGGTAAGCTTAGCACTATATAAAGCTAGACGTAAAACAATGCCTAAGATAAAAAATATTACGTTTAAAATGAATAGAATTACTACTCCCATAACTCACCTTCCACCTAAAAATATAGGATATGGGGGAATCGAACCCCCATAATCTTTCGACCTACCAAATATCCTTAAGACCTGCCACTAACATTGTGTTTATCTTTACCACTGTCAGAACCTTTGGTCTTATTACGTTTTAACCAACTATTAAAGTTAGAGTAGCGTTGACTAGCACTCTCACGACGCTCCCTCCAAAGAGCTTTACGTTCTTCACGGAGCCTTGCTTTTTCTTCAGCACGTTTATGAGCTCGACTAGCACCTTTCTTAGTAACACCAACCCTATCATCAATAGCCTGGCTTGCCTTAGCTACGCCTGAGGCAGTAGCTTTAGTAGCTTTAGCAACACCACCTGCAGCTGATTTAACAACTGCTCCACCGATACCTAATGAGGCTGCACCTACAAGTGCTGCTCCTCCGAGTACCCCACCAATGTGAGATAGGAGAGCTTTACCATGGGTTTGAAGAGATCCCCAAATAGACTTAAATACTTTCCAATATGCTACAAAGACTACTGCATTAAGTACAACCATTGCAAACAGAGTCATAGCAGGGTCTCCTAAAACAATAGAAGTTCCCGTATCACCTGTTACGGCTGTAGAACCTTTACCCATAAAGAGGGATACAGCCCAAGACATTGCTATCGAGACTGCTAAGAATTTAATAGCTGGTAAGAATACCGACTTAGCTACTTTTTTAACCGTTTCCTTACCGATATCTTCATTTACAGATAAGGCAATATAAATGATTACCATAATAGCACTAATAAACATAGCAATGATAATAGCTACCTTAAGCAAAGGAATAACATAGATAGCTAGAACATCTAGAATTAAGAGGAAGATACCCGTTGTTAACGAGCTACCCTTCATAACCCTCTCGTAAACACTTCCATGCTCGCCCTCATCAGCAGTAAGACTTTCACCAGTTGAATTAGCAATAATCATACGAAGAAAGGCATCGTAGGTGAAGTTCTTAAGCTCAAAGGACTGAGGATACAAGTTGATAGAATCACCCAACAACTTAGTTTGAGAGAACTCTTGGTTGAAGATAAAGGCTGCTTCCATTGACGCTGAAGTGTTAAGAGCTACGTCAGTAAAATTGTAGTAGTTTAACAAATCGAACCAACGTTTCATTGTCTTTTCAGAAACATTCATAATCTTACGTTCAACACTAGTAAGTTGGTCTTCTGTAAGACCGTAATCATACATCTCTGACTTAGAGAATACCATCGGACGTTCTTTAGGGTAAGACGCTGGGTCAATTGGGTCAGAAATTGTATAAGACTTACCTTGGAAACTAATCTTTTCTTGTTTAGCGTAGCTTGCATCATACATCAAGTCTACCCATGGAGTATAGATGTTATACAACCTAGCAACGTTAACGTTATGCCAATATTTCTGAGCTAACTCTGGGTTAGAAGCAATATCTTCGTCCTTCTCATGCCCCTCCTCATAGGTTACCCCATCATAGAAGAAAATTCCATAAGTTTTATCCCATTCACGAACTAAGTCGTTACCTTGTTTTAGGTAGGGAATTACATAAGTGAATAAAGTTCGCATATCCAAGTAGTCACGCATCTCATTGTTATGTTCTACATTGTAGAAGTAACCTGAGTCAGACTTACTAAGAAGAAGATCCTTGAAACCACCGTTAGGGTTAGGGTTTGAGGCTAATCCCTGGTCGTACAAGTTCCAAGAGAAGTAATAGAACGGGTTCTCAGACATAACACCGTATGCTGCTAAAGATTTAATATCTTCGTTAGTGTAAGTACCACCGTTAGTTGCATCAAAATCTTCATTAGACAACTCTTGAACCAAATCTTGGTTACTGTTAAGTTGTGCAATAGAGAATTTAAACATCCTCTGGTCGATACCCACATACTTACCTAGTGTTAAGTCTTTAATCGTACCCTGTTTTGCGACATCCGCTGCATCTGAGTAGATATTACCTGCAAGTGGCAACCTTACACGGTAAGCTTGGCTACCATCGGTAGAACCCTCAGAGTCTTTTACCCCATATCCGTCTTTCCTATCGTCTGTATACCTAGTTGTGAAGTTAGCCCAGTTGTCTTTAAGACCCTTAGACCATCTAGTAGTATTAGAAGTATCCGTCTTAGTGTCTACACCCTCACGTGCTTGACCGTTAGAAACGAGATCCCCATACATAAACATTGAAACGTTTGCAATATCCGTATATGAACGATACAGATATGTAGAAGATGTATTACCAGTAAAGTGCTCAACTGAATTCTTACCACCAGTAACTACTTGAATCATTTGCTTAAAGTCATCCGAGTAGATGTTCTCTTCATTTTTAGACATAACCAAGTTTGCCATCTTCTTAGGAGCTTGCCACCTAAGTACAATGTTGTCGCCACCTTGATTTCCTGACTCTTTTGCATTCTCGTTATAAAGATTTAACAAGTAATTCTTATAAGTTGAATTAGATGAGTCAATAGAGTCAGCCAAGTCTGCGAAGTAAGATTGTTGCTGAACGATACCCCAATAGGCGAACTTGTCACCAAATACAAAGTTTGCAAACCTATTAGACAAGTTAACAGACTGTGTTACAACTATGATAGGGGTATATACAAGCACAGAAAATAAAACTAATCCAAGTATTGATTTCTGGAATGTTAAAATTCCTAGTAGTGTATAAGCCATCATAATTACAAAGATACCAATGATAAGGTAAATAATGATTGACTTATACCAGTTTAACATGGCGTTCGTCCAAGACATATCTTGAAGTTCTGGTGTAGTTACATACCCACTAAAACCAATATATTTAGTAGTACCTGGAAGTACACCAACACCTTCTGTACCAGCCATGTCATTGTGCCAACCGATAATGAAAGCCTTGATTTTATTGGTAATCCAAGTTACAAAATATTTAAACCCGTCTGTAGGGTGTAACAAGTAATACAACCAGTCACGAATTGCTTTAGTTACTGAGTCATCTTCATCTTCTTTTGAGAGGTTAATAGATTCACCTGTGATATCTGGCAAACCTTTATTTTTACCATTCCCTGACGCTGGGTAGTTAATACGATACCCCAAGTAGTCGCCACCTGCAAACTTACCGTTATCTGTTAACCCTGCAACAAGATAAGTAGTGTAGAGATATTTCCAAGTAGTTTTAGCAGTTCCTGAAGAATCTAATTTTGCATAACCTTGGTCTTTTGTTTCTTTGTAGGAGTTACCCCAAGTATTTCCTGAAACGTTAGCACTACCAAACGCACTTTCAAAGCCATCTCCTGCTTCGTTGATGATATCTGCTTTTTGGACTAGGTTATATTTACCACCTTCATCATCAGTTTTACCATAAGAGTCTTCAGATGAGTCACCAGTATCGCTTTTAGAACCATAAGAACCTGAGCTATCAAGTAAGGCAAGACCACCCATTACATTAACCTTGCCATCTGAATACCCCAGAGTTGGTAGCTTTGTACTGTCGTCCCTAAAGATATCATAAAGGGAATTATACTCGCCAGAGAATTTAGTTTTATCATTAAGATCTAGACCACGTTGTTTTAAGAAGTCCTTCTTAATTGCCTGACCGAGTTTATCTTGAGCTGAGCTGTTGTTACCAAAGGCACCTGCCAAGGTATCCCCCCAGTGCTGGGTATCAGTGACAGAAGAACCAATTACCAACCTAAGGTCAGTAACCTCACCCCTCTTCGACATAGGGAACGGGTCGCCATTTTGTGGTGATAGTTCATAGAACGTACCCCTCTTTTTATCTTCTTCTTTACTTACACTACCCAAAGAGTTGTTACCAATATGGGCTAACATCTGAGCATTTGCTACGTTAAGAGCATTACCTGCCTTACCGTAATCTTTACCATCCTTGTCGGTACGTTGCCAAGTAAACGGATTCATTGCACCTGGAAGAATTACATATTGGTGGTTTGCTCCCATCCAAATGATATCACCAAAGGCAGAAACCTTAAGGGGTGCACCATAGATGGAACCACTTTGTAAGTTCTTCTCTCCTACAGTCTCTAGCAACTTTTTAAAGCCTTCTGCAGTTACATCAATCTCTTTGTCCTTAAAGTCTAAGGCTGCGAAACCGTAACCTTTGTCAGTATCCACCATTTCCATAGCTTTAAGGAAAGCTACCATAGATGCTGTATTATCTTTAGCTTGAGTATCGAAACTAAATACGGGTTGGAAACCGTCAGAGTTCTCAAAACCTAGATAACCATAACGGTAATCACCCTCACCGTAGTCCTTACCACCATAAGATTCAAAACTTGGATCTTTCTTATGCTCATAAACATACCCACTAGCCATAAGGAGTAAGTCAGCATAAGTAAACTCTTTTCCTTTAATCTTAGAATCTTTAGGGGCGTCTACAGTTTTAGCATCAGACTGCTTACCTTTAAAGCGAAGAGTTAACTTTTGAGCTGATGCCCTAGTAATACCCTGCAAGTAGTTTGCAAAGGTTTTAGCAGTAGTTTCATCAAAACCTGCATAGTCTTTGAGAGCAGTCTGCATAGCTTCTTGAGCTGCCTTAGAAGTCTTATCACTACCACTACCGAGGTCAGTCATCCAAGGAGTATAGAAGTTACTGAGGAATACCCCCATAAAGCGGAGTTGCTCTGTATTCAAGCTCTTAACTAAAGCCGAATCTAAAGTCTTACCTTCTGCGAAGTTAATATAAGTAGAAACCCTACTATTAGCAGAGCCGTCAGAAGATGCACCCTTAGTGTCAGACTTTGCACCCTTTTCGTTACCTTCGCTATCTTTCTTGCTGTCTTTCTTACTGTCCTCTTTTTTGCTATCTGACTTATCTGAACCAGTATCCTCTTCGTCAGAGGTAACTACTGAACTATCATCATCCGCAAAAACAACACTATTAAGGCTAGGTACTATAGTACCACCTAACAGTATAAAGATTAACCCTAAACTTAATAACCTATTAACAAATTTTCTAAACATTTGCCAATCCTTTCCTACTACTCTGCAAAAGCATCCGAGAATACTTGCATGAACCTACTAATAATATCAAAGATAAACCCACTATTCAAATACCCCAAGGCTATGAATAATAGAGCAACAACCCATATACGCTTCATGAAGTAACTACCCATATACTTTCCTTTACCCATCATGTCTTGGTCTCTTGTTACAAAGTAAGCTTGAGATGAGACAAGCTTGGGTAACTTGCCGTTATGGTTGTTATCTATCATAGTTCTAACCATAGGAAGTACCATATAAGCTATATCTATTACAAATGAAATACCTGTACCAATAAAAACAGCTAAGGCTACAATACCTAAGATAGTTGTAACTGGTCCATTAAAGGGTTCCCACCACTCACGACCACTTGCAATATCGGCAGACACATCATCTTTTAGGTTTCTTAATATTTTAGCAGAACCGTTATCTTGGGAAGTTAAGAAATTGTAGATTTTATTCTTCCCTTTCGAATCTATCTTAGAATCGTTTACCATTTTAAGAGCAAACTTCATAAAGTCTTGTCGCTCCTCTAGGTACATATCCTGATAAACTGCGTTGTCAAAGTAGATGACCTTGCTCTTTCCATCGTAAGATAGAACTTCCCTACCTGAGTGAGCGTTACTCTCCTTAGCAACCTGCATGAATAATGACATCGCAGACTCATCACCTAAGTAGGAAGAAGATTTGATCTTTATAGTGTCAGAACTGAAACTAGTTTGGGTTTCTGCTCTAACATAAACTGTAGGAGTTACTACCCCTATACAAGAGAAAGCTAAGGAGCATATAACACCCCCTAGCACGATTAGTTTTCTTATTTTCATACCTAACCTCTAATCTGAAATACTTCTTCGAAGACCTTCAAGAACCAAGACGAGATATCGTAGATTTGACCACTAATTAAGTAAATCAATACAATAGCCGTAAAGATAAAAATTCCGACCCTCTTTCCAAAATATACACTAATGTACTCACGATAAGTACCCGATTGCAAACTAAGGTCAACTTCTTTTGCAGTCTCCCAAGCTTCTCCAGTAATTAGGTTAGGTTTACCATCCTTATTATCGAGTAATGTTCTAAAACCACCGATAGTTAAGTAAGCTAGGTCAAATACAATAGACGCTGAAAGAAATACAAAGATAACAATTGCCAAGAAACCAAATACAGTAGAAATACCCCCACTAAAAGGTCTGAACCAAGCGTACCCCTTAGATAGTTCCCAAGAAGTATCAGAGTTAAGAGCCTGAATGGCATCTGCAGTAGCGTTATCTTGGTCTGCAATAAAGTTAGTTACCTTGTTTTTCACCTTTGTAGGTAATTGTGACTCTTTGATAGTCTTTAAGGCAAGCTCCATAACTTTACGTTTATCTTCCTGAGCCATAGGCTTATAAATGGTGTTACTGAAAGAGAACATACCATCAGAAGAATAAACTACTAAGTACTTACCACCTACAGAAGAGTTAATAGTATTCATGATACTATTCATTAAAGCCCCAGTTGCTGGGTCATTAGAGATAAACCTAATAGCATCTGTCTTATGCCTTCTAGAATCTTCAACGTAAGCACGCTCAACCTTGTTGGTGTCTACCCCTTGGTTCTTACCACCGTTCCAGTTTGCAGAAGTCTTACCGCCCTTCTTCTTTTCCTTAGTTTTAGACTTAGCTTTAGATTTGCCACCTTCTCCATCAGAACCTGACTTACCTGAATCACTGGAGTTACCTGAAGTATCTGCACCGTTAAGAGCATCTACTTCAGCCTTACTAGTACGGTCCCACTCCTTATCAGCGAACTCTTTACCACCATCTCTACGGTTGAGAGCTCTAGAACGTTCATGTTCTGCAATTTTCTTTTGATTTGGGTTGGAGGAAATCTTCTTATCTAACTCTGCAATAGCCTTATCGTGTTTTTTAATACTGCTCTCAAGATCTTTTATAGCTCTATTTAATTTAGCTTCCTTGATTGGGTGAAGAATATCGTTATTCTTCTCCTTTTCTTTCTTTTTCTTATTTAAGGTTCTTTGAAGGTCTAAGCGTTCTTTCTTCAACTTAGAAGCCCTTGCCTTTTGTTGACCTAAGGTATCAGCGTTTACAACAATGTTAGTAGTACTTACCGTCATATAAGAATTATATGCAAAAGCACCGACACCCCCTACTACCCCCAAAGTTAGGAGAGTTAAGACAAGTATCAATCCTTTGCTAACTTTTTTCTTATTTTTGGGTTTTGAACTACTACCAAATATATCTAAATATTCTTCATTCTTACTCATAGTACTTCAACTCTCCACTCTAAATAAAAGAAGCTTGAGGCTACCCCCAAGCTTCGTTGACCGACCACTGGCTTAAAATCCGAGGAAACCTTGTACCAAGTCCATGATGTAACCTACTAGTGTATAGATTTGACCTTGTACCAAGTAAAGTAAGGCTAATCCTAATAAAATCAAAGCAATAGCACGACGTTTCAAGTAAATCCCTACTGCGTACTTGTAGCCACCTTGACTACCTTCGCTGCTTCCTTCTGACTCGATTACTGCTGATACCGCTTCGTGAGATACTAAGAACTTAGCTGCTCCATCACGTTTACCACCTTCACCTTCACCACCACCCATTAAAGCACGGTATGGGGGAAGAGTGATGTAAGCCAAGTCTGATACCATGATGATACCAAGGAAAGCTAGGATAAGGATTGCTCCCAAACCTAAAACTGTACCAACCAAACCACTGAATGGTTGATAGATAGCGTTACCCCTAACGAAGTCAGGTTTGGTATTCTTAAGAATTTCTGTTAAGAGCTTAGAACCCATACCCTTCTTAGTTTGAAGTTTTTGCAACAAACCTGTTACAGTAGAGTTAGTAACACCATTTTCACCAACCTGTTCGTTAGCGTGTTCTACCAACTCAGTTGTAAAACGTTGTTGTTCTGCCTTAGTTAAGTCCTGGAACTGAGCTTCGTTGACATCGTAGTTAGTACCACTAGAACCGTTGTTTTCTTTGTTAAATAACTGCTTACCATCTACAGAACCACCACCCTCAAGAGTGTATTCTTGCTCAGCCATCTTATTATAGATACCTGTTGTTAAGTTTGACTCTGCTTGTTCGGTAGTTACTGCACCAACAATAGTGCTTGAAAGACCACCAAGTGCCATGGCACTAAGTAAAACTATGCCGTATAAAGACTTTTTAGCTTTTCTCTTCATAACTTATAAAACTCCTTAGTTATTTTAAAATTTGAATATTAGTTGATATGGTAACATAGTATATATAATGTAGAAGAATAACAAGAAACTTACTACCCCCATCCCCCATCGCCACCAACTTTCCCAAGTTCCCCCTGTTGAGAAGAACTTACGATTTGGTACGAAGTGAATCTTTTCAGGGAATACCTTTCTCCCTATCAACTTATTTAACCCTACGAACGACAGACACCATACACCACTAGGGGTTAAACTATCTAGTATAAGGTGTGACAACAACCCTAATATAAGTCCTATAGAAATTAGTTTGATGATAATTCCTTGAGCAGTAAGTAACCCACCACTAGAGCTCATTACCCCTAACAACATCCAACAAGTTAAGAAAAAGGATAAGTCGGAGTGAGTTTGCCAAGACCTATGCTTGGCATCAAATACCCCTAAGACCCGATACAACGTACTTTTCTCGCTAACCCCCTGAGCCTTCATTCTTTTTCTTAGTTTGGTTGTTAAGTGTAATATCTTACAGAATGTTAAAGAGATTACATCCTTCATAGGAGCTGACTCCTCATGATGGTCTTGGTCTGGCAACAAAGAACCTACAATACTGAAAGGATAGATGATAGCTAACTGAACTAAGGGAGTAACCCCTTCTATCAAGTAACCCTGCTCCTTTAACATATAGTATCCGCCAAGTGCTGCTAGAACTCCACCCACTCGGTGAGACTTACCTTCCATAAGAAACTCCTATCTAAAGGGCAACTTTTCTATCTCATATTTCCAATATGGATTAAGTTTAACCCTAACGTTTTCCCTTAACGAACTAATTCGAGAAGAACTTTTAACACTAACCTTATACGAGTCTCTAGGGGAGAACTTAAGAATGCCATAAACAACCACAATATTTTTTGAAAGTAAATTGTTTTTAATAAGTTCAGCATACCTTGATAAAATATTTTCTACTACAATGTACTCCAAACTTAAACGTTTAGCTACTGCATAGTAATAATACCCCAAGGGAGTTGAATTCCTAGAACCGTCAACTGTGATTATTGCTAAATCTAAGTAATTTACAGAATTTCCGTTAGATACTTCCTCTACTACTAAATTATTGTACTCGTCAACGATTGACTTTACCAAAGTCTGAGAACTGCTAGTCCACCAAGAAGAGGACAAAATCAAATTTGATGAATATAAAACACTTGCCATTAAATTACCCCTTCCAAAGTTACCATTCTTGCTTCGAATAGTGTCTCAGAAATCTGTACTACATCAAACTGAGAAACTAATAGTTCATCCTCTAAAACTGCAACTGCAAAAGGTAATGAATCACTCATTACCTCGAATACTAGAATATCGTCGGGTGAGCTTAACTGGTCTTCACACAACTTAAGAATTGCGTTTCTAACCCTCACCCTTTGTAATTGATTTGTTGCAGCTGATTTACCTTTAGAGAAATACTTATCTTTTATGACTTCAAGAACTTCATTCATACATAAACCAACTTTCTAAAATTCTAACCGAAGTGGATATTAGACATCTTCTCAACAAGCATACTCAACAACTCTAATACCATACCACCCACGTTAATACCAAAGTCGGTGAATGCTGAAGTGAAAAGCAATACACTCGCTAAACCAAGGAAGAATAGGAATACAACCCTTTTCTGTAGATATACCCCGATAGCTACACGTCCACCACCCTGTTGTTTCTGAGGGCTTTGAGCTCCTGGCATTCCCATCATACCCATTGGCATTCCCATACCCATTCCTGGGGCATGACCAGTAGCTTGAGCAGAACCACCAAGCATAGATGCTACCTGAACGGCTTCATCAGATACCCACTGGCGACCACCAATAGAGCTATTACCCGACATATTCATGCCTGACATACCACCTGCACCATCTGTTCCTGCAGTGTATAAAAAGCTACGAACTGGTGGGAAAGCCATATAAAGAACATCTAACGCAGTTATAAGTCCAATACCCAAGAACGTTAAGATTACAAGGAGACTAATAGCATAACCAATGATGTCAGTTAACCATGACGAACTTTGCCTAGCCTTAGCCATGTCTTCCTTAGTTACAGGTTTAAAACCCTTTAAGGTGTCAGAAACATCGCTTCCTTGACGTTGCCCAGTACCTGTATTTACATCACCAGTAGTTCCACTATTTGTTTCAGCAGAATTAGTTGTATTTTCTTTAGTGGAATTACTATTATCACTACTATTACCAAAATTGTCAAGAGCATATACAATATTAGTATCGTTATTGACAAAATGACTAACCACTGGGGTGAAACCTACCCCTAATAGCATAGCCCCACAAACCAAAGATGTGTACAATCTTTTCTTCATAATCAACCTCTTATTTTATTACTTTCTGTACTTGGAAACTGTCCAAGTTGTCCAAGAGAGATACCCTCTCTACCTCAGAAGATAAAGCCAACTGTCCTTTAAGTTCTGCTTCTTCACGAGCAACTTCCTTATTATGGTTTCGTTGAGAAATCTCTTCTTTCTTAGAGATAGCTACCTTAGGAGCAACTTCCAGTTCCTCTTCAGCACTATATTTAGTAGCAATACCATCCTCTAAGTTCTGGCGATAAATGAAGTTAAGTAAGTTAGCTTCAATATCACCATTACCTAGAGTTAGTAACCTAGATAACAACAGAGATAACTGAGTTACATCAAATCTACCAAACAACTCAGAGAACTTACGAATTTCTTCCTTGTGCATACCCTCTACCTCAATACCATTAAGGATATAGATACCCCTAGTTGTGAAGTTCCTTAGAGAGATTAAGAAAGACTCAAAAGTCATGGTTGTTTTTATATTGTGTAAAACAGTCATATAACGCATATAATCTCGTTGAATATAAGCATTATAGAAGTTAAAAATGACAGAGTCTGTAACTAAGTCGAACTCTTTAGATACCTGTTCAGCCATACATTCGCCATTAGCGTCCACTACCTGTTGTAGATAGTTTAAAGATTCACGGATGATGTAATCGGCTCGAGTTGCAATCATACGAAGTGCTTCTTCTTCGAATTTGATTTCTTCTTGCTTACAGATAGAACCTAACAAGGTTAGAATATCTCGCTCACTAGCCTTCTTAATGTTTAGTACAAGCTGTGCCCTATTCCTAATAGTAGGCAATAACTTATCTGGGTCAGTTGTAGCTAGAATATAAACAACATGCTCTTCAGGTTCTTCAATAGGTTTTAGCAAGTAGTTCTGCAAAGCGTCAGATGCCTTATGCACTTCGTCAAAGTAATAATATTTATACTTTCCATAGTTTGGAGCATATACCCTATCTTCTAAGAGGTCAACAACATCACCCTTACCTGAGTTTTCGGCAACGTTAATTTCATTAACATCTGGCAAATTATCTAATACGCCAGTCTTAATGTATTCATCAAACTCTCTACAAGACTCACATACCCCACAAGCATCTTCACCCTTCTTACGACCAGTACACTCATACTCCTTCATCAAAATACGAGACAAGGTGGTCTTCCCACTACCAGTAAACCCTGTAATAAGAACTACCTGAGGGCGTCGACCCCTACTAATTACATTACGAACAGTATCCTTTACTTGCTGGTTACCAACGTATGTACCCAAAGAATTCGGACGATAGTACCTAGCAAACGTTCTCTCTTCTACCATTAAGTTCACACTCCTACCAAATTAACTAAAAATACTACTACAATTTAAGACAAAAGAAAAACAGGGGGCAAACTGCCCGACCTGTCCTCCAAGATTACAGAAACTATTAACCACGACGAGCATTGAATGCTGCTGCGAAGGCTGCTGCTTTCGCATTACGTGTAGTTTTGTAAGTATCTTCAAGTGCACCTGCAGATGCTGTTGAAGCCTTACGAGGTTTTTCTGCGATAGCTGGTTCAAAACGTTCAAACCCTTTAACAATCTTACGAGTAACGATTGGGAATTTTGGATTCTTAGGATTTGGTTTAGAATCAGAAGTAATAGCTGTACGCAATTCCAATTCTTTAAGAGATGGTCCACCTTTACCTGGTTTCAAGAAACCACGAGCTGGAAGAATTTCTGGGTTAGAGTTCAAATCTCCGCCTGCTTTAGGAATAGTGTAAGATGCGTTAACAGAAACTTTACCACCAGAGATAACACCATTCAATTTAGGATCCGCTGCCAAACCAAGTGCTTCTGCAACAGTAAGTTGAACTTCTTCACCTTTCTTAGCTACTTTGTATTCAACATTACCTTCGAAACGGAACATGTTGTCACGGTAGTAAGAGTTAATCTTAGTTTGTGGGTATTCAAGACCATCTTCAAGAGCTTTCAAGACATAACCAATGATTTTACCAGTAGAGATATCTTTTTCTTTACCAGTCTTAGGATCTTTGATAGTGTTGTTGTCTTTTACTGAATCATCAGTAATTGCGGCAACGTAAGCCCACTTGTCAGAGAGTGAACCAAGTTCTTCAGGATTGAAGTTTTCTACAACTTCTTCATGTTGTGGTGCTTGTGCATCTGTTGCAGGAGCTTTTACTTCTTCTGGTGCTTCAACTGGGGCTTGTTCTGCTCCCAATACTTTTGTGTCATTAAGTGCCATAAGGACACCTCCATTAAATTTTATTTTTAGGTGATCAATAAGGAAAACATCCCCTACCAACTTTCTGATATAAGTATAACATAAGTATTTTTAGATTGCAAGCGATTAACGAATAAAATATAAAAAATTTATAAATCCTTCAGAAATACTGCAACCACCTCCGAAACCAAAGGAAAAATACCTTCGAGCTAGAGGAATAAACTAATGTTAACTAAATAACACTAACAATAGTACAACTGGCTCAAAGGTATCTGCTATTTAAGATTCGTTCAAAAATTTTCTAAATCGTGTTAACAACTGCCAAAGCAACGGAGCCATCAGAGGATACCCCATATTCTACCGAGAGGAGGTCACCCACTTTCACAGTATTGTAATTTACACCTGAAGTAAAGTACTCAACTGTTACTGTTCCTAACTCTTTTGTTGGCAAAGTAAGTTCTAGAGCAAAGACTAAAGTATCACCTTTCTTGTAAACCTTTTTAGCACTAACAACGGCAGTAGATTTATCTTCTGACTTAATGCTAGGGTAATTTACCTGAGGAAGGTCCGAAGACCCTGATTCAGTCTTAGATTCCTTACCTTTTGTTTCGGAACTGCTACTAGAAGAACTAGATTTTTTACTAGAACTAGATTCCTTAGTAGAAGAACTACTCGAAGACGAAGAGTCTTCTACCTTCTTGGGCTTAGTAGCATAACCCTTCAAAGGATTATCCGAAGACTTAGCGACAGAAGATGAAGTTGCTGGTTTAGCAGATTCATCCCTCTTCGTAACACCTACGCCCCCTAGAGCATAAGCTACCACTAATCCAATAAACCCAAGGAAACAGACAAAACAAACTGCTTTCCATGGTTTCATAGGTTTCCCTGATTTCTCTGGTTTCATACTAAACAACCTCCTCAAGCAAATCTAAATCCTCTTTTTCAAAAGTATCTAGATTATATACATCCAAAACTACTTCCAAACCATACTCGCTACGATGTAGTACCCCAAACGAGTTCCCTTCTAGGTAATACCCATATCCTAACGCCGTAGGGTAAGTTCTTAATTGCTTAACTGTTTTGTTGTAAACAGGTTTAAGTAACTTCTTAAGACCAAGCTTACCACTATTCAATAGATATTTAATAATTGGAGATTTGACACCTAAAGCCTCTACAGTAGATTGACAAACACTCAAACTATTATACTCTAACTCTTTAACACGTTCAATGTCTGAGTTCTTTAGGGCGTCAACCAATGAAAACAAACTAACTGTGTCTGCTACTAAGACCAAGCTAGAATTAGAGATATAAGATACATATCCTGACGTAAAGATGTCAGGCATGAACTCGATAGAAAAACTATTTTCTACTAGTTGACTCTCTAGCAATGAGTTGACATACTCTAAATTACGAGCAAGAAGCAACTCCTTTAAAAGTCGAGAGAACACGCCATCTTGGAAATCCTGTAAGCTAGACAAAGAGTGAACACTCTTTACCGAAAACCTAAAAGCAAAACTGCTTGTTAAACTGTCTTCTCTAGATTTTCTTACAATAGTTACTAAAAAGCTACCCCCTTCAGACGATACAAGATACCCCAACTTAGGAGTTTTACCAAACTGAGATAAAGCCTTTCGTAACATCTCGTCCCTCTCTAAGAGAGACTTACGAAGTTCGCTTGCAGTATAGATAAGAGGTACTATCTTAGGTAGTTTAGCTACCTCCTCTTGATACAAAGCAACAGACTCTTCGAATTCTGCCTTTGTTAGTAAATCTAATTTAGTTTTTACCATTTTTCTTCACCTTTCCTAGTATAGTTTTTTCAAACCTTCCTAAAAAGTTCAACATATTTTGCGTACTTTCTAAGTTTTTATTTACTGGGGATTTAGCCTGCTTAGGTTTAGTTTGTGGAGGATTAGGGGCAACTTGTGTTTGTTGTGGAGACTCATCATAACCTTGAGTGCTAGAGGATTCAACAACATCCCGATAGGTACTATTTTCTGGGTTGTCGGGGTCATTTTCATAATCTTCATCTTCGTCACCATAGCTATAAGATACTAAATCCTGATAATTACCATTGTCGGGATTATCTGGGTCGTTTTCTTCGTCATACTCTTCGAAGTCCTCTGCAGACCCCTCGCCTACTAAATCCTGATAGTTACCATTATCTGGATTGTCGGGGTCGTTTTCTTCGTCGTATTCCTCAAAGTTATCTTCCACTAAATCTTGATAGTTGCCATTGTCAGGATTGTCTGGGTCGTTCTCAAAATCATCCTCTTGAAAGCTAGGAGTTGCTAAATCAACATAAGAACCATTATCTGGGTTATCAGGGTCGTTTTCTTCGTCGTACTCTTCGAAGTTCTCTACATACCCCTCAGACTCATTACCTACCAAGTCAACCACTACTCCACTTTCTGGATTGTTCGGATCGTCCTCTTCGTTATAATCTTCAGAGTCTCCTTCATCGAAATCCTCTAACTCAACACCATAAAGGTCAAAACCGTCAGAAGACACAGTCTCGCTAGTCGGCACTTCAACAGTACTTACTATATCCTCAACGTTTTCCTCTGGAAAATCAAAGTCTGTAGAAACAAATTCAGTAGGTTCAGATACTTCGTCTTTGTCTTCAACTTCTTCCGAGTCTTTTTCTTCCGATTCTCCTTTGTTTGAGACATCTTCGTCTGGAACTTCTTCTTCCAAATCTACCCCATAGACATCTAGACCATCCGAATTAGTACCAGTTAAACCTGAGTAATTAGAAACATCTTCTTTTTCCCTATCAGTGTTTTCTTCTTTCGTTTCAGAGCCATCATCTTCCTCCTCAACATCGAATGGGACACCATAAGAGTCAAATCCATCTAACGTAGTACCAACTATACTAGAATACTTACCAAAAGGTGAAACTATAGAAGCAACTTCCCTTTCTTCTGAGTTTGTTTGTTTTTCTTTTACGTCTTCTGTACTTTCTAAGTCTTCTACGTCCTCTACGCTCTCTTCCTCAGACTCTAAAGCCCTATAAGAATCAGTGGTCAAGACACGTTCCTGAAATTCTAAATAAAACTCAGAATACCAGTAAGACCTATAAGTTACAGACTCATCTAAGCCTGCAATACTATAACCCTCACCAACTCTTTGTAAAAATGAGTTAATCTCTAGGAATGAACCTAGAGATTCTGAAGTGTAAAATAAGTCCTCATAGCTTTCTAGTTTGAGAGGGTAATGAATACCAACCCTAGCTAGAGCGTTTATAATATTCTCTAAATATAATTGATACCCATCCATTTCCTACTCCTACTAATTATGCTAATTTAACGATTTGATAAATACGTGTTGTGTCGATATTACAGTAATAACCATCTACACCTTTCGGAGTTACTACCCCGAATAGGCGTCTACCTTGAACTAAGTTCTCATTTGAATTTGATTTTCTAGGTTTGTAGTTGCTTTCCGTAGCCACTAACTCTTCAAAAGTTGCTAAGTTATCCTTAGGTAACTCAGGTCCCCTACCAATAAAGCTATCAAACCCCAAGTATTCCATTACTTCATCGAAAGTAAGCTCACCCTGACCAAGGTATTTTTTAGCTTCCCTAATGCGTACCCCGATGGACTCGAGGTTCTTACGGTAATCTGCACCATAAACTTGAGATAAGACGTCTTCGTTGTTAGTTACATACATAGTAGAGAATGAACCATTCTTCTTAGTTGTAACTACCTTGAGAACACTATTATTAAGCAAGTCCCTAAGTTCTTCTGTAGAGATATCTGTAGGTAACTGCTCATAAGAACTACTAATCAACTTAACCAACTCTTGAGGGTTCTCAGATTGCATACCCTTTTCCCTAAACATTAACCAAGTATCTTGGAGTTGTTGGTCTGTCATATCTCGTAAGATTAAGTTAGCTGCTTCCAAAGATACAATAGCATCGCTTGGCATATCTTTTGGTGTAACGATATCATCTACAACTTCCAAGAACTTCTCTTGGGTAATGATATCTACGATACCACTAATATAATCGTTATATTTAGATTGCAACTCTTCAGAATAGTTACGTGCAAGTTCATTACTAAGCAAACTTGTAACAACTAAACGAATTGCTCCACCAAAATCACTTACTTCAACAAGAGAACCATTGTCTTTTACAAAACCAAGTTTCTCAAGCAAAAGCAAATCCACAGCCGTCATACCTACCGTATTAGATGTGGCACCAACTACTGGGAAATAAGCCTTGTGCCTAGCCAACTGTAGTAAAGATTTAGAAGATACATCAGAGGCAAACCCTTCAGAATCGGAGTACTTACGAAGTACAGTAGCGTTCATGGTGATATAACGTTCTTTGACTAAACCTGATACGATTTGTTGCGTATAAGCAATCCTACCCTTGGATAGTTGGTCTTTAATAATACCCACCAAGGCAGATACGCTCTCCAAAGGTACAAAAATGTATTCGTCAGCAACTAACTTAGTTCTAACAGTTAACTTAGTTAACTTAGCATTAAAAGTATTTTGAGAAGTATAATCAATATCAACCCTTGCTGCGTTTAGTACCCCTTCTACATTCCATTCATAAGTTTTACTATTGTTAAAATTGTAGCTAGGGGTAATAGCAGTAAATACTTTCTCGCAAGCAGTATAAAGAGCTACCTTTCCACTAGGCTTATGGTACCCAAACACTAGGCTCGTAAGAAGTACCCCTTGGAGTAACTGGATGTCATAAGCTACATCACCATATTTACCAGTCTTTGCCTCAGTCGACTCGAACTTTTCCTGTACTAAGTCTCGTAATCCCTTATGAGAATTAAGCAAGCTGGCTACAGTCGGTAAAGTAAGAACCTTCCCTACGCCAACCGTAGATACTATTTCTGATTGAATGATATCAACCATTCCACTAAAGGGAGAAGGAATACCCCACAAATCTTTATCTTTCATGCTAACTCCTTAGCTATTCTAAATCATCTAGGTCATCCAAGATACTTGCAGAATTAAAGCCACCTAGATTAACCTCACTCGCAAGACTAACCCTCTCTCCAGTGTAGCCACCGAACCACTGAGGATTAGATACCATAAATAAATATAAATTACGTTGGAATGTAGTAGATAGAACACGGTTCATTAAGTCAGCCCAATTCTCAAGTTGATAAGAATCAATCTGGAACTTGTGATGTCCTTCAGAATCAATCAAGCTAGATACATCGAAACCATCAGCAACAAGTGCATTAGCTACACGACCTACTTCATCCAATGTAAGCTTTGAAAGTTTAGAAGAAAAAGAGAAAACAACCCCATCCAAGTCTACCCTTGCAAACTCCATGTCGGGCTCTACCCCATACTGAATTTCGGCAATCCTAGTATAAGAAATAGCCCTGATACCTGAACCATCATAGATACTAGAGCCAACCTCTGGCACTCGGATATACCCCCTATCGATAACCTTAGAGCCAAGGAAGTCACCATCGTAAG